AGCTTATCGCCCTCAGCACAGAGCTTATCGCCCTCAGCGTAGAGCTTATCGCCCTCAGCGTAGAGCTTCATAGCTTTTTCGAGCCTATACATAAGCCCTCAAATAAGCCCCCTTATTTCTAAGGAGGCTTTGTTCAAGGCTTATTACTTATTTTGCCGAATAATATGATAAAATACCAAATTACTGCCCAAAGTACCTTTAGGGTATTGTTAGTATAAATACCCCATATAATTGTTCCAAATGGACAAAACAATGTAGACCATACAGGGTGTTGATCAAACCACCATGTTAGAAATTCCATTAGCGTAGCTCCGTAGTGTTAATAGGATAAATATTACCATTATCATCCATCCAAACAAGTTTATTTTTAGGGGCAAGTTTAACTCTTTTGACACTGATTTCAGTACCAATAACATAACGTGGTCGCGTACCGAGTATAATGCCTCTACGATTCTTTTGACCGGCCATTATTTCTCCCTTACAATATCCATAACTGTCTCATCTTCGTATCCATCTGGCGCTTCACCCCAAGGAATACTATTCGCACAATTGGCATCTACCGGGATTTGGGCCTCCGTGATACTGTCGGCCTCCATGATATTATTCATTTCTTCTGCAAGCCACGTATGAGCGTCAAATTCCGCATCTTCTTTAGACTCAGCCCAAAAATATGCCACTACCTCAACGCTAGCTCGATAAAGTTTATTCATATTTATTTTCCTTAAATTTAATTGATGCAGCTATTATAGAGTCATGCAACTTTGTTAAAAGTCTATTAAGTTCTTTATCCGTACCCCACGCGAAGATGCTCTTATCGTTTACAGCTTTTTCAAAAATCTCTTTAGTTTTTACAAAATCTTCTACAGTAAACTCTTTATTTTTTTCACATTCTGCCAAATACGTTCGAATATCATCTATTGCAGTCATATTATCGTCCTTCTATATTGGAATAAAATGGTACCCTCGGAAGGACTTGAACCTTCAACCTACTGGATATAAGCCAGTTGCTCTAACCATTGAGCTACGAGGGTGTAATCTAGTACACAGAAGACACGAATAACTCTCTTTCGAGATCGCTGTCATCTGCTTGCATATATTCAAGAATCAAAAGTCCACAATACAAAGCCTCAAGAGGCTTTAGTGTATTGACCTTTTCTCTGAAATCAGCACGATTACCATTACGCCAATCTGATAGCAACTCAATAGCTATACTTTCAATTTCATTACGATCCATCATAAAACGGTCCTTTTGCGTATTCCTTAATAAATGCTACTTGTTTCCCCGATTTACTACGAAGCACTCCTTCGATTGGGGTCTTATAGTAGCAAATTTTCATACCAAGAGCAATCAATTCAGCCAACGACCTTCCGAACCATTCAGTCAATTGGTTAATCGTTTCAAATCCACAAACATGCCGCATTCCAAAACTGTCGAAGTCTTCATAGGCTCCCTCTCCACGAGGGTTATCATACAATAGCTTATATTTCTTAGACTCCGTTAGTATACGGGAAGTATACGGACCTCTACCGTTTTTATCTTCAAGTCTATAGATTTTCATTATTTATCACCCTAATCTATTCTTCCATAAGCTTCAAATATATGTACTAGGACTTTAAAATATTTATTACGAGGAGAATGTCCACAACACACACAACGTATTATTTTTTCAGCTTGAGCTTTTTCCCAATCTACTTGAAAAGATTTACCATAAATAGTATCTAATGAATAACATGATTCAGTTGCATACCCTATATTTTCAAGACATCCTATATGCAAAACAGTATTATAGCTAGATCCATATTCATCTGATTCAATTCTAGCTATTAACCATTTACCTGATTTATAGTATATAGTATGTTTAATCGTCATTTATACTAGCGGCCGTAAGCTTCGAATAGATGAACAAGGGTTTTAAAATACCTACTACGAGGAGAGCGTTCACAATGCCAACAAGTTATGATTTTTGTAGTTTGCACTTTATGCCAATCCATTTGAAAAGATTTACCATAAATAGTATCAATGAAATTACACGATTCATTTGTATACATTGTATTTCTAGCTTTAAAGAAAGAATCACATCCTATATGCAAAACAGTATTATAGCTAGATCCATATTCATCTGATTCAATTCTAGCTATTAACCATTTACCTGATTTATAGTATATACTGTATTCAATCATTATATATCATTTGGGTGACGAAGACCAAGCCATACTGGAAATCTAGGCTTATCCTTCATACCCGTTTTCTGATACTTAAATTTAGCAAGTCTACCTAGAAATCTATCTCTACCTTTCCAGATTACAAATCTTTCCTTTTCAACAAATCCTGTACCGATCTTAAACTGACCAAATACAGGATGCTCTACAATAATAGCACCAAGAGTATTACCGTGTCGCATACCATCTTGTGCTTGGCTACGCTTAGTCCTGCCAAATGCATCTTTCTCTGCGTTATTATCGTTATGTAGGAGTTCCTCAAACCCAATAATAACAGCTTCATCATCCTCAAAACGCTTTAGCTTAAGTAGATATCCTTCATTCTCCGTACTGCGGCCCTGCTTGTAAGGGCCATAAGCAGAACGAATCATAACTCCCTCATAGCCTTGAGTAATATACTGTCCTTCAACGTAATTCAATTCCATTTCATTCTTAATTTCTTCAGGAACAACTAGTTTATGAGGAAAATTGGACAAATCAAGCTCTGCCAAATCTACCATTCGGCGTAGATAAGCTGTTTTTGGGTTATCCTTTATGTAATCAAATATATGATATACAAAATTAGGATTACCGTCTTCACTCATTACATTTGAAGTAATATCAGAAAAGCTAGAGTCTGCATTTTGCAGCATAAGCTCACCATCAAGAACAGAAGGAATACCTTTCAATTTATCTTGGATATGTCGATTAGGGATAGGAAGAAATTTCCTAGACAATAGTTTGCCATCTACAACCAAAGCTCGAATACCATCCAGCTTGGGAGTGACAAATACCGGGTACTTCAAAAGTTTAGGAGATTCGCACTTACCTGCCAGCATCGGCTTTTTAATCATGTTAATCCCAAAGGGCAAAGAAATGATTTTGAAACAACTTCCAACCTTCCTCAAATTCAGCCTTCAACAAGGCATTTTCTCTTTGAGGAGTAACCTTAAGGGTTTCCCATACAGATCCCGGTTCCGCAATAGTATTAGGATCGTCTTCGATAAACATGCCATCATGCTCAAGCCATAGTTCAATAGCTCTAATCATCTTATTCAACGTTGCTTCCCAGTCTTCCGGCGTAAAATCAGCAGGATAACCCATTCTGTTATAAGACTTGAAAGCCTTCAATCTAGGAAGAATAAGTCTAAGAATACTGTCATCAAGACTCCATAGTTCAGAGTCATCGAACCCTCTAGTTCTTCGCTGATACCAAAATTTAATTCGTTTAATCATTATTAAATTCCTTATACAATCTTTCGATAGGATAACCGATTCTAGCGAATTCCGGTTCTACAAATGGCGTATTATATTCTTTACACCATTTTTTGGTTTTATTATAAGTGTATCTTATCCTAAACAGTTTATAGCTATATCGTAAAGCTTTACGGAGAACCTTATCCTCCATAGGAAATAACTTGGCCGGTTTGCCCGGTTCACTTTTTTCTGATTTATCATATGCTCTATCTAAAATAGCTAGTTTATCCAATTGGTACCCCCTGAAGGAATCGAACCCTCATCCCATGGGTAGAAACCATGTGCTCTATCCGTTGAGCTAAGGGGGCTAAAAATTCCTAGACTTCACCGTTAAGGAACGTTCGAGGGTCGCCCTTGATACTATTAAACTGTCGAGTATGTGGCATAACCTGAGATATATACCATAGCGTCAATACAATAGCTGCTTCGGCGCTATTCCAACCGAAAAAATATCCTATACAAGTGATTAAACTAGCTATTTTCAATCCTAATCCTAGAACAGAATCAAATAGCCTAATTGCTAGCATAGTTGTACTCATTTTCTAACTCCTTCTTTCATTAAATATAATGCAGCACTTACATCTTTTGGAATATATTTTTTACATTCACAAATTGATGATGTTTTATCATACAATATAGAAATACAACCTCTATGAAATAAATAAGGATTATTAAGTAAACTTTTTAATTCTACTATCCAATAATCCCCTATTTTAACTTTAACTGTCATTCCAATATATGGTGCCAATTGTTGTTCTATCCATTTTTCAGAAAACATAAATCTATTTAACAATCTACTAAACACATTTACCTAGTATATGGACCTAAAAGAGTGATAATTACATCTAATTCTTTTGGTATAACAGTATTACAACTAAAACATAGCTTAGTAATAGATGAAGGATTGATACTATAAGCAGATTCACAAGCGCATGTATTATGATAAATAAGGGCTGTAGCGCCTAGAATCCTAATATCCCAATCTATATATTTAATTTCTCTAAACCATCTAAAATCTAGTACGGATATCATATTATTATTAGTTATATGGACCCAAAAGAACAATAACTACATCTAATTCTTTAGGTATAGCATCATTGCATCTAAAACATCGTTTAAAATAAGGCGAAGTATTAACACTATAAGTAGAATCGGTATTACATGGATTATGATAAATACAAGCTGCATAACCTACTACTCTAATAATCCATTCCATATACATAATTTGTCTAAACCACTTACCGTAATATGATACAGTTATGGTAGGGACGGTGGGACTCGAACCCACAAGCTCGTTATGAGCAACGGATTTTGAGTCCGTCGTGTCTGCCAATTCCACCACGTCCCCTCTCATTAAACTGGAGCCAGTAGGAGGACTTGAACCCCCAACCAAGTGCTTACAAGGCACCTGCTCTACCATTGGAGCTATACTGGCATAACCTTAAATATATGCAATCCGCCTGAATGGCTAGATTCCCAAATAGCCCCCCAAACGATATAATTTTCTTGTAGAGCATAGATTATAGATTCATTATCACACCATCCTCCAGTAACAAACTCGTAGATGGTATGTTGAAGTTGCTTTTTATTGTTTAGTGCGATATGATATTCTTCTTTAATTCTAATGAGTCCATATGTATTATTCCACATAGACATTGCGTATTTTATAGCTTCAATGGCATACATTGGTCCTTCAGCAGGCCAAAACATCAGTTTCTGTATTCCATCGTCAAACATAATATAGCCTTTCTTTTTTGAGTATAAATGGTGGGCCGTCTAGGAATCGAACCTAGAACCGACGGATTAAAAGTCCGCTGCTCTGCCAATTGAGCTAACGGCCCGTAAGTATTCAATCGAACCCACGGAATACCGTGGGTTCTGTTCAATACTTAAATAGCCTTAATCGCCATCACAAATCCAGTAAGGATATCAGATGCTTCTTCCTCTACACCGAGCAAAATATCCCGTTCTACCATACGATACTTATCGTCAATTTTATTCATACGAGCATTCGCAATATTAGCGTGATCATGAATCTTATTATACTCCTTAAACGAAGTACCATAAATATGAGGATAAAAACCACTATCCTTATTAAACGTAAGACCGTGCTTCTTAGCAAGCTTAGGCGCAATAGTTTGAATATCCTTATAGATCTCAGTAATGAGTGCCGCCAATCTCTTTTCCTCATCTTTACGCCAAAGTCTCTCTGCTTCTATGATAACCTTCTTAACGTTTTCTGCTTCCTCTTTCATAAACCTGAGCAAATTGCGCTTAGCAGACTGATTCATATTATTCTCCTAGCTCGATTACTTCAACCATAAATCCTGCCTCCTTGGCAGCATTTATCATATCCCTAGTACCTCTGGATTCTGGACTAGGAAATGCAAGTACCAGTTCAATATCAGGATTATCTTTAAGCATTTGTCTATTTCTAATAGGGCCTGCTGATTTGCCATATTTGCCCCATTCTGCAGGATATGGCAAATCTTTAATATCATTTTCCATAGCCCATGTTTTAGCTATAGAGTCCACACCCGCAGCGGCTCCATGAACAATAATCAAATTCTCTTTCGGTAGACTATTAAGCCTATCTTCCACCAAATGGACAAAACGACGTAGACATATCCTACTACCACTTACTAGAACTTTCACTTAACACCCATCATTTTTCTTAGATCGTTAATTGCACTAATCCGATAATGCTGCGAAAGTCTACGGCTCTTACCCCAAGACTCTGAAATTTCTCTGTCAATCATTGGCTTCTTACCGTTTAGTCCGAAATACTTGACTATTGTTTCTCTTTGCTTTGGTCGAAGCCGACGCATAGCCTTATGAAGTCTAGCGATATCTTCACTTCTATCTTCTTCAACTTCAGGTTCAGGAGCAGCCAATTTCTTTTCCAGCAACTCAGTAATGGGATTAGATCGCTTATATTGAGTAAATTTATTCTCTTTATTAAGCATATGTTCCATATGTTGCCAAATAATAGGTACAACATATGTAGACAATTTGTATTTACGAGAAATATCAAACCCTCTAATACCTTCATACAAGCCTATCAACCCTTCCTGAAACATATCTTCCCAAGGCATATCCGTGAACCCATTCTTTCGATACTTATGTAGTACCATTAGAACAAGTCTAGTATTATGTTTAACTAGATGCAAAACAATCTTATTTGCACCTTTATTTAGACCATAATGCTTACACAAAACCAAAGCATTAAACAACGCTGCCTGTTTATCCGCAGGCAACTTAGGAAGTATCATATTATTGACGTATTCAGGTAGCGTAATCATTACGACTCGCTTGAACTCAACTTCTTATGTACCTTCTTACTATTACGCTTTAGCTTTTCCGTAAGAGGCAACTTCTGGTACGCCTCATTACGGGCCTCAGCTTCAACTTTTCTCTGTGCCTTGCGCTTAGGAAAATTCATCTTCAACATACCTACACATTTCCTTAGTCCAAATAGGGTTAAGAATACATAAACTAGCATTCTAGCTTCATCCATACAAAAGTGCATCATGAAACCTTATCTGTAAAATTATCAATATCTTCCATAAAATTAGGAATAAACCCGAACAATCTAATTAATTCTTCTTCCCATAGTCTATCGACCTCACCCCATAGCTTATAACCTTTAATTCGAAGCTTATTACCCTGAATTTGGAGCTTTATGCTATTACTCCATAACTCCTCAATCTTACCCCAAAACTTAAGTCTATTTTCAGTATAGAGTTGATCACCCTCAGCTTGGAGCTTACGGCTTTCAGCTAAAAGTTTCTCACTCTCAGCATAAATATTCATAGATTCAGCATAAAGTTTTATAGCTTCTTCGAGCTCAGACATATTTACTTATGTCTCTCATAAAATAAGGAACAAACCCAAATAATCTAATTAATTCTTTGTTCCATAGTTTATACGCTTCAATACAGAGCTTATCACCTTCATCCCAAAGATAAAGTCCTTCATAGATAAGCTTATCGGACGGCCGCCAGTCCGAACCACCCTTAGCCCAAAGCCTATTGCCATCATTGTAGAGGTTTTCGCCCTTAGCCCGTAGCTTCTTGCCCTCAACGCAGAGCTTCATAGCTTCTTCAAGCTTAGACATAAGCCCTCAAATAAGCCCACCTAGAAGGTTATACACGAGCGGTCTACTTGTGGCTTCTAGGTGGGCTTGAATCAAGGCTTATTCCTCGGTTTCCTCAGCAGCCCTTCTAGTAAGAAACTTTCTAATACGCATAGCATTGCCCTTAGTGCGGCTTTCTACCGCAACCTTACGAACGTTTCGAATATTCTCTGACTCACTCTGGTAAGTGTTTTCAGCACACTTAGCATGACCCGAAGTTTCCCTACGAATCTCGAAGCCAACTGTCTGATAACGCTCACCTTCACTGTCCCAGCAATCATAAGTACGCTGCACGGATTCTACCACGACCTTTACTTGCCGCTCACCCGGAGCAGAAAAAGATCCACAAAATCCACATCGGTACATTGGTTATCTTTCCTCAGGGTTGTGAAGTTCTGTTACAATCCAATTTTCGTTCTTGTAATGTGTATTTGCGTGTGCGATGGCATTATCCCGACCTTCAAATGGACCTTCAATAAATGTACCATCTACAATATTACCAACTACCAATACGCACGGTTCTTCATTATCTACATAATAAACGTCTTTCATTTCGATGGTCATTATTCGTTCTCCCAAAATAGATAGATTGCGGCTGCCACCATTAGATGCTAATAAAGAAAAGGAACGAAAACCAAGCCAAAATAATAAACAATGCCCATTTCATATTTGCCTCGTTATCAAGGATAAAATCATGTATTCGATAACCCAGTCAATCATGAGGAAACAATACCAAAATGCCTAGATAGAACAGAAACATCAAAATTCCAAACAAACAAATAGCAGCGACCATGTCTATTCCTTCTATAAATGTAGGAGCCTAGGGCCTTTATATTCCCAAGGTGAAAAGCTCTCAAAGCAAGCATACCTTTGTCGGCTCCATAAATTGTCGCTCCATCGTACCTTAAACTGCTGCTACACGGCCCCGTACACCGCCGTATAGCTTGCCGAGCCTCCGTATAACGCTCAGCTTACCTCACCCATTAGTCTAGCTGTTGCTAAGTTTAGCGTCGTCCTATAAACGTCTATGCTAGTGACGATATAGGCTCTTTGGCGCTAACCTGCTCTTAGGTTCGGGACTCCTAAGACTACTGCGTTACCGTCGTAACCAGTATTAATAAACATACCAGCAAAGCTCATATGTTTATTGATACCGATGCTAACCCACCCCACCCTTCGTTGGCTAGCTCACCTTGCCTCAAGCAAGGCTCCCTTTGAAATTACAAAACGTTAGCCCAAATAATTGCGGCTGCCATGTCTGTACCAAATACAGACTTAGCAATCTCATCCGCAATGCTGTCAAGCTCAGAAACGTAAGGATCACCCTCAATAAGGATACCACTTAGAATAGGCATCCTAACATCCGCACCACCATGGAAGCGTGCCATACGCCACACATAATAAGCACGACTACCAATAACGCCATTATCTCGGCGCAACTTAGAAGGAAAGATAGCCCTAAACTTACCGTGTGCTCTACGTCCTCCCATGTTGTAGACAAGGCCCACAATAGCAACCTTGTTTACTTCAGGGAAGGTTCCTTTACCGTGACAGAAGGGACAAAGCTGGTCCTTCCAACCTGTACCCTTACCTTTGCATTTCGTACAGTCCATGTTTTACCTCGCGCTCTCTATGAGCGCACAACCGACACCTGCAAATCCCATGCCTGCGCGTCAATTGCGCGCAAGTGAACCCAAATGCGGGTCCGCGAACCGGCAAAAGGCCGCAAAATGCGGCCGAGTGCCGAAAATCGTCACCCCTTATCCGGGGGAATAAGGCTAGCAGTACGAGTGAGAGAAAGAGGAAACTCAATCTCAGCCTGCATAACCTTAATAATAATGTCTACTTTTTCAATATTCTTAAAAAGCTCCTCACGCATGTTAATAATCTTCTCTAGGGTAACATTCTCTTGCGTAGAAGAACAACAAGAACATCCAACAGACTGAATGTGCCAGCCTTGGTAATCACTCCATCCAATATTGTTGAATGGAGCAAAAATATACAGATTTTCTCTAGGGTCTCTCATATCTTTATCTTTTTCTGATTACAACGCAGTCCGTACCAGAATGCACGAGCTTTACTGCGCTTATAATACTCACCTTTACAGCTATACCTACAAAACCCTTGCTGATAAATGCTACTTGTATAGTGGGTTTTGGGCAATTTCCTATCACACCACAAACATCGCTGCTCTATCACGGCTTCCACCAATATTTCCAAACCTGCGGTTGCTGCATATTCCATGCATTTATGGCTCTTAGTAAATCGGCTATACAGTAAAATTGCTCAGTTTGTAGCTCGCCTTGAACATTGGTTGGTAGATGTAGCCAAACATATGTCAATCTAAGATTCATTTGATATCTTTATGATCCGAAATTGTAAAATTCCACCACAGCCAGCGATAAATAGGCGGATTATGAGCAAGAGTTAGCCTATAAGGTCTCCAATACCGCATAGCAACTCTAAAAGATTGTCCCCAAGAAGCTCTAACAAACTTCATTACGAAACCTCGTAATTATCCGCAGCATTCTGCATAGCGGACTCTATAGAGTCCCCTCCAAAAATATCACCATCATGGTCAGTAGGCTCCATGATATCTATATAATAAATATCAGGGTCTCCTTCCCCTCTAGTCATGAATTTACCGATCTCTACTATTTTTCCAGAATTTACAACTTTTTGGCAGAATTCTTCAAAAGACATTACATAATCCTCAGATAAGGGTCAAATTCGGGATTCTCACCACGAGAATCCTCAACATATCCACGAGGATTGCTACGCATATGCGTAGAACCGATCTCGATATCGCAAGTCTTGTGCGAGTGACCAAAAAGCCACAAGATAGGTTTATAGTAATAAATGATATCATCCAAATTACTAGCATAGGCAGAATTTAGCTTATTACCTCGATAATCTTTATGCACGCATTGATAACTAGGCAGATGGTGGCTAACTACTACAACCTTTTCGTTTTCTTTTACCCTACTCAAATGAGTAACTATATTCTCTCTATCTTGCGCGTGCAATATAGCAGAATGTTCTGGCCTAAATAGATTTTGACCATAACGTATAAAAGTATAGTCATTTAGTTGTCTATTTACATACATGGCAAACATTGGGTCACTCCGGTCATTGTCTGTCCAAAGTGTAGTGCCAATAAATCTAATATCTCCGATGATACATGTACCACCGTTCAGGTAATGCACATTGTCAGGCCACGAAAATTCATCCAAGTCTTTACGAACTTGGGTATAGTTTCCTTTGTAAAATTCGTGATTCCCCGCAACGTATACTATGCCCTTGAATCGACTTGCCATAGACCAAATCCATTCGGCACCCTGCAAGCCTATGCCGATATCTCCGGGTATCCTCGGAATCCGTAGGCAGAGAGGGAATCTCAAACCCTTGAAATTCAAGGTGAATATCGCTGATTAGGCGAATAGCCATTTAGTTAGTTCTCAAATGAGGATATACTTAAGTCCAGTTAGGGCATCAAGTATAACATCTTTCCAAAACTTCATTAGAGATTTACCTCTAATAATCAGTCCAGATAACCACGCTTACCAATTTCATAACAAGTAAACACCCACACACTCAAAACCCAAAACTGCCAATGTTCTAGTGCGTAGATTCCGCAGATACCAAGAATTAGTCCATTAACACCGCCGAAAATAAGAAATTTCATGTTTTGCTCCAAGTAAATTCACAATTAGCAGGAGCACCCTCAAACATTGGCTTGATTTGCGTTTCTGTATAACCCGCCAGACCGCAACCTATCCGAGTTACATAGAAATGCAAATCTGGATTCTCTTTGGCATACACAATAAATTCAGATATATATTCTTGAATTTCCTCTATTGGGAGGGTTCGTAGGTTGGCATCTTTTGTAGGAATCGCATAACTATTGCCAGTCCTACCTTTACCCACACCATATTGTGCGCTATGCAATTGTCTAGCCGTAAGCGCAGCACCTTTGCCATGCCTACCCGCTAGATTTGAACCAAATACAAAAATCGACATTATGTTATCCAAAATTGCTTAGGTTCTCAGGCCAGAGGCTTATGCCTATCGTTTGGCAACCTAAGCGGGTTATAAGTCCTCAAATAAGCCTAGCATTGGGTTGTACGCTTGGAAATCGCGTTTGCGACCGTAGCCCAATGCTAGGCTTGAATCAAGACTTACTCTAGCATGGAATTACACCGTCCGCAGGATACACACCCGTAACCTCCGACCAATAGCCTGCTTCCTTATGCCATTGCTCTACCGTTTGTGGGTCAGGTTCATCGCTGAATCTGCGAAAAGCCTCATCTTCGCTTTCAGCTTCTACTGAAAAAGCCTTCGTTACTTCTACAATAAACTTAGCCATTTTTACCTTTTTCTGTTCTTAGGTATTTTTGATAATCTTGATAATCTTGATAATCTTGGATGATCTTAGCTTCAATAAGGTAGTCTTTCTTGACTTCGTCCCAAGTTACCTCGGGGTCAAGGCATCCATATTCCTTATCGCGCTCAAAACAAGTCTTAGCAAGCGTTTCAAGATTCAAACGTGATTCTTTCGTGCTTCACGGGTTTCAAGCTCACGAGCTACGAAAGCCTCAGCCTCGATAAGGTAATCTTCCTTGACCTCATCCCAAGTTGCCTCGGGATTCGCAAGACATCCTTCCTCTTTGTCGGTACGGAAGAAATGCTTAGCCAGTAGTTCAATTACATCATTCATTACCTTATTCCTTATAATAGTCGCTAGCAGAGGGTGCTGACTCTACAGTTTCTCCAATAAACTCAATCACCGTTTCACCGTCCACACCCTCAAAGATCATCCAGTTAGCTGCACTCAGCTTGCTAGTCAGATACTTACAGAGTGGTGAAGCATTAGGAGAAAAAACAGGCTCATTCTCAGGACACGCCCTCATGTGAGCCTCGATAAGGGCATTATAAGTAGGATGCTGATAAACATATTCAGCTTCAGGCCCAAGGTCCATGATTACCTCCAAAAGTTATAGATATCCGGGTCGTAAGGGTCCTTGCACTCGAAAATCTTGCTGAGAACCGCGTTGATACCGTAGTATACGACACCAGCGGTGATATAGCCAGCAAAAAATACGGCAACAAAAATAATCATTCTTTTACTCCTGAGAGTCGAAGACCTTACCGTCTTCATCCCAAAGCTTTTTGCAATCGTCCATTTTATATCCTTTTAGCTTTGATTAGAGCACTACGAACACGCTCTATATCATTAGGTCTACCGATTTTCTTAGCTATAGTTTCAAGGCTATGTACGCCCTTGTCCCACAGCTTTATAATTCTCTGATCTGTATGGCTTACCATAAAGACCCCGCCGCGTTTATTCGTCCGCGAAAACGCCTCGAAAACCCGCGTTATCCCGCGTCACGATGCGCCAAATGCGCCAGAATCGACGATACCACTCGGATCGGTGTCCGCACCCTCGCGCGTCGGCGTTTGCGCTTCCTGCGCGATTCCTCGCGGTTGCTGCCGAGTAGTCTTAGCCTCACACTTCTCACAGCAACACCATTCCCAAGGCATATCTTGTGACTGAAGGTATCCAGCGATACAAAACATTATATACTTGCCGTTCCCTGATTCATGTGCAAGTCCAGAATCAGGCGATAGATTAGTCTATTCGGATGATATGGAGCCTTGAAAAACTCCTCATCCGTACCAAGAAAGATTTTGCTCAAAGCAGCAGCAACACCAGCACTCCTAGAGATGCCAGCGTCACAATGAACATAAAGCTCTTGGATAGCCAACACATTCCAGCGGATAAAAGCGTAAATTTCCCTCGCATGGAGCGTATCGGGCAGAATATAGGGCTCCCCATTCATGTCAACCCCACCTGCTTCCGTGGAGTCCATGTCATGAAAAGCTACACGCTTTATCCCGATATCGTAAGGCTTACGATGCTGAATATAGGCGATATCATCCCCCGGAGTGGTAATAGAAATCCAAGCATGATGCACCTTCGGAGGGGGAATAAACTTTTCTGCTTCTTTGCGCGAGAAAACCCTGATCTTTTCCATGTGTCTTAGTCCAAATCCGTTACAGGACGGATAGAGTTATTGTTTCGCATGATAGCGAGCACATTCGCCCGCTCTTTGCGCTTCACTTGCTCGCGATCAATACAAGGAATGCACCTACCGCATCCCTCATCGTGTCGTGGGTGGTAAAAAATACTACTCTCAGGGCACTTGACCCACCCAATTGCCGCATAATTATCTGACATTTCTACTTCCCTTACTCCAAGTTGCCCACGCTAATGCGCTAGGGAATAATACCCACATAAATATATGTATCAGGTAATTATTCCATAAAGCACAGAATAGGTCAAGCATTAGTCTTGAGGATACTGACAGGTCATGTGACCTTTGACCTCACCTTGCTCGCCGCAATCGGGGCAAAACACCCTTGCGCGTTTCTTGCCTGCACGCTGCGCGTTCTTGACGGATTGACTTTTGCGTGCCGAATACTTATCAAAAGTCTTGTTATTGCAGCAAGCACAGCCCGGCCTCAAAGCCTGCTTACCATGATAAGGTTTCATGCTAGCAATTTCCTCACGAATAGGGCAGCGTTATGGTGATACCAGCAATAGCCTTTTACGCTATCGTAATATGAAACTTTGCCGCACTTGCAGCAATAGCCATTGTTTTTTACGAATGCCTCAGCCTCATCTCTTGTGGAAAAGGATACAATATGTTCCCATTCCCCATTGGAGATAGGCTTGGCAATGTAAAACAATGTCTTGCTTTCACCATGCCAAACGATGATACGCATTACCGGATATCCTTTACGAAATACTTATAACCAAATAGCCTAATATAGACAGCCTTATCACTACCTATGATTAGCCTATCGGCTATCATTCTGACTATTCTCCGCCCCACAAACCAAATAGGCGGCATTACCAGTCCCAACCCTCACGCTGAGCCTTGCGCGCATAGCACGCAGAATTTTCCCTTTCCCAAGGGAACAGCCAATACGTTGACTTGTCTACCTCGCCTTGGGAATTGATTACCAAATCCCCACTTACCTTGCGCTTCATGGCTAGCGATAGGATAGAACCCTCCGATATCACGATATGATTCGTGGGGCTACCATATACCAGCCTGAATTTGGGTTTCCAAGGTTTGATGCACTTGCAAATGGGTGAAAGCAACCCACAAAGGATACAACGCATTGTTTAGATCCTTCTACCAAGAGGTAATCTCTGGTACAAACGTCCAAGCGTACAGTCTGGCGGCAGGATAAAAGTAGGCATAACCCTTCTGTCCTACCTTGAAACCATTGTTGGCGACATAATATCTATCATCACCAATGGTTATGGCTGCTTCATGCCCTGCCAAGCTCACTACTGTAGCAGGATGTCCCTCATGCCCATTGATATCCCTACGAATCGTATACTCTGACATTATTTCGTGCAACCTTTCCCGATAGGCTTGAAGTATTCCATGCGCTTCCAGATATTCGTGGAATACGCAGGAGTCTTAGCCATAGGTGCAGGCTTGACCCGCATGTATCGAAACGTTGCATTCTTGGGGAAACGCACAATACCCTGCGGCTCCCGCTTCCCATAAAGCTTAGCCACAGCTTCCCGCAGGCTTGCGTTCATACGCAAAGCCTGTATGATTTGCTCTTTGGTCATAGCCTACCTCCACCGCCGCAGACCTGCAAACGCCGTGCCTGCACATAAATGAGCGGCAAATGGACCCTACTTGACCCTCATTCCCCGGCAAAAGGCCGCATTTTGCGGCCGAGTGCCGAAAATCGTCACTTGCACCTAAAGCAAATATACGCTACCACGCTTACCATACTTACCTAGAGTGAGGGCTCAGTCTATAGTAGTCCGACTAAACTATCTAACCTTTGAAGCTAAAGAATCGACTTCCGCATAACGTACTCCACCCTTAGGCTTCAGCATACGTTACTCCGCCTATCTTTAGACTAGGGTAGCTAGTCTAACCCTCGCCTGTCTACCGTGCAGCTTATACTCTAGGTAAACCTTTTGTTTTTTTCCTATGTTTTATACTATTCGCTGCCCATACTCTGGACAGACGCCTAGTCTAAGGCTAACCCTAGCCTAACCTAAACCTACCGTAGCAGGCTTGGGTTAGACTAGGGTAGGTTGCAGTCCCTACCCTAGTCCCGTACCTCAGACCTCGCCGTTCAGGATGCGGAGCCGCGCGGCGGAGCCCCGGTCACCCTTCCACGAGAGAAGGTCGGCATTCTGGCGCAGAAAGGCCACGACCTCCGCCTTGTGCTCGTACAGATAGACGAGCGTCTCGGCGTGCAGGGTAAGGCCGAACTTGATCGAGCTTCCGGGAATACCCCGAAGCTGAACGTTCCGACCCGACCCATCGTCCTTGAGAGGCGTCACCTTGAAGGACGGCTTGCCGCCCATCGTGGCGATTCCTGCCTCGGCGAGGACGCGCTTCCTCTCCTCGGGCGAGAGGTTGGCCAAAGCCTGCGCGAGATTGACGTTTTCCATGACGTAGTTTCTCCGTTGTATGGATAGCTACGCTGGAGTGTTAGTCCTAGTCGATACTCTCTCCCGAGACTACGCTCTCAGCGTAGCCGACCTTGTTTGCTTCCACGCTCCACCGTGGGGCGTTTCGGCGAAACGACCCTAGTGCAGACCTCGTGCCAAGTGCAATTCGTGTGCAACTTCGACCCGCAAGTGCCCGAATTTGCTCGGGAATATCAGCAACCGGCAAGTTACAATGCCAGCGGAAAAAGTGACAAAATTCGTCACTTTGAGCCGCAAATTGTGTCACTTGCACATTAGTTGCACATTCCCCCGAGCGGTGATAATGATAATCAATATCAATTCCCTCGCCTTCCCTCATCTCGTAGGGGATTGCAAGAATCGTGCCCAAGTGGCGCATATAAGAAAGGAATGGAAATTGCTTGCAATGCAATAATCATGCCATGCCTAATGTCTAGGCATATTCGAGGATGCGCGAGGGGATTGCAAGAATCGTGCCGCCTAGAACATAGGCAAGAGCGTACGGCGTTGCAAAAAGCGTGCCAAGTGCATCTTTTGTGCAAGTTGCCGGTTGTTTTCTAGTGAAAACACCTAAAGCCGCGTCAATGTTAGATTCTTTAGTGTTATCAATGGGTTAGAAAGCTAGTTGCTTGTGTGTTGCACATGGGGGGTGGCCTTTTTTAGCTAAGGCCGCTCCTAAATATATCCGCTTTTCCCGTTGGGATTAAAATCCTGTGTAGTTATAGGTTTAAGTATATAGATATACTTAATGTAATATTATTCAATTAGGCTACATAGAAGGAATTAACGTATACAATCGTGCGTATAGGCGGGATTATGATCTACTTTGATTATAATAAGTTTTATATTCCATATAGTTAGTACTCATTGCGAGTATAGCAAGGACATCTTTTGGTATTTCCGCCTCACAATGATAACATTTTTCATTTTCAAACGATGCATTAGTATATTCAGTCATAAAAACTGTACACATATGAAACAGTGACATGTATAAAAAAGAACCATTTCCTGTGTATGCCCAGATGCGGTAATCACCCAAATCTATAACTTGGTATTTTATGCCTAATTCTATGTTCATACAGATGGTATTGGTGTTATTATTTTTATTGTCGAGATTATAGCATGTAAATCTTTCGGTATTGGAGTATTACATGCCCAACATTTTCCTTTCGTAGAAACCCATACTGTAGTCTCTACCGTTGGGTTTCTACAGTTGTGATGTACTACTGAAAGGGTGTTTATATTGTTTTCGTATACACATATAGTCCAGTCTTCAAAGTTTAACTTAATCTTTAATGAGAAATGTCCTGCATTTGTATTATGGACATACCATATTGTACTATCCGTATCATTAATATAATATACTGTATTATTCATTCCGGCCTCAGAGTGTGAATAATTGCAGAAACATCATTGGGGACAGGTGTAGAACAATATACACACTTATGAAATCTTTTGGCTGTATGGGTTGTGATGTTTCTTGGAAAAGTATTACAGTTATGTACAAGATTATAGGCACCGTAAAAGTCATCTGGCTCTTTTATCTGTATTATTTTCCAGTCACTGAGATCTATTATTACCTCGAATGTCATACTGTTGCTATAGTGTGGATAATTGCAAAAACATCATCAGGTACAGGGGTAGAACAATTCACACATTTACGAAATTTCTGGGCTGTATAGGTTGTTATATTAGCTGGAAAAAGATTACAGTTATGCGTTAGGATATAAATATATTTTATTCCATAAAGATGATCTGCGTCCGTTGCACTTATTATATCCCAGTCACCTAGACTTACTAGTGACTCGAATTTCATATCCATTGTTATATCTAGCCCCATATTATACCTATGTTAGCCTTAAAGTGTGAATAATTGCAAAAACATCATCGGGTACAGGTACAGAGCAATTTATACATTTACGAAATACCTTAGCGGTATAGGTTGTTATATTAGCTGGAAAAGATATACAATCATGTATAAGATGATAACTACTTTTTGTTAAAATATTATCTGTACCCTTTGTACTTATTATGTTTATTACTTTCCAGTTATCTAAATCTATTAATACTTGAGGTTCCATATTATACCCCCATAGTGCAAGCTATTGCTTCTACGTCTTTTGGTACCTCGGCGTTACATGCGGGACAATGATTTACATCTACTAATAGTTTAGTGAATAATATATCATTGGTAACTGATGTTTTTGTTGCTCTTTGTTTCCAACCAACATAATTAAAAGTACAGTTATGGTATATTCCTTTCATTATACCATCGGATATAATACTCCAATCATCAATGTTTATTCGTTTCGTTTCTGGATAATTCATATACTATGTATTATATAGAACCTAGAATCCAGCATTGGGGATATAAGTTCGTATACGCTCTGCCAGCTTAATTCTCCATTACCGCATCCGACTCGTGGGAGGCATACTTTTTTCCATCCCATTAAATCGGTTAGTTCGATTAGTTCTTCTACTGAATGTTTTATCAGCGCAAGGTCGCTCTTCGCTTTCCAACCGGGTAACCACTTAAGATTCCTTGTAGGTGTCTTTTGTAATGTTTCAGCCTCGGCCACGTATCGCGGTAATATCTTTTCGACCTCGTGACACTCAATTCGGGTTGGCTTGGTAGGGAAGCTGACCAAATGATAGGGCAATTCTTGTGATCCGAGATGAGGGATATTAATGTTATGTCTGTACGGATCGTCGTGGGTAACGAGATGCACGCCATTACCTAGATTATAAACCTTTCGACCCATTATATTAGGCAGATCAGGCCAGCGATCCGCTGCTTGGCGGGCAACGCCCGCTCCCATAATCAAGCTACCCATAGCGGTAACGTGCCCGTTTGTTGGAATACAAATAGCGTTGCAATCTGAGGTAAAAAGATCACCTTCGTTTTGATGCATACAATAACCCCCATTCGCCTATTTGTAAAATCATTTGCAATCTTCTCTAAATATGCTATAATTTTGAATGAAAGGAGCCTTTATGAAACGAGCGATAATCGCATTTAGTATTGTAGCATTTCTCCCGATTTTTGCATGGGCCGTCAATCTTCGTCCTGTACCTGTTGCTGGAGTATATAGCATCAAAGTACAGGCACCATCGGAAATTGACGTGGCGCAGGTTTGTCTGGATCGCGTCGATGCAGCCAATACCAAATTAGAGCGCTTAATCTGTCTCCCAGCAGGCCCTAATGAGGTTCTAACGTTTAGTGTAACGGTGCCGGTAACGCCCGGCGTAGATGCAACGTTACGTGCTGTTGCTATTGACCAATCCGGTAATGAGTCGGCATATTCGGCTGATACGGCTGTTCTAGACTTTACTGCACCAGCATCGCCTTCTTTTGTAGAATAACATAAAAGACTACTATAACATTAAGGCCGGGAGGGCTTTCCTTCCCGGCCTTTTCATTTAGGAGAACTGAAATGGAACCGGGGATATCGAACGAATAATAGGAGCAAAGCGTCGGCGGGACAAAAAAGCGGGTATTACAGGTAAGAAATATAGGATTAAACTGAACAAAAAGCCGGAGCGGCATAGCCGCAGTTGGTGGAATGTGCTATACTACTCTGGCGTAGTCGTATTTCTTTTATTGGGGGTTTTACTGTGGAAATTGATTTGGCTGATGCGAAACGTCTGGAGGAGATGGCAGAAGAAGAACATCTCCGACTAACAGACCCAGTAGCGTATATTGGTAGAGTTACGGAGCGAATGGATAAACACTATAGACCTACATTCTTTAAGCTCAATAAAGATGGAATGGGTGATCTTATTCCTGTAGGTAATTGGATAGTAGATCCTGAAGGTATTATTTTAGATATTGTACATTTATGTGATGGTGAATTTAGTTCTCCTACAGTAATGGTATCTGATAATCGTAAGTCTCATACTTTGTATAAAGATAACAAGAACAGTAAAAGAGAGAAGTGGTCTATAGTATGTGTAACCTGTGGGGCTAAGCCTACTGAAGATGTTAATGTAGTTATGGAATTGTTAAAAACTCGAAAAGAGAATATGAACTATGACAATGCACCCCAAAATCCAGCTTAGACCATCATGGGATCAATACTTTTTAGATATTGCTGATATCGTATCCTCCAGATCAAAAGATCCCAGAACAAAGGTCGGAGCAGTACTTGTGCGCGAACGACGTATAATCGGAACGGGATATAATGGATTTCCGAAATACGTTAATGAAAACATAGATGCACGTTGGGAGGTTCCCGAGAAGTACATATGGGTTGCGCATGCGGAACGGAACGCTATTGATATGTGCGCCCGAGACGGAGTAGCTACGAAGGGGGCTACGCTTTTTGTGACCCTTCCCCCCTGTAACGAGTGTGCAAAGAGTATTATACAGTGTGAGATAGATAAGGTAGTTATAGGTAATCCTGCTCCTGCTCATTGGCAGAATAATGTTAATATCGCGGAGTCAATGTTAAAAGAAGCAGCAATCATTATCGAACTTGCATTCTCGACAGATTTGTGATATAATGGAAGTACGGCTTCCGGACGCGCAGAACATACGCCGTTTATGGCTCAAGATTCGTCAGTATAGAAGAGGAGGAAATAGTTTGAGTTATCCATCAGCCTATGATTCTACTGAGGGCGAAAGCGATGGGGCAGGATTGCTTCCTCCTCTTGCTCCTACTCGTCCTAAAGGTTTGATGCGTTGGAATCCTCATGGAGAATACTGGGAATTTACCAGTCCCTTTGAGACTGTAGATAGTTGCGAGAGTACACCTGCTATTAGAGCTGCTTATCTTACTCGTAACTATAATGCTATCTTTGCTGCTTTCCAGCCCGGTGATATTGTTTGTACCGCAAATGATATCACTACTTGTGATATGTTTGTTCATATGAAGTTAGGTACTACTCAACGTATGTTACCTAATGGTGTCTATATTGTAGACTTAGGGACTGATGGTATTATTCTTCGTCCCTATACTGGGACTATTGATGATTACGTTGCACTACCTCATTCTGTAGAGCAGCTACCAACAGATATGGCTGTTTTCTTCAATAAGCGTAGTTCTTATGATGCTCTTGGTATGAGGCATAAACGTGGTGCTCTCGTATACGGTCCCCCGGGTAATGGTAAGACTTTTCGTATAATGAAATGCGCGATGGAGTTTGCTGCTCAACACGATTGCCTAGTCTTTACTCTAAGCAATTCTATTCGAACCATTGATTTTCTTCAGTACCTTACTCCTGTTATACATGGTAGGAATAACATTGTTATTATTGAAGAGATAACTGAAAGAGCACAGAACGACGTACAGGCAACGCTACGGTTCCTTGATGGTGATACAAGTTGGAATAATTCATATATTATCGCTACCACCAATTATCCTGAAAGACTTCCAGCTAATCTAATTGATAGACCGGGAAGATTTGATATCCTACTTGATGTAGGACACCCTGATATACAGTCTAGAAGAACTTATCTAGAGCATTTTCTTGGGCATGTCGATAATAAGACCTTACAGGAAACCACGAATTACAGTATTGCATACCTTCGAGAAATGATTATTAGAAGTAAATTAGATAATACTCCTTTTATTGATACTATCAAGATGATGAGGGACCGTAAAGAAAAAATCAAAAATAAGTTTGCTGCGGAAAATGGAGATATGTATGGAAGATATCAGTGAAGAGCAAAAGACCGATAGCTCCGGTCAAAGTAGAAAAGCCGAGGATATACTAGTAAGGTTAAAACAAAACGGAGAAATAATAGAGATTCCTCTTTTGATGTTATTGGCTGGTTTATTTGATGATATTGCGGATATTAAATTAAGACTCTCCCTCATAGAAGTGGAAACAACGAAGAAAAGCCCATTGATTAGAGTTTAACCCCCGCCGCACTCTCAGGGCCGCCCCCCATAGAACCCCTCCCTAACACGGAGGGGTTCTTTTTTTATATACTATTACTAGGAATGGCAAATAAGACTACAGATATCCCTAGCGTAAATGCAGAAAACGCTAAGGTACTAGCTGAGCTAGTTATTGAGCCCACGACCCCGGAAGCTCTCAGAATAAAGATTCTGAACAAACTTCTTGAGGCATCGGAGGGTTCATCGTTCTTTAGAACAATGTTTGATGAAAAGCTTAGTTTAGCCTCTTGTCCTGATTGTGGTCATGAAAATCATTGGCTAATACCAGAAGATGAACTAAACAAAATGGGATGGGTTACCCACGAAAAAGATTCACGAGTTCCACCATTTACTAGCCAAGAAACATGTAAATCTTGGGAAGAAGCTTGTGCCAAGAAAAAGGTTACCGTATAATGGCTAAACCTATACGCGAACTATATGAAGATATACAGAGAGTTAAGGAGGGTAAACTTTTTAAGTCTGCTGGACGGGCGGGTCGTTTACAGAGTAAAACTAATACCGGTACATTACGAGCTAGAAGCGCAGCTACGGCTGCATCTATGGATGTAAGACTCAGCAAGACCATATCGGGAGAGCAATCTCCGCCTGCAAAGATAGCTAGACTTCGACAAAAGGCTGCTCTTAAAGGTTTGGATATTCCTAAGGAAATAGTTGAGAAAAGACTATCTAGTCCTGCGAAACCAGTTGGAGCGGGTTCCGTTAGTTTTGGTAGATTGGCAAGATTAGCAAGGTTATTAGGTAAGGTAGGGAGTAAGACTAAAATTTTGGGAGTTGTACCTTTACCGTCTCAGCTTGAAGAGTATAAACAACACATGAAGCCTCTCTCTAAGAAAGAGCAAGAACGAAGTGCTAGAGGTATTTAATGCCTAAAAGTAAACTACCCAAAGGTGCTCAATCTCTTAGCGACATCGCTAAGATGAGAGGTAGGGGCGGGCAACTACTTAAACAATCCCGTAAATCAGAGTTCAGCGAACATCCTTCCGAAATGACCGACAGAGGTATGAAGGATTATCGTAGAGCCGTAGCAGGAAAAGAATTTACCTATAGGAAGGGTTTAAGGAGTGAGCTTTCTTCTGTTACTAGTAACCCTTTAAAGTACGAGAAACCTCCTGTGGTAGCTGGTCTAAAGGTCTCTGATATACATTCTGCTAGAATAGGCAGTCCTCCGATAAATATAAAAAAACCATATGATCTAATTTCTGCGTATAACCTAAGGACTATAGCCAAAGCAGCAGGTAAGATGAGTGCTATTGGTCAAATTATAACTCTTCCAGAGCAGGTAAAAGAGTATAAACAACACATGAAGCCTCTCTCTAAGAAAGAGCAGGAGAGATCGGCAAGAGGTATATAATGGATATTAATGAATTCAAAGCATGGTTGGATGGTTATATGGAGGCTGGTGGAAAGGACATAAATCGAGTAAGAGAGAAACTACTGGAAGTAGCACCAATATATCCATTGGGTCCTCAAGTAGTTCCTTCGCCTTGGGTAGTTCCTAATATAATTCCCTTAATTCCCTCTCCTTGGATAATACCTTCTATCACTATTCCCAATAGTTATCCATGGATTACTTGGCAGTCTGAGCAGATTAATATAACGAGCGGGACTATAATGGACGGGGTTAATAACATGAATGACTTAACAAAAGTTACTTCTTGTGCTATGGCGGATTAATGTCAGATCTAGAAACATTAGAACGTAGATTAGACGAACACAGTAGACAGGACTTTGAACAGTTTCAGACTATAAGAGAATCTTTAGAAAATATTAATAGTAAGTTAGATAACATTGCCGAGAAGACTATTAGAATAGAGACAATTCATGATACTGCAACAATCTCTGGTGGAGCAGCAGGCGCGATAGCTGGTTCCAGATGGTCAGCACTTATAGCTATAGTAATAGCAGGAGTATTTCAAGCATGTCAATGGGTAAGCGGTTATTCGCCGCAGTAATAGTTGTTTTCATTACTGGATGTGCGGCTGGATATGCAGATAATAATCATGCTTACGGGGTAGCCCTTGGAAATTCTGAGATATCCGCATGTAGGCAGGATGAAGTAGATGGATGTCCTAAGGTTGAGGGTGGCTCGATTAGTATAACGGCAGGGGGAGTGATTACTTCCATTGTTTCATTTTTAGCTGGATGGTTTATATGAGCAGACGAGATAAGTTAGAACAAGTTAGAAATGAACTAATAGAACAGTATATGGAAGATATTAGTACAGATAAAAAGAGTGACGCAGTCGAGCGAGCACTTGAAAGAGCTTTAGAGGATACAACTCCGGATAGGGCAGGATCGCCTTGGAGTAATAAGCCTAATACTAAGACTGAAAGTGAGTGGTTCGATGCCTAAAAGTAAACTACCCAAAGGTGCTCAGTCTCTAGGCGATATCGCTCGTATGCGCGGTAGGGGCGGACAAAGAATACGTCATATACGGAAAACTTATCTAGGTATTGCAGAATCTCCTAAAGGAAAAAGATATGAATCCAGAATGGGGAAATTTCGGGGGTATTCTCAAGAAGCTGCAGAACTAATGTATAAACAGCAATCTAAAGCATATCATAAACCTGATGTTTCTCCAAAAATAATAGAGGATATATCTTCTGCTAGACTTCGAGGATCAGAGGCTAAGTCACAATCCGGATATGGGGACCTGATAGGTTCTAGTAAATTTAAAGTTTTAGCCAAAGCAGCAGGTAAGATGAGTGCTATTGGTCAAATTATAACTCTTCCCTCTCAAATTAAAGAGTATAAACAACACATGAAGCCTCTCTCTAAGAAAGAGCAGGAGAGATCGGCAAGAGGTATATAATGGCTAATAAACCAAAGTTACCTAAAGGTACAATGAGATTAAGGTTACAGGTTCGCCATGAATTGACTCCTCGAAAAGAATATCCTAAAGCAAGAGGATTCAAAATCAAGCATGGTGATGAACCTAGCGCGGAAGAGATAAAAAGAACACGCCGGACTCAGACTTCTCAATTAGCCAAGTATCTTAGAGAAGGACCGATAAAGAAAAGTTGGACCGGTAAAGCAATATCGAATATTAAGATTGCTGGAAGACTGGCAGGTAAGCTAGGAGCTATAGGACAAATAGCTACTCTTCCTTCTCAGGTCGAAGAGTATAAAGAACGCATGAAGCCTCTTTCTAAGAAAGAACAAGAAAGATCAGCTAGGGGAATCTAATGGCTAATAAGCGGGAGCTTAGCAAAAACGAAGAAAAGTTCGTTGAGCTAATTGTTGCAGGACTAAAGTCAACTGACGCTTATTCCAAATCATTTCATGTTAAAGTAGAACCTCATACCGCTGAGTCTCAGAAAGCTAGAAACCTACCTCGACTACCACGAATAAAGAATGCGATTCAAGCCCTTCGCAAGCAAGAAATCAAACAGGCACAAGTTGAGGCATTAGCCGATACTGTTGATGCTGTCGCTCTAGAAGACTTACGACAATTTGCCTATGATCGCCTCATAGAGTTACGAGACGATAAATCTATATCAGCCGCAGCACGCTTTAATGCTATCAAGGCATTAGAGCGTCTTAACGATCCGTCAAAGGATGTTAACCTTATGTGGCGGTGGATTGATCTCATGTGGAGAGGCTATACCTCTCACTGTCCATGCTGCCATAGCACAAATCCCCTGTGGAAACTTAAGAATATTAAACTAGATAATTACCGAGCTAAGGAAGACATCGCTCCGGATGATAAATTTGAAGATGTTGTAGATCGACGCCTTTTCTTACTTAAAACTTTCGATAGACGTAAGACACCCCATAAAAGTCAACTTCCTATTATAGCTGCACCCGAACGGCATATCGTAGGCAGAGGAGCCGCCAGAGCAGGCAAGAGTCTTATACTTGCGTGGTTAGGAGCGCTTCATTATCTTATACCGGGAGTTCACGTTTGGATTTTGGGTAATACCTTCGAAGATACTAGATGGGAAGTAGAATACTTAGAAGGGTTCCTTAAGACTGCTTTCTTCCCTGTATATGAACACATGATTCATAAATATGAAGATAAGAAATCAGGGGAAATAGTATTCTTATCCCGATGGGGATCCGAGTTCCGTGTCAAGTCCAGTAAAGCTCAACACTCTATCACAGGCTGCGAATTAGAGGCAGCCCTAATAGCAGAGCCCGCATGGGTAAATCAAGAATTATTTGAAGAGATTCGAGCTAGAATGTCGTCTAGACTTGGACGTATCCTAGCGTTCGGGACGCCAAAAGGATATGGCGGATTTTTGAACAGAATGGTAAAGATGACCAGTAGATCGTTTACTGGGAAAAGGATAAATCCGGGAGATAAACTTATAGCTAACGGTTGCCCATGGGGTCAATCTATAGCTATATTAGATGTTAGTCTTCTAGATAATCCTGCTGGTGTTAAGTCAGAATTAGAAGCCGCTAAGCATGAGCTAACTGAATCCGAGTATGCAGCAGAGTTCCAAGGACTAGTAGCTACAGCCGAAGGTGCTAAGTTTCCTTGTATTCAAGCTCATCACCGCAGAAAGGTTAAACGGGAAGAGCTAGAACTATCTTCATGGATATTAGGTTGCGACCAAGGTGAACGTAACTTCGGTGCTTGTTTACAGGCATGGGACGGGCATACTGTTTACACCATGCGGGAATTCTTCGATAAAACAGATACTACTATTAAGGCTAATATGATTGGTCTTAATAGTCAAATTTCATCTATGATAAGATTGGCAGGTGGAAATTCTGATAATTGGAACTTGACTGCATTTGATGCAGATCCTCCCGTACATAACATTTTATTAGAATTGGAAGAAGAAAATAGAGGGTGGAAGACCGATATAACTTATCGACCTAAGAACAAGAAAGAACAGCTTTCTTGGAGAACAGAAACCTGTCTTTGGATAAATGAGATGGCAAAGTCTGGTAATTTGATCTTTGATGAATCCTGTGACATGCTTCACGAGCAGATTATGGAAGCATTGAGGGGGCCAGAAGACGATATTGAAACAGACAGGAAGAAAGGATGGATCATCCGGGACCAATATCGCGGGGATCACGTTGTCGATGCTTGGTTGCTAGGTTGTTACTTTATAATGACAGGAGCAGTAAAGACTCAACTATTACCTGAGGATAAGATCGAGTCCTTTGAGGAGCAACGCCGAGCTTGGGAGTTCGTGCGACTGAAAGATGAAACTGCGGAATTAACCGGATTCGGACCGGGATACAAGAAATCCGGTATGTGGGAAGACGAACAATTTACAAAGATCGTAGGGCATAAACCTAGAAAGACTACTAATCCTTGGTGGGGCCATTATCCTGACGAATAGTATTTACTATATCGTCCGTTAGTTTATCTAAATTTGGGTTCTGTGGAGTATTTGGGTTATATGACGTAGCCCTAAAATTAACACCGTCAGCTTTTAATCTATTATACTTCTTTAGTGCTTTTGGATGTGCCCACGATTGAAATACCTCTAGACCGTCATTAGGATTAGATGGTTTAGATACCTCAATCTCGTTCATCATATATTCCTCTACATTTTTCAAGTAGAGGCCGTCCACAAACTTTCTCATTCTCCTAGCTAATGATTCTAGAGTTATAACAATAGGATCAAGAGCGATCCAAGTTAATTTTCTGACTTTCATATAGAAGTTTCGATTAAAATACGGGTCTTTAAACCATACTATTCTGTTTTTATTTTTAGTAGAGGTGTCTACTTCGCCTACAACTTCAGGAAGATTATTGTTGTCGTGGGATCTCCACACCTCTCCTATTCGATTAATGATTCCCATTTATTCTCTCCCTATAATAACAGGATCAGGAGTTCCTCTCTGTGCACCTTTTCTAGGGCCAGAAGTAAGTCTTACTGTGTCTATATGCGAGTTTAAAGAGGCAGAGAGGAGGCGGATTAAGTCATCCCCATCGTTATGAGTAACGAATAATCCTTTCTCTTCCCCGATACGAGCTAGCGTATGATTTCCATCCTCTGAGAATCGGAATTCAAATTTACCCCATTGTAGACTCGGAGGTAAGACTTTACCTGAACAATAAGACATAGCTAAACTAATTAGCTTAGCTAAACTATGAGTTTCACTCGGAGCGACAACTAGCTTACTCTCTTCCCGTATAAAGATAATCTTATCTCTATCAACCTGAGACTTAAACGGACCTAGCTCTTGCACTGTCTATCCTTCCAACATCTATAGTAGGTAGTTGGTTTACCTTCTTCTATTCTGATACACCAACCATCTGCATCACCCATTATACCGGGTTCGTTAGATTCACGTATAATGTCTCTCATAACCTTCTCGTGAACTTCAATAAACATTTTATCGTATTCTTGTTCAGTCTTACATTCATCTAGCCATTCAGTCTTACCTTTATCTAGCCATTCAGCTTTATACTTAGGATAATTCTCTTCTAAAATTTTTCCTAAAGTAGTATTAGTCTTCATTTGCTGCAACCCATGCTGCATGGCGCTTCTGATCTTCTTCGCCCTGTTCGTTTAGCCACATCTGGCACTGGAGTTCAGTTTCAAATACTCTAGGAGGGTTAGTCCACGGAACAGTCTTCTTTGGATCAATGCGCTCGCGAGTAGGTTTGCGATCCTCAGGCTGTAGTTCCTTCTCATAGAACCGAATTCGCGCAGTAATAGAATTAATCTGCTCTTCTAATTTATGAAAGTTCAACTGTCTAAGCATCTCTCTAAGAGACTCTTCGCTATCATGAATACCCTGTTGAGCGCGTCTAGCCTTAATGTTATTTACAGACTCAACATACTGTGTACGTTTAGCCTTTAGGCATCTTTGAAGACAAGACAGAGCTTGAACCTCATAAGGAAGATCCATATCCCGCAGGAAGATACCCTTAGCATCCATCAGAAGCTGGACCTCTTCACTGCCCGGCTTACCTGCCCGGAAATCATCAGCCTGATTAATATCTAGATCTACGAAACCATCTCCCGGTACGGTGATATCAATACCTGCGTGCCAGTTGATAACTGCGTTAAACTTTGTACTATTGCATAGCCTATTCGTAATGTTCATTACTTACTTCCTATAGTCTTTCTGCCTCGGTGTCTTAGAACTGCCCCATTACGTATGAGAGCTGTTCTAACTGTACCGGGAGAGGTGTTGAATTGAGCAGCTAACTCTCTAAGAGTTAGACCACTATTATAGCCTGCTACAATATGAGGCTCGTTTATTGTTAGTCTTCTAGGTCTCGGCATTGTTCACTCCTTGATAGTCTTCCTATACATAGCATATCATGTTTATAGGAAATTGCAAGGACTAATCAAATATATTGAAATCTTTTTCCATCCCACTCTACAGGTAGGATTTGGAAGTTGGCTAAAGATATAGTTTCTATACGAGTTTGAGGAGCAGTGTATTGTTTAGATATATTGTAACTACCATGAACGAATAACTTAGGTCTAGTAGCAAAGGATACTTTATTGAGCCCTTCTGAATTAGACTTTATATTACCAAATTGAGCCCCGATAGGGCCTTGATGAGCTAGCACCAAATCCATTGGACCTTGAGAACAAGCTTTCTCGATCTCAGACCTAAGATACTTACCTTCAGTAAGTTTACAATCCATAGAATTATATACTGTAGGACTAAATACTTTGCCTACGCCTACTATAGTCATAGACTCTGAAGCGCCTCGTAATAGAGTAGAATATCCATTAACTAACCAATGTAGGTTGGGTAGAAGCATCATTTCTTGTCTAGCTTTTTTTAAGTTTAACCAAGCATGATCTTCATGCTTACCAGCTACGAATAGGGTAGGACGAATAAGAGGAGTACTATGCAGATAATATCGTTGAAAATCCCCGGCTCCACCGTGCTTTTTAACCGCTCTTCCGGCTCTCATAGGATCGGGCCAAATACCGAAATTCCCAGTATTCAACACCCATTCAGCCTTAACACCTATCTTTTTTTCGGTAGATAGGATAGCTTCTTGGAACTTATCCAGTTGTCCAAAGATTGGACCAGTAAGAAAGATTATCATACGTAGACTTACTGTCCTATGCCTTTAAACATTTTATCTAATTTTTTAAGGTCTTCTCGTAAATCCTCTGCGATCTTCTTAACCGCAGCTACCTGTAGTTCATACTTAGCAATGCGCTCTTCTACACTCTTGACTGTACTATCTACCTTCTTATCTAAAGTGTCGATATCCTTTTCCATAGCCAAAAAGCTATTATGTACGCGTTTCTGTAGTCGCTCAAAGATCTCTATAGTAGCTTCATTAGCTACGTTTCTAACTCCTTTAGAGAACGTATCACCAATTCGTTTTAGTTGATCTAGCTTATTCATAGAGACACTTCCATGAATAACACGGAAAAGATCACTAACTATATCATACATAATTTCATTAGCGGGTTTTTGGTTCATCGAATACCTCTCCTAATTGTTTGTCTGCGAATATTAAGTGATCTGCCATAGCTTTAGCTACTCGGGTACCTAAATCCCCTTGTGCAGCAGTTATAAACTCTCTAATTGCCTTCTTGCTTGTCGGGAACTGTCGTAATCGAGCAAGAGATTCTTTTACGGGGCAGGATTTACCTGACGGAAAATAGATAGCGCCTTTACGAAGAGGGCTTATACCTCCCTCAAGATCGGCAATGATCTGAGAAATAAACTCAAGAGCCAGAGTAACATCCGGTACTATATCCGGATTTACTACAGGTTCAGGTTTCTGTATTCCACGTTCTGCGTTTATATCAATAGGATCGAAATATTTACTCATATATTCCTCGGCAATTCAGGGTCTAGTGATACCTCCTCAATAGAATATTCAGTCCCAGTATAGTCTATTACCATATAATAGTCATAAGGGTTGATCCCTATATGGCGCAAACGACCTGCACGACCTGCACGACTCTTGAACAATTCGGACGCATACTTCTGAGCCCCTTCTTTCCACTCCTCGGCTCGTTTAAGATCTGTAAATGCCGCTACCACCCATTCAGATCTGTCGGAGTACTCTCCGGTACTTCCATGTACTATAAAAATACTACTCATAGAACTCTACCTCTAAATCATCATTGATTGCTTGCCAATAATAATCAAGCGTTGTACTAACCTTATTGTGTCCCAATACTTTTGCGACATCTCTAGGACTCCAGCCACTCTCAAGTGCTAGTGTCGCAAACGTGTGTCGGAGTCCGTGGAACGTTAATACAGGTATTTTAGCACATCTACACAGAGTCTGCAATGCCTCATTTGGTACCTTCCCTTTGAACAAAAAGTCACCCTCTTTGCCGGGTTTGATATAGTTACTGATTACTGTTTCTACTTCAAGAGTCATCTTAACCGTGCGTGGTTTACCCGTCTTAGTATTAACTATACTAAGTTTTCTGTTTAAAAGATTAATATCCTTTCCCCGTAACCCGAAGATCTCTCCCGGCCTCATGCCCGTATGTAGTCCGATAAGCATCAAATCATATAGGTATCTGTTTGTCTCTAGGGCTGTTTTTAGCGCAGTTCTTGCTTGATCCTTGGTCCATGCCTTAACCGGCTCCTGATTGTGGTTCTGAAGCGATCTGGTGAGGCGAGGAGCTTTTATGTCTATTCCTCTATTTATTCTAACCCATCGTTTAAATATAGCTGCTAGTAACCTTATAGTGCCCGGTTTAAGATCATTTCCTTCCCATGTTTTAACCATACCGATTAGAGCCGATTCATCCCACTGTTTAACACAGCATAGATACGGCTCGATATGATTTTTAAAAAGAGACCGCTGTGATCTTATTGTGGTTTTCCGACCGAAAAAGAGTTCTTCCGACATGTGAGGAAGTATAGCAAATATCTCGGCAGTTTTCAGGCCGGTTTTCACTTTAGTAATTACAAAATGGTATACTATTATTGAGGAGACTATATGTCTGAACCAATGATTCTAGTAGGCTTTGGTAAGCATGATTTAAAGGATCTTTGGGCAAATAGAAATACGCTTGAAGGTGAAGCATTACTATACGAAGCTATCACTGTAAAACATTGGCCTCCACGATATAGACGCCTTGCAATTTGCAATACAGAAGAGGTAACGGTATTCCAAGAATACCTAAGATGGATGCTTAATTCTATGTCTCAATCAGAGGAAAATTCAGAAGATGCTGACGACAATCGCTCCTAATTACACACGCCTTACGCTAGCAGCTAATAGAACTATAACATCTGCTAGTATTGTTGTTTTTGGCTGGTCTGTAACTAGTTCAAGTGCTACCCAACGTACAGTAACGTTTCAAGACAAAGATGGTAATGTTTATCAGGATGTTGTTATTGGACCCGGTAATGCGGGTGTTAGTTCATTCGAAAAAAGCAATATACCATTTCTTGCTGCAAACGGATTAACTGTAGCTATCAGCGCAGCCGATGCAGATGTTAAATTCACTGTATTCCATACTAATATCGCCGGCGCGAGTTAATATTGTCATGGACGGTCTTAGCCGAACCCACTATTACCTCGTCCACATGGTATGTGGATGCCGATCTTAGTGGGTCCCTTGCTCTTTGGTACGTCAGAAGCAGTGCTCATGACCAAGCCAAAGGCGAGTGGTATGTTGCGGCTATAGACTTAGATGACAGCGAGCCGTGGAGAGCTTGGATTTCAAACCCGGATTTGCCGAATACAACGTTCTTAAGGAAGAGTGAAGCCCCGGAAGACTTCCTAGTTAATCCTGAGGATGTAGGTACAACGCCTGAAAATACCCAAGCTGATTATGAGGACTGGACAATACTTCCTGACCCGGATTAAGTATGAGCGTAGATACACTAACATTCTACCATCCTTTGCCTGTATTCGGGGTAGCATTAAGCCGACAATGGGATGAATTCCGGCACGACTTCCGACAACTATCCACGCTAGTTCGAGCCGCCTATGCGGACATTTCAAACACCCCGGGGGATCATGATCTGTCCGGTTGGGCCTTAGGCGAACTCGACTTTCATAACCGCTTCAGAACATTCTACGATAAAGTTAATAGACAATTTAAAATTCAGATAAACACCGGCACTGTAGCCGTTCCTATCTGGACTGACGCTCTACAGATCCGTAGGAGCGACGGTCGTGTTATTGCAGCGGGTACTGGTGGATTCCAATCTTTACAGGGGTTCTATCAACTTGACCCACCGGATGTAACATTTAGGGAAACGGCTGGACCTGAATTTACCGGCAAGGACGTAATTGAATTCCTATCTAATGATTTCTACCTTACTGGAACTGCTCTAGGTAATCCTCAACTTGCACTAAATAATCCAAAAATGAAGCAAGTTGTTCATTTTGATGGGGTAGTAGAGTTTAATGTTTCCCATTCATTCCCTGATGATAACTTTACATATGCTGTATATGATGACGATAAAAAGTCAATTATTCCAGATGCAGTATTCGCGTATAGGACAGGGGTGGATTTCTACTTGCCTAGACAAGCTAGTGGAAGAGCAGTGCTTATATGGTAATGAATGATATACTATTACTAGGACTATACCTAAAGGAGAGGATATGAGTGACGAAAAAGATTACAGTAGAGAAGATCAGGCCGCAATAAGGTCAATAGAGAAACGACTAAATAGACAAGAGCAGCTTGCTACCGCGTCTGCGGAAATGGTTAAGAAGCTGGCTAAAGAGGCGTTTAGAGATAAAGCAACCAGAAACTCTATTGCACGGGATTGTATCGAGGGAATTCAGGGTAGAATAAGAACAAGTGATGACCCTCGTAGGTTTGTTGGCAAAGATGGAGCTAGAGTCCCATCTAGCATGATCGAGGAACCATTACCTACAGGTTATGATAAGTTCCCATGGCAGGATGATAGCGAGGACGAATAATGGCTTTATGGGGAAAGGACAAGGAGTTTATTTCTTTAATAACTGCTCAAATAGATCAGTTAAAGGAAGAGAATAAGTATCTTCGAAAACAAGTAGAAAATCTACAAGAGGCTTTGATTGCTAAAGAATCACCTCTAGCTTATAGAGATCTTAAAGCAGATCAAGCTTCTATTAATACTCCTGATAAGGATAGAAACGTAGATAGTAGACTTCTTAACGAATTTATAGCTGCTAGAGAGAAAGACCTATTTGTCGATGTAGATGAATTAATTTCAGCATTAGGACAATTAGGCGGTGTTCCGCAAGCAGCGCCTATCGGTGATGGAGAAGAAGGTTAATGGCTAAGAAACTACCTAAAGGTGCTCAATCTCTTAGTGATATCGCTAAAATGCGAGGTAGAGGAGGGCAAATACTTAGCAGAGAACGAGTTAGAAGTAATGTATTATTTTCGGGTAATCTCCCTGAAGAAACTAGAAAAGGTGTAAAAGCATGGGGGGTTAGTAAGACTGCTAAGAAAGTTGTTGGAGATCCTGAGGTTCTTAAAGCTATAACTAGGTCTGTATATCAAAGATCCCATATGGCAGAACAACTTGCTAGGAAAGCAAGTAAACTTGGAGCTATAGGACAAATAGCTACTCTACCATCTCAACTAGAAGAGTATAAAGAACGCATGAAGCCTCTTCATAAGAAAGAGCAAGAACGAAGTGCTAGAGGTATTTAATGGCTAATCAGCAGCTAAACGAGAAATTTAAACAGGGTCAGTTATACCTAGCTGATCATCTTAAATGGATGGATCCCGCAGCCGCAGCAGCTATTTCTAGTTATGCTAATGCTGTAGATATTAATCGCCAGAGTCGAATGTGGCGTAGATCTTTAGGTTGGGTAGAAAATATATTCTTCGGTGCAGGTAAGCACTATGTAGATGATATTCTCATATCTCGATTGTCTAGAGACGGTAATACAGGTGAAATATCTAGCTTACGCGATTCTGCACGTAATATGCCTAGACCAGTAAATGATTTACTTGGTCGGTATATTGAGACTAATGTTGCCCTTTTAACAGAAAATAGACCTCGTCCCCGTGTAACAGCTAAGAGTGATCGGCGCGACGATATGAAATCGGCAGAGCTTTCAGAGTTAACCATGGAGTATCTATGGGAAGCTCTAACTATGCCAGAAAAACATCGTGAACTAGCTCGAATGATACTTTATTGTGGAACGGCGTGGCTTGAGGTCTTTTATGACGAACTGGCTGTAAGACATCCAGTAGGGGGACAAACTGAAGAAGAAAGTTCCTTCGCTGTTCCTAGCGAAGAGGGGGAACCTGTAAATATAAATTTCAGTAGAACAGTAACCTCTCGAAGAGGTCAAAAGTCTAAGATTGAATTCGGAGAGGTTGTTGCTAATGTTATCTCTCCTTTTGAAATGCACTTACCTATGGTTCATTACTGGAACGGTGAAGATATGGGATGGGTGCTTAGGGAGTATTATACTCCTATTTCAGCTTTACAAGATAAGTATGGTTCTTCTGGAACTACAGGAGTTCTAACTAAAAAGAATGGTTGGAATATTGATGCTCTTAAGGAATTACGAGATGGAGTAGGAGGTAAAGGTAGTGTCTCTCCGCAGAATTTGCCCTTATGGTGGTATGAACGGCTTACTGATCTCGTTGAAGGTCCGGGGCCTTCTCTTTACGTTGGTACTCCTGAAACTTGGTCGGGCTATACTGTAGTTAGAGTATTCGATAGAAAGCCTTCTCCAATGTGGCCTAATGGTAGAACTATTATAGTAGCTGGAGATCAACTTCTATATGACTCACCTAAAGATAAAGGTGCTAGAGCTTTTGACCCCCGCTGGCCTAATCGTTGGCATCCTTATATAAGATATCATTGGGAATCAATGATCGGTAGTATATATGCTAGATCTCTAGTATCTAAATTGCTACCCAAGATTAAAAGAGTTAACAATATAGATACAACAGCAATAATGTATCGAAGAACAGTACCCATTGCATCATGGATTGTACCTAAAGGTACTGTTGTTGTTGAAGACTTCTTTACAGGTGGGCAGGGTGGGCAGATACTCGAATACGATCCTAGACGAACCAATAATCAGGCTCCCGAACCAATATTTCCTGCAGCTTTTCCTGATGCTATTCTCAATGAAAGAGCAACTCAGATCGCAGAAATGGAAGCAATTGCAGGTACAGAAGGAGTTCTTCGTGGAGAACGTCCTGAAGGCGTTAACTCTGCTACTATGTTAGAGGTACTACGAAAGCAAGCTTTGGCTTCTAGATCTGCTATTCTTCAGGCATGGGATGAATCCTTACAGGATACCGGAACTGCTCTACTTCAGGAAACTGTTAAGCACGTTAAGAAAGACAAACGTTATGCTGAGCGTATTCGTTTGCTTGCGCGCGAAAAGGGCATTAGCCGTATGACTATACAGGATTTTAGCGGCTCTGATCTACAAGATAACGTTATTGTTCGAGTAGATACTGCCAGTATGGCTCTTGTATCTAAGGAAGCTAGACAACAAAGAGTACTCGAAGTTCTACAATATCTACCTAATCTAATGAATGTACCGCTAGGACTTCAGCAAAATATGTTCGACGAACTACAGATTAAGGGAGATCTAAACCCCGCTGGACCTGATGTTGATAGAGCTAAGGCAATGATCGTCTGGATTAAGAACGGCACATTTGAAAGAGTTATACCGTTCCCAGAGGATAACCCCTATGTATTCCACGAATTGCTTGTAGCTGAAATGAAGGACGAGTCTTTCTATGATTGGCCCGAACAGTCACAGATGATGCTATTCGAGATGGTAGGACTATACCAGCAACAGATTGAGCTAATCGAGAAACAGCAACTAGACATGCAGAAGAAGATGATGCAAGAGGGTGGCGGTGGACAGCCAGCTTAGCATGGAAAAGGGAAGATAGATAATGAAATCTATAGGACATTCTTTTGGTATCCTAAAAGGTTATAAATCAGGAAATCCTGAAGAAGCTAAGCAATTTATTGGAAATATGCATCCTGCTGAAGTACGAGAACGAAGTAGGCAGGAGTCACAGAATAAGAATAAACTTAGAAAAAAAGCTTTAAGGGTAGGTACAATGCCTAGAAGATGGGATAAATAATGGCGATTAAAGATAAAGTAAAAAGTAAATCCAAGTCTAATGGTTCTCTAGCATCTAAGGCTAAGGCCCGCGCTAATGAACCTGTTACTGTCGGTGCAGAACAAACGGTAAAAGAAGCTGCAACAGGTAATTTATCGGCTCCTGCTCCATTACCTACACAGGTAAAAGAACCTCTTCCTGATTATCCTTATATAAAGTCGTATGCTATGATTCCCGCACTACGTAAGGGTGGTGGTCTACAAGGCGGCGGAGCCTCGTAAATGATCTTAATTACGGGTGAGGGCCGTTCTGGAACAACCTTAATGTGGGAGATATTTACTCTGTTAGGGTTTGATGGCGGAGGCCACATAGAATACTTAAGAGAAGTTAAAGTAAATAATACTACTAAATTTCCAGAGGTTATTAAGCATGGTGGTTTCTCAGAGAACTTGAAAAAATGGATAGATGAATATCACTGGAAAGTGGATTATTTATTCTATATGGCTAATGATATGGAAACATGTGTAGCTAAACGATTATATGGTAATAAAGAAGTAGCACAAACTTCCCCATGGTATAAAGCCCCTATTATTTCTCCTAAAACTCTTAATGTGAGTTCAGAAGAGTTTAATTCTTGGTCGCAAAAAGAACAAGAAAAAGCGGTCTCTAGTTTATACTACAGAAGATTAGGTCATGCAGCTTATAATGCTATTGAATGCGAAATACCGTTTACAGCAGTTCATTATCAACGATTCTGTAAAGATTTCCAATACGCTTGTTCTATAATCGAGCCACTATTAAAGCTTAATAAATTTACTATGGATCAATTTAAAAAAGTGCATAATGAACATATCGACCTCAAACAAGTAAGACCTTGGGCTAGACATGACTAACTATTCTACGTTAGGAGATAACCTTATGAGAAAGTACCCACAAGGCGTACCTGCCAAAGGTAGACCGGATTTATGGACTTTAGGTTTGCTTAAAAGTAATAAACGTTTACTCGATCTTAAAGGACGAGCAAAGCAAAGGATAAGATAATGCCACTAGGAGAATACTTTAAAGGAAAAGGACGTAAAGTCTTAGAATCTATGAAAAAGAAATACGGAGAAAAGAAGGGAAAATCCGTATTTTATGCCACAGCCAAAACAAAAAAAATGGAACCTAAGGATAAAAAGAAAGAAGACTAATGCGTTGTCGCATTCTATTCCTAGATGATGACCCAAATAGAGCAGCTATCGCATATCAACGATGGCCTAAGGATAAGTGCGATAATACTATTTGGTGCTCTACTGCTAGAGATGCTATATTTATATTGAAAGATTACGGTCAAGATATGGCTGAAGCTCATCTAGACCACGATCTAGGAGGCGAAACATACGTTAATAGCGAACGTGAAGATTGCGGTATGGAGGTTGTTCGCTGGTTAGAGTCACTATCTAACGAAGATATTAAAGTATTTGAATCAACATTATTCATATGTCATTCACACAATACTAGAGCAGGTAAGAATATGGCTAAGAGAATTAGAACTCTTGGCCTTAAATCTAAACAGGTACCGTTTGGGGAGAGTGAGGTTTTTTATGATTAAACTTAAGGCAGGGGTAGATATGTGCGGCATTAGGCCGGAACTATCACTAGCTCTAGTAATATGTGATCAGGTGTATGAGAATAAGGGTGTTTATGAAATGGTAATAACATCACTAAAGGATGGTACTCATAAACCCGGAAGTTGGCATTATTATGGTTGGGCAGCGGATATAAGATCAAAGAATGTCGGTACACTAGAGAATAAAAACATCATATTAGAAACTTTAAGATCTACCCTTGGAGCACAATGGGAGGTATTCTTAGAGAATACAGGTAAACCACAAGAGCATTTCCATTTGGAGCCCAGCCCTTTAATGAAAGCGAAGAAGTAATTTGATATACTATAACTAGGAGATAACTAGTGGCTGAAGATATCTATTCAAAAGTGCTAGGGCAAACTAAAGCCTATGCAGAACACAAGAAAAGAGTGACTGATCAATTGGCTAAAAAGACAGCCGAACGTGCTAGAGCTACAGCAGCCCAAGCAGTATCTCAAGTAGTAGCAGAAGCTCCTAAGGCTCCAGTAAAAGCCGCAGAAGAACCTATAGAATTGGCAGCTCATATGCGGGGGCGAGGTAGAACTCTTACTCCAAAACCTATTCATGAGTTAGGGATGGAAGTAGAGCGTAGAGCCGTTTCTGATATGGCGGCTCATGTACAGGGGCGGGGTAGAACGCTTACTCCGCAAACTGTTCATGAACGAGGTATAACTCTTCAGGAAAGAGCCGCAGTTAAACGCGAGAGTATGAAGGTTGCGGGTGAACAAGTTACACGCGCTACCAAGAGCGTTTCTAAAGTAATAAAGGCTTTACCGCTAGGAAAGTTTGCTAAGGCTGCTTCTTTAACAGTAAGACCCGGTGGAGTTGCCGGTAAGGTAGCTGCGGCAACAGTAAAAGCTATACCTCTTGTAGGTAGAACAGTAAAGCCAATGACTAGTTTTGTAGGTAAAAGGGTATTAGGCCCTGCCGCTATAGTCTCAGATGTAGCTACTACAGGATATGCTGGACATCGAGGGATTCAAGCATACAAAGAGTATTCAGCATTGAGAACAAGAGCCGAAAAGCTTAAAGTTCCAATGAAAAGACGAGGGTTTGGCGGCATAGCTATTGAAGCTATAACCAAACCAAATGCAGATATGGACCCCGAAGTAAAAGTTTGGAATCCTAAGACGAAAAAATGGGATTAAGGAGATATAAATGGCAGCAGCAATAGTTGAGTTTCAGCTATACCATCAGGTCAAGGTAACTAACCAGACCTTCGGTATTCATAAGGTTAAATTACTAACCTCATCGGATCACGTTGGCGTACCAGCATTGGCAAATGCTGCCAATCCGAATTTGTCTATTGGGCGTCTCGATGACGGTAATAATGGGACATTATCTACATTTTATGCGGCTAATAAGTTCCAAGTAGACCTTGAGGGTGGTACAGCAGGCGATAGCGTCTGGTTCGTTACTAGACACGTTGGTCGTCTAAACTATAGACCGGAGGTATAAGGATAAATCATGGCAGCACTAATCCCTACATTTCAGGAATTTGAGCACGTTAAAGTCGGAGGCAATAGCTTCGGAATTCATAAGGTAATTCTAGTTAGTGCAAGTGACACTCTAACCGTGCCAACTCTAGCACATGCAACTCCTGCTAACGCGGTAGTTGAACTAGATGACGGTAATAATGATACCGGAGTAGCAGTTTCTGCTTCGGGCGCTAACACCGTAACACTCATCGGCGGGACTGCTGGTGGAGTGGTTTGGTTTATGACTCGGCATAGAGGCCGAATCAATTACGTTCCAGAAGCATAATAACAAGGAGATATAATGGCAACTTTCATCCCTCTTAAACAACAGCAAATTGATGACAAGGCAGGTAATGTATTTTTCCTACATTGGCTAACCTTGGATAACAGTACTGAGACTGTTATCGCTACGCCTCCGGGTCTAGTAGATGCAGCCGTACTTTACGGTTCAACTGATCAGTCCAAGCCAACCGTAACCGTTTCACAGTCTAATAAGACTGTAACTCTTACAGTAGGTACTGGTACTAACGGAGAAATCTGCATCGTTACTAGACACGTTGGTTCCTCAGCAGCTTAATTATGCCTAAGGAAGCTCCCGTAATCGACCAGATTCGGGCACATAGGAAGTTCCTTCAAAGGAGCGATCTAGCGGCTGAATCTGAATTAGAGTATCCCCGCACTAGAAAAGCTAGTGCTATTCTATCTGCTAAAGAACCACCTACATTAGCCGGTGCTCTACGTAAAAAAGCTAGAGATCGCTATAGTAATTAAATATGGCTAATGAATACAGTGCCGAAGATGATGTTACTCAGTACCCCATAGGGGTATTGGGTAAGATTATGGGTCCAGAGCTTCTTAAAAAGAAGAAGCCACCTAAGGGTTCTCCGGTTCCAGATAGTCCTCTATCAGCTAAAGCCAAGGAAATTGGCTCCTTAGGAATGCCTGAACAAAGATTTGCTAATGTAGCAGATCCCGGTACTATGCCCGGTAACGCACCAACTTCGCTAGGATTAGCGGCTCAGGCAGGTAAAAAGTTAGGTAAAAAGCCAAGAGTATAGGAAGAGGATAAAAGATGCCACACAATAATATACCACCGCCTAGAGACTTAGAAGGTCTTAGAAAATGGCGGGCTGAGAGATACGCAGAGAAGAAGACTGAAGAATATGAACGACATATTGATCAGCTTGTTAATCGTCCTGTAACTCCTAGGAAAAGAGTGGCTCCTACCCTAAAGAAGAAAGCTGTAGAACCCGGACGATTCCCTTTAATTGGTTCTAGGGCTAAAGGTAAAAAAGGTCAGACTCAAGAAGGCGAAAAAGGTTACGTAGAATAAAGTCCTTCGCCGTTACGTACGCGCGGAGGCCCGAGGTCACCATGTCCCTCCCCCATGGTGACCTCATTTTTTTTATAAAGTTGCAAACCTTATAAATATATGATAATCTAAATATAGGAAGTAAACTTAATCTATCGCTTTATGCGTTGCCATAAACCTTCCTTGGCGTAAAGATAAGTTAGATTCGGCAAGATCTCCAATTGCCGTAAACTAGGAGATAACAATGGCGAGTAATACAGATGATCTAACAAAGGCTTTAGAGGCAGTAGCCGAAGAAGCTGAAGTAAAAGATGATCAATCAGAATCCGCCTCTGATGAAGGTAGTGACGAAAAGGAAGCTTCAGCGGAAGCATCCAAAGGCAAGGGCAAGTCTCAGGCAGTTCCCTATAGTCGTTTCAAAGAAGTAAACGAGAAATATAGTGATTCTGCTAAAGCAGTTGAAGAACTGAATCAGAAACTTGTTCAGCGCGACGAAGAGTTATCAAAGTTAGTCCATCTGCTCTCAGAGCGTGAAAGCGCTAATAAGACCGTAGAAAAGATTAACGAACTCTACACCACGAAACCAGAACTTCGAGAACTTATTGATACGCTGGATGCAGCGGTAAAAGGTCAAGAAGTCGCTATTTCAAAGGCTGAAGATAAGAAAACCGAGGCAGAAGCCAAGGGTGACTTTAAAGCAGTCAAAGAGATAGAAAAGGTTACCAAGCAACTTGAGGCCACGAAGAGTGAACTTGAGCAGAGCTTGGCCGAAACTCAGGCTGATCTAATCTTAGATAAGGCTGACCGGATACTGGAAGGGTACTTTGGTAATCTCCCAGAGCAGTATGGAGATGACGACAAGCGGGTCCTATCGGATCGCCTAGTTGACAAGATCAATTGGGATGAAATCGAGAAAGATCCTAGTAAGTTAGTTTCTGTACTCGCCAGAGACTTCAAGTCAACGGTTGAATGGTATGGCGCACCCCGAGGGGCTAGTAAAGCTGAAGTAAATGATGAAACAACTAAAGAGGCTACCAAAGAGCCTACGGTCGATGACCTTAGAAAAGCTAATTGGGGCAAGTTGAAGGTTGTAGAAGACGCAAAAGGTAGAAAAGTTCTCCCTGCTGTATCTGATGATGACTTCACTAAGGCCCTAGCTAGAGCTATAAGGCAAGACAATAAGCGATAAGGTTGCCTCCCTTTACTAGAGGATAACTTAAATGACTAATTTCCAGACATTGGGCGATATGCTTCTACGACGTTATGTCGTAGACTTCATCGCTCAGGCACAGCAGCTATCGACGCCGATTTATTCGATGCTGCGGGAAAACACGCGCTTCCAGCCTTCGGGTGATGGTGCGTACTTCCCAATCCGCATCGACGGTAATGAGGCCGGTGGCGGATGGCGCGGGACTGATGATAACGCGCTTCCTACTAGCTCAAATGAACGCATCAAGCAGCACAGAGTACGCCCAAAGAAGTACTACCATGTAGTAGAATTCTCGGGTCTCGCTGAGGCTGTATCCGCTCGTGGCGGCGAAGATGCATTCGCAGCCGGTATTACTGACGCACTTTCTGCGGCAGTAAAGCGTGCCGGTGCTAACTTCGAGGTTACGTTCCTTCGTGGTGATGGTACTGGCCGTCTAACTAACGTTAACGGCACTCAGGCCAGCGTAAGCACTCTTGACGTAGATGATGCTAGACCTTTCCGCGTAGGTCAGGTTGTTGTTTTCCTAAGCAACAGCACTGGTTTAAAGCAGGCTGGTCCAGTTACCGTAACATCTAGATCGGTTGCAAACGGTACCATTTCGGTATCGAGTGCAGTATCCGTAACGGATAATGACGGTATCTACATTTCCGGTGAGCAGAGCGAGTCTGCACCTCCGACCGAGGTAACGGCTCTTGGTCTACCAGCCATTGTAAACAATACTGGTACGATCTATAACCTCAGCCGAACAACTTACCCAATCCTTCAGTCGAAGGTTATTGCGGCAAGCTCAACGGCTTTGGATGAGTCGCTCCTTAGACGGCTCCGCAAGCAGCTATTGACTGAAACCGATGTTGGTTCAATGGACGGGTTCGCCCTCATTTCCAACTGGGATCAGTTTGATCGCTACACGGAAATCGCTCTTCCATTCAGACGCTTCAATGATATGAAGCTAGAACTTGGTGCCGAGCAGTCGGTAACTACGTTTGAGGGTCGCCCTTGGTACATTTCTTGGGCTGCTCTACCTGATGAGGTCTTCATGATCCGAATGGACGCAATCGAGCGCGGCGTCGTAAGGCCCCTTTCGATTGATGAGCGCGTAAACATGGCATGGGTACCCGGTACTGACTCATTCACCGTACTCCTCAAGATGTACGCTGAGAACGTAGCCAGAATCGTTAACCAGACGGCTAAGATTACGGGCCTAACGACTCCTACGTACTAATAGTTAGCTAAGCTTTAATTAGCAAAGAAGGCTAGGATTTCGGTCCTAGCCTTCTTTTTTTGGTATACTATAAATGAAAGGAGAAATAGTATGTTCTATTTAACTTTAATTAAGGTAATAACAGTATTCGTATTTCTAGCTCAGTTTCCCGGTAATATGGGGTGCCGAGGTCAGTAATACTTAGGAGACAATATGTCTAGATTCTTAGAAGGGGTTAGCGAACAGGTTAACGTCGGTAGTGCCGAAGAAATATATCATGCAGATTTGACTACTAATAGAATTATTCTTGATGATAATGAAATAGCTACTGTATTTGGTATGGAATTCGCTAATAGTTCTGGATCAGCCGCTGAAGTAACGGTAACAGACGGTGTTGGTAGTGTAAAGTTTACTGCTACCATGCCTCCCCGACAGAGCGTTCCTTGGCCGGTAAAATTCTTAGCAGAAGATGGTCTTATTGTAGAGGGACTTACCGGCGGGCAAGCTGATGATGTTTTCGTATCTGTTTTTTATACTGCCGGAATTGTTTAGATACCACGATGAAAATTTGTGCGAAATGTAATACAGAGAAACCTCTATCTTCGTTTGTGAGAAACAAAAATGGGAAGAATGGATTACATTGTTATTGCAAATATTGCATGAATCTATTATCGAAGACATGGCGTGATAAAAATAAAGAATATCAAAGGAACTATAATTATACTTTATTGTATGGTATTACCTTAGAAGAGTATAATAGAATGTATAGTTTACAGAATGGTTCCTGTGGTATTTGTTTTAACAAGACAAAGAAATTGTACGTGGATCACTGTCATAGTACCGGAAAAGTTAGAAAACTTTTATGTAATAGGTGTAATGTCGCTGTGGGTTTCATGGAAGATAAAAATATAGTTAAAGCTATAAATGATTATTTAGAGGAGACTTTATGTTAGAATATGGCGCATTGTCACTTTTTGTAGTTTATGCTGTGGCTGTAAATGTACAACTTTTTCTATTAAAAAGATCAATTAACTCTCTATCTCAGCCGGTGGTATCAACCCCACCTAAGCAGAAAGTATTAGTTAGTTCAAAGCGGGTCCTTAATTACTAGGAGGACAGATGAATTATCGGGCAAGTATATTAACCCGAGTTGAGTTAGACCAAGATAGAACCATTGGTAATGGGAAAACTATAACTATCTTTGGTATTACTATAGCCAATGCTGAAGATGTTCCCGCTCTTGTAGATATACAAGATGCTGCTGGAACCAACAAACTTACTATTGTGGTACCTTGTAAAGAGACTCATAGCATCCCCTATGAGTGGATCGCTGATGGTGGTCTTCAAATCGACGGAATAGGGTCTGCAAACGTTATAGTTACAGTGGCTCATAGTCAGGCAGGATCATAATGTCTGAGCTTCTCACATCCTGTCCTTCGACCGGAGGTGGAGGGTTCTACGGACTTCTGGTTAAAGAATCCGAATCTGGAGGTTTCTCCCAATCTTCAGATGAGATAGTATTTGATTCGTCCTATTTCTATGTTTCCTCTTCTGGTAATAGTAAACCTCTCGTATCTCTAATAGATGGAGCATTAGATTCTAGATATGTAAATATAGATGGAGATACAATGACCGGCAACCTACTCCTTCCAGACGGAAGTATTTCAGCTCCCGCTCTGGCCTTCTCGGGGGATACCGGGATGGGGATTCGGAGGAGTGGCGGCGGATTTATATTTACGAATGATGGTGTGGATATCTTAACCATATCTGGATCTCCCACGTTTCTTGCATCCGTCAACAATTTCAATGTTGGCGGGACTCTAACTGCCGGGGGGGTAATAACCGCTAATGGAGGCATCATTACTGGTGCCGGAGACACTATTACATTAGGATTAGGATCCCAGATATTGGGAGACTCTCCGGCTGTCGGTAATATTAATCCTACTTACGCCTTTGTTGACGATACCACTAGCGGAGTGTATTTAGATGAAGACCACGATGGAATAGGAATAGCTATCAGATCTGAGACAGAACTGGTAGTCAAAAGAGATGCTGTGTTAGTTAGGGGAGGATTTTATGCTGTTACCGTAGAAGTTCCTTCTAATGGTAGAATATACACGGGTGATGGTTCGGCAACTTTACCCAGTTATGCCTTTGCTTCTGACCCAACTTCAGGATTATGGAAAATAGGAAATAGTTTATTCTTTGGTACTCAAGGTGGAACTAATTTCGCATCTGTAGGTACTACAGGATTAACAGGTAGTGCCCTACAAGTAAGTGGTGCTTCTGGGGCCTCGGCAATAGTAGGCGGGTTAACTCTATCTACCGTCGGTGGTGGAAATTTAGTAATAGGAAGCTTTCTAGATTCTGATAGCCGTGTACAGATCAATGATGGTACGGCTGCATCACCCGGTATTCAATTTAGAAATGATACCGATAATGGTATGTTCCGAATTGGAACTAATAAATTAGGGTTCTCTGCCGGTGGGGCTAAACAGGTTACTGTAACTAGACAAGCAGTAACCGTAGCAGGAGGGTTTTATTCTGCGACATTTGGAGAACCTCTATATGAACTAACGGTTCAGGAGACTAATGGTGGAGACTCTTACGATGGTTTAGACTCTATAGAGTTTGAAGGTGCATTCTTTTATGTAACACCAAGTTCTTCATCTAAGAGAGCTATAGTAAATTTCATACCTCCAGTAGTTAGAAAAGTCAATCCAGTTAGTGTTGCTAGCACAGCTACTAATATAGAGGTATTTAGACATACACTACCTGCTAATTTTCTTGAGTCCACAGGTGCCGTACGTACAAGGTTACTATGTAATTATCTCAATAATAGCGGTTCTAATAGAAATCTTACTGTAAGAATAACATTTGGATCAACAGTAATATTTGAAGACTTACTTGCAATTACAACTGGAGCAGCTACTAGAGCATTAATATTAGAGTTTACATTAGGCAATAGAGGAATCTCAAACTCACAAATACTTGGTGGAACGATGTTATTATCTGGGGTAACTGCTCCGACAACTGGTATAGGTGGATTTGCCATAGGTGCTGGTGGTGCATTTACTGGAACCGCCAGTGAGGATACTACTCTATCTAAAGATATAATAATAGGTATAAGTAATAGTAGTACTGGTACTTTGTTTACTCTATTACACTCTACTGTAGAGAGGATTTAATATGCCTTTTTCTATAAGAATAAATGCTACGTTTGATAATGGATTTAATCCAGATACAAAGGCATGGACAATAAGTATCTCTAGTATAAGAGAAATATTAGATAATGGTAATATAGTCGGTATTGTCAATCTAGCTAAAGCTACAGATAGTTTATCATTTAATGAACTATTAAATGTACTTCAATCAGAATTGATGGAATTTTCTAATAGATTAGAAAAAATTCCTGTCGATTTAAGTCGAACATCTTCATTGTCTTCCAAGTAAAATTTGCTATAATATCAACAGTTTATTCCGTAGTAGCTCAATGGCGGAGCAGTGCTCTGTTAAAGCACGGGTTGTTGGTTCAAGTCCAGCCTACGGAGCCATTTAGAAAGGGAGAAAATGGATATTCTAGTAACAGGGGCAGCCGGACTAGTAGGTTTTAACGCTTGTAAGTATTTCCAGCAGCAAGGTCATAACGTTTTAGGGATAGATAATCTAGAGAGATCTTCTCTTCTTGGACACAAAGTATCTGAGGATAGGAAGCTATTTAATGTCCACGCTCTAGAACGCCTTGGGATCTCTTGTTTACGCTGGGACGTGTCGAATGCTGACATATGGGAAGATCTTCCGGCTATGGACGCTGTAGTGCATCTAGCAGGGCAATGCGGAGTACCTACCTCTATTGCTAACCCCCGCCGAGATTTCGAAATAAACACTATTGGTACATTTAATGCTTTAGAGTTCGCTAGGACCTTTGGTGCTAGATTTGTATATGCCTCTACAAATAAGGTTTATCCGATCCATGGAGGATGGCATCTAGAGGATAGACGATGGCGGTGGACCAATCCCGGTAGGCATCAATCTGGCTTTCCTGTTATGGCTATGGATCAAAGCGGCAGAACGCCCTATGGAGCGTCCAAATACGCCGGGGACGTACTTGTACAGGAGTACGGTGATATCTTTGGCCTACGGACAGCCTGCTTCCGAATGAGTTGTATTTATGGTCAGAACCAGATGGGGTTCGAGGAACAAGGGTGGTTGACCCACTTTATTATATCTACCCTTAAGGGAGAACCTATTACAATATACGGAGACGGGATGCAAGTACGAGACTGTCTCTACGTAGATGATTTAATCAAAGCTTACGAAGCATTTTTAATCAATGATAAGATTAAATCTAATGTTTTTAATATCGGAGGTGGACCAGAATATACATTATCTCTTCTAGAATGTATTGATCTTATCGAGAAGTATACGGGTAAGAAAAGTCCCATTAACTTTCAGGATTGGCGACCATCGGATCAAAGGGTATATACTTCATCATTTTTTAAAGCAAAATTAGAATTAGGATGGCAACCGACAGTATCTCCAGAGGAAGGAATTAAAAAGGTTCTGGAATGGGTAGAGCCTAATATTAACATATTTTAGGTTGCAATCAGTTTGAAATATGCTATAATTTATTTACTAGGTTCCTCCGGCAACGTCACTTTAAGACCGACGCCAAGACCCGTTAGTTGCCTATGTGCAGCTAATGGCGAGCAGGACGGCTAGCGCGCAAGTGACGTGGAGAACGGCCCTGAAGGGTGGCAAAGCTTCCCCCTTTGGGGCCGACTTTTATGTATGAAATAACAAAACATAAACATAGATATCCTGAAAACTGCCGACATTGTCAGATTGGTTGGTGTAATCATACTTTTCATGGTTTTATATACGATGAACATGGATGTATAAGATGTATGAAAAAAACTAAAAAATGGTATACTATGAATAGAGGTATGAGATATGACAACAGAAATAATCACTAAAGATGAACCCTGTCATGATAGGAATTGGACTAGGGATGTTGAACCTTGGGATCAAGTAAATTGTCCTGAGATGGCAGCACATAAGGAGATGGAAGAGAGAACTGGAAATGGTTATCATACCGTCCCCGCACCGGGCGAGCCGATTAATTACGATTACGAAAATTAAGGAGTACAGTAATGTTTAATAGAATTTGGTTAGCTTTAGCTAGAAGTGTTGTTTTAACGGCTCTCAATATTGCTGCACAGAGCGTGTTAGAGTCTATTGATCACACAAACAAGATCTCTGAGGCTGAGAAAATAGCGGCTAGAGGGGCAGTTCTTCAGCTAGTACAAGAACTTGGTAAGGAATTAGGGATTCCAACCGCGTAAATTTGCTATACTATTAATGGAAGCGGACTCTGATAAAGAGCCCGTATAACACACCATAGCAGGATTATACCTCATTCCAGCGTGAACGGGGCATCCGATAAGGAAACAAAAAATGTCTACTTCTGTAAGAGTAAGACGGCGCTGTTCGCTCCCGGGCGCTGGTTTTGATAGTGCTGGTAATGCCAGTCAGAGTAAGGAGCAGGTAGTTGGTAAACTCGTGGTTACTAACTATAATCGTGGTGGTGAGACTCTACGCCCTGTTGATTTAGGGCTAACGTCTCTTGACTACCTGTCGCTTCAGCTAGAGGAAGGTCTAGCCGAGGCAGCACACGGCGTTAGAAGCGTAGTATATTCGGTTTCTGCACAGCAATTCTACGTTTTCGTAGAGACAGGTGCAACCGAGCAGCAAGACGAAGTAGCAGCTACTTCAGACCCGGTTGTAAGCTTCCTCGCTGAGGGCGATGCAGTCCGAAGACCTGAGCTTCTCTAATATCACCCCCTAACCCTAACAGGTTAGGCCCCCTATAAGTTACGATTTATAGGACAACTGAATAAAGACCCGGTAGAGGATCTCACGCCTCTACCGGGTTTTCTTTTGAATATGACTTATACGTGTTCAGACTGTTTTCGCAAGTTCAATAAAGACTTTGGTAAAGGAAGAAAACCAAAGCGTTGCGAAAATTGTCGTGAAAAGATTAAAGACAAGTGGCGTAAAAGCCACACTAAGGAGAAATAAATGGCGGCAGTAACAACTTCAAATGGTCCTTTCGTACTAGCTCTCGGTCCAATCAAGCTAGAAGTAGCTCAGATTGCATCAGTAGATGACGCAGATACCTATTCCAGCAGAATTCAGAGACCTGTATTCGGTTGCTTTGTACCGAATAATGACTCGAACGCGGCAATTGAATCTGTAAACCTAGGGATAAGCGGTAAGACGATTACGTTTAATAACGACGCTCTTTCTGCACACGCTGGCGTATTGTTCCTATTCGGTTTCTAATCAATTAGGGGAGGAGATAGAAATGGGATATCTACCACAGACGTTCCGTCCTAACGGACTACCTCATAAAGAATTTCGTCCCGGTGACGATCTTCCTGAAATGTTTCATTACCATCTCAAGGCACTAGACTACGATCTTTACTGTGTATGGCATCCATATAGGTGCCTTTGGGATGATGTAATGAATAAGTATTATGGCTCTCTTGAAGATCCACGATATCAAATTCAGGAATCATTCGGGCAAGAAGTATGGGGTTGGGCTGTAACTGATGGTAAAGGCGCACCAATTCTCGATGAGACTTGGCATGTTTGGCGTCTAAGTCAAGTAGGCTGGCATCATATTATCCAGATAAAATCAAAGGAACCTCAATATTTAAATAGGGTTTTGGAGTCAATCTGGGAGCAAAAGCTAGTTGAAAAGTATGGTCGCAAAGCAATAATTCGCATGAAAGAGGAACAGGCTGAAGCGGCTATGGAAAAGACAAACCAGCAAAAGACTCAAGCTTTCGAAGATCTCCAAAAGGAAAATAAATCTGCATTTCGAAAAGCAATGGAGAACTACGAAAGAGGATATATTGAAGCTACCGATCAAACTGTTGATATAATCACTAGTTATAGCGGGCAAGGTAATAGGTCAAGAATTACTAGACCTAGTACCGATGAAGATGGCGGTATTGTAGGTTGGGACGGAAAAGCAATAAGTAAGGTTAAGTAATGCCTAGAACATTTCAAAATCTAAAAGCTGGAGTAAGACGGTACACTAGAGAAGTAAACGCTGCCACATCTTATTGGTCTGATGCTTTCGTTAATCAATTATTTAATGCTTCGTACCGTAGACGATGTGCTCAGCTTATCATGGCATATGAAGGCTGGTTCGTATCTATTGCAACAAGAAATCTAGTTACGGATACGGCACAATATGCTTTCCCATCTGGTTTCCTAAGGTTGCAAAAGATTGAGCTTGTTAGATCCAACGGTAATACTGTTCCTCTCAAGCGATGGGAACGACATGAAGGTGTTAATCCTAATAATTCTTCTCTTGGTGATCAGTATCACCCCTGTTATCGCCCACTTGGTAATGGGTTCATTTTAGAACCAACTCCTAAAGAATCGGTAACTGGCGGTATAAGAATAGAGTTTGCTGGTGTACCCGCAGAGCTTAGCGCAGATGGGGACACAATGCATACCAGTTTTCCAGAGATCTTTGAAGAGCTTATAGTTCTTGATACGGTTATTGCGTGCTTCGATGCGGAAGGTCAACAAGAATCAGGTCAGGTTCGATCTATTCTCCGGCTTAGGGCAGAGATGGAAGAGGATTGGACTAGATTCATTGACGCAAGAGTAATAGCTAAACAGGAAATCCAACCCTTCAAGGGACACTACGAAGACGCCTAATCAGGAGGCGTAATGGCAGAATATAAAAGGGGATTTCCTAGCCAAGATATTAGGTTACGAAATTGGCCTGCTGGACGGGTTGCTGCAATGCGGCTCATGGTTAGCAGGCTAGAGACCACCCTAAATGATACATTAGCGGCTCAGGTTCACCAGAGCGCCGCTAGAATACTAAATACTGAAATACCCTTTATACTTGATCTAACGATTACAGCAGGGTTTAAGCAGTTTAAGGTAGACTTTACAGTCCCACCCGGACTAGGAGGTACGTCGCGCGGCGCCTCTAAGCATCCGGATCGTCAACTTCTCTTCTATGAAATTCAACACTCCTCTACTAATGCATTTAGTGATCCTGTTATTCTTCAAACACCTCAAACAAGTACTCTAGTTTCAGGAGTTGCAGTCGGTCAAGTTCGGTTCTTCCGAGCACGGGTGATTAATACAAAGAATGAAGCTAGTCCATGGTCTGCTACGGTTAGAAGCCGAGCAGCCAGAGGACGGATTAGCGTCAATGCTATGGAAGTAGGAGATAAGTCTACTAGACTTGTAGCTGGAACAGGTCAATGGCAAACTATATTCTCTGAAGAATACGAAGCTGCCGAATCAGCTATAAGCGCTATGACCCATATAGCGGTAGGCGCTGTGCAGGAAGATGTGGGATTTTATGCAGGTGGTCCTGCTCATGTACAATTTCGTTGGCTCATAGATATAAATAATACTACAGAATTTCGAGAGATTGAAGGCGGCAGCCGGTGTGTTATGTCCGCAGTTCCCGGCAGTACTATAACTAAAAGGGGTAAAGCCCCGATGGCTTTTGGTAGTTTTATGACCCCATTCCTTAATGCACCCGGTACAGGCGTGGTAGGAATAAGACTTCAGGCAGCTAAACGTCCCGGTACCGAATGGAGTCCCGGAGGCGCGGTAGATACATCACTTGATCTTTCTATAGATAGCGGAAACTATGCTTCTTCTAGTTCTCTAACCCACTGGTGGAGATTAGGAAGTAATAGTTCCGATATAGGTAAAGATTATATTGGTTCTATTGATATGGATCAAAATGCGCAGAATATAGGTGCGGGAGATATATTTACTACACCGCCTATAGATGGACCGTATGTAGATTTTGATGGTATTTCTGAATTTTTAGCCAATACATCAGATAATATTTATGGGCTAGGTGCTTCTGGGTCTATCTCGTTATGGTGTAGAGTAGATGGTGGACTTGGACTAACTACAGTTATAGTGGACTTTAATGTTGGTACTACTCAAAGTAATAGATGGTTAATCTTTAAGCCTGCTACTGATTTGTTATCCTTTAGATCCGCAAACGCTGCCGGGACGGCTAATGAGACCGCTAGCGGTACTACTGTAGTAGCTGGTGATTTAGGTAAAACATGGTTTCATATAGCGGTAACTAAGACTGGTACAACGTCTCAAACTATATATATTAATGGGGTAGCTACCGCAGATGCAGTAGGTGGAGTAGTAACTTCTGATGCATCTAGAAGAGCAGTATTTGCAGCTAATACTACTAACTTAACAGCAAATAGGTTTAATGGAGCTATTCATTCAGTTGCAACATGGAGTACAGTATTAACTGCTGCTGAGGTTACTGAGATATTTAATGCCGGTCATGGAGCAACAATAACAGTACAAGAGGCTGATCCTATTATCTTTATTAGAAATAATAAAGTATTAGAAGTAATACAGGACTTCGATAGCAATGCCGTATAAGAAAGGCCAATTTCAAGGAGGTCATCCTAGAGTTCCTCTACGAGGATTTGCTAATCTTTTTAGAGAATTAGATCCTGCCGTTGCAGATAATCTTCGTAATATATTTGCCGAAGCAGAAGATCTAATGGATTATCATGCTCGAAGTGTACCTCAAAGACAGACTAGAAGAAAACTTAGCGGACTTGTAGATTCTCCCACTATAGTTGCAGAAGCATCTTTTATTGGAGCATCAATACGATGGAATAGGTTAGATGATAACCGTATTACCATGTATGAGGTACAAATTTCAGATACAGATTCATTCGGTAACCCAGAGACACTACCAGTTTTCGAGACATTCTTTGCTATTGAAAACCTTACTGGGCCGAAATGGATACGAGTTAGAGGCGTTCGATATGACGCATTGACGGGTAATTGGTCAAATACTGTTAGAGTGGATCCGGAAGTAACTGCTCCACAAGTATATACATCTGTATTCTATCAAAATTATAGTTCTCATTCAGAACCTAATCTTACTAGTAAAGTTAGATTTGCTGGATCGAAACTTCCAGATTTCTATACCTTACATTCTAAGACTTTTATTCCTACTGAAGATGTAGGAGGTATGTTACTATTTGGACAGGTATCAAATAGATTAACCAAACCAACTAGTAGTGCAAATAGAATATGGGATAGAGTACGTTGGAGAGTTAATGGTCTCACTCGCATGGAGCAAATGTTTGCTCACTCAACAGATCCAGCCTATAACGACCCAGATACACCTGTAATTCTACCCGGAGATGTTCCTGCATCCTTTTACGGCGGAGGTGGATATACCGCAGCATTCGGTCCTATAATGGTAACTTTCCCTCCAGTACTAAGAGGACAAGGACCGCAAGATCCTAGAACAGTACAAAATCTTTATGTATCTCCATTCGGACTAACATGGTCACAACCAAAAAGTGTATTTAGACCTTCTAGATATGATCTTACCCCATTAGATATTCTCAAAAGATCAGGCGCTAAAGCGAATGAATCTGATGTCTTTATATCTCCCGGAGCAGCAAGTCAATACCTTAGGACTTATAATTATGGATTTGAAGTACCATCAAATGCTACAGTTACAGGATTGGAGGCTCAAGTTAAGCGTCGAATGGAGATTGTTCGAGGGGATAGGATAACTATTGATCTAGGAAAAGCTGAAGAGAATAGACCTCTATTAAGTAAAGCTAATAACGTTGTTTCTAACGATATATTTACTGATAGTTCTTATGGCACCATGATTAACTTAAGTCCAGATTCCACTACGGATGGATTATTATGGAGTTTAGAAGATGATGTACCCGGCGATGCAAAAGTTGGAATATTCAATGAATGGACTCTTTCAATATGGTTTAGATATTCTAATACTGAAGGTTTAATAATAGGCGCTGCCGGAGCAGGACAGGCATCTAGAGGTGTATTTAAGGTAGGGGAAACGGATGAAAGTAGTACAATAACTATTCTATTTAATACCTATGATGTCGATGCTGGAGCCGGTACAGATAATAGATATTTATTTAGTTTTACTGTAAATGATGAAACAACTCCAACTAGAGAAACAGCTTATGTATTTAATGATGTACTTAGTAATCTAATTATAGATGGTAATTTACATCATATAGTTATACGTAGAGATGATGTTACTGGTGCAGGAGCAACAACATTAACGCTAGATGACGTAGAAAGAACTCCTACTATAGTTATAAATCTAAATGGAGGAATTTTATCTACTGGAGATGGAACTAGAAGAGGTATAGGTATAGCTTCGGGTGAGAGCGGCGCTAGTGGACTTGATGGAGCTTACGCTTCCGCTGCTATATGGAATCACTTTCTTCGTGACGATGAAATACATGAACTATTTGAAGCAAAAAGTAGTATAGATTACCGATTTAATTACGGTGAATATTCCTCTGCTCAGTTCCTACAACACTGGTATTTAGCGTTTCCTACGGATACAGATATACGTGATGAATCGGTATTACTCGTCACTAGACAAGGAGGGTCAGCTATACTTCGAGATGATCTTCCTGATAAGGCATCTCCGGAGATCTGGCCCTTCTTGTCTCAGTTTAATTCGGATGGTACTGCACCGGGGATACCTCATGATAACGTTAATGCTATAGGATATCAAACATACGGTGGACCCGGAGATTTATGGGGTTTTTATCCTTCGCCTTCTACTGTTAATGACTTTTACTTTGGGTTTGCCGTTGCTGCAGGAAACTTTAACGTTACATTCGGCGGTTATGGATTCATAGATCACGTTAGAATGACCGTATATTATGACGATCCAGATAAAGATAATGAAATGGAGTTATCTATAGAGGCGGAGACAGTTAACTTTTACGAACTGAAAAGAGAAGTATTTGGAGGACTATTTAACGGCCTCCAAGTTGCTGAATCTTTCTACTTAATATAATGCCACCGCGTAACCCAAATAAGCAATTTAGACTGCCAAGTATAGCAGCTAAGATGTCCACTATTACGGGACTTGATGGGTCTGAAAAGGCGCTGATGGTCCGTATAGGTAATCTTATTGATGCTTTCACAGTACAGCAAAGAAACGTCAATAATCCCGGTATAGTAGGTCCCCGAGTATTATCTAATAGAATACCTAAGGTTAGTAATTTAACTTTAACAATAATAGGTGGAGGTGTCGATGCTGTATGGGATGCGGTTGAACAACACTTTAGTAACTTTGAAACTTACGAAGTAGAGTATGCTGAGAATACTACATATGTAGATTCTACCGTATTAATTGCACCTACCAATAAGATATCTATTAAAGGTTTACCTAGTGGTTCTTCAGTAGCAGTTAGAGTACGAGTTGTAGATAGAGTAGGAAGAGTAGGATTATGGACTAGTTCAGAGACTACTCCTATCGGTACGTTACCTCTATTCTCTGTAGATGGGGATTCTGCTGATTTTGAGAATAGAACAGTAGTCTTTCCTGCTCCTGAACTTTTTGGAGGAGCATCTTCCGCCTCATCTCTAGTAACATCTATAACCGGAGTAGGGGGTGCAGTCGGACCTAGCCCTACAACATTCTACGATGCGTCGGATGGCGGCCGACCCGGAAAGATTAATCAGATATCTTATAGTCTAATAGAGAATGAATCTATTATTTCTCAGGTAGGAGTAATGGGTCTACCTACTCTTTTTTATGAGTTGGGCGATACTTTATCCGATGCCAATGGGAGGCATTATATGTCTTTCCCCGGGTCATTCGTAGACTTTTTCGAGCCTGAAGAGGCTGATTTTGACCCTAGCGTTATGGGGATAGTATTCTTACTATACACTGAAACACCACACGAACAAATGGGTACTATACATAATGCAACTATGGGAACAATCAAGCTATAATGATATACTATAGTTAGAACCATGCTTAAGTACGACCCATACGCGCATAAAGCTAAAGTTGAAAGGACACGATTAGACCGTGAATCTACCCTTACTAGTCTCGCTGATGAATTCTCTACTGGTACGCTCAAACAGTCAGCAGCTAACCGACGACGGGATTATAGTCAGCAACTTCGGGATGAGACTCCTACTGGGAAATTCAGAACAATAGCTAAAGAGAAAAAGAAAGTCGCATATCAAGCTCCTCAGTTAAAGAAAAAGGTTAAGTTCTCAAGTATGATGGATAGATATGCTCAGCTTGGGCATATCAAGAGGTTCTAATGGCTGATCGTGGAAAGCTGCCCTACATAGACATAAAAACATTAACTGGGCTAGTCACTAAGGGGTCTGAAGAGGCTGTCCTAGACGTAAGTCTTAGAACAGCTAAGAATGTAGATTTCTTTACCCATTATGGCGCGATAGGTAAATGTCCCGGTACTACTAACGTATTAAGTGAAGTATATACTGAATCTAGCGTAGCTAAACCTATTAGTTGGATTGGTTTTTATAAGGCGGCGGATCTGAATGGTGAGATCCTTCGCCACATTCTAGTCGCTGCAGGAACCAAACTGCACAAGTTAACTGGAACACAACCTACAGCTTCTTTAACTGCTCTAACTGGAGTAGGTTTTCCCATCACCGAAACTAGACTTTCTGGGTTATTTCATAGTCATGCCATGTTCGATGACTTCATGCTTATCTCTAACCGAGATCCTTATCTTATCGGTAAGGGTAATCTTATGGTTAAATACGATGGTGCTCAGGTTCAAAGATGGGGAGTTTTAGCTCCCGGTACTGTTGAAACTGAAATTGAAACTTTTGCTGATTCTACTGTATTCACGGCAGATGGAGGTACAGCATCTAATGAGACGACTACAACCAAAGATGGTAGTTCGGTTAAGTTCTCTAAGACTAGCACCTCACAACAGAATGGCGATCTTAGTAAAGCATATAGTGCCTTTAGTGTTAGTGCTCTAATACCCAATAGAGGTCAAATATCTCTTTATATCCCGAGAGGTGAGATAGCTAACTTTGACCAAACTGCTGCGGTACAGATCTTTGTAGGTTCAAATGGCGATCTAACTAATCATTACTATACCTTTACATTTGGAATTGGTGAACTGGTAGAAGGATGGAATGATCTTGCTTTAGACTTTAGTTCTCCTACAGCTACTACTGGTACACCTGACTCTTCAGCACTTAACTTTGCTAGATTCCGTATTAACTCGGATGCTAATTCCGACCTTATTTCAAACGTCCGATGGGATAATTTCGTAACCTTTGATACTGGGGCTCCTACAACAGCGGTTGGAACGGCAGCTACGACAAGTGCTGAAACAGTGTTTGCCGACGCTGGAACTTACTCATATCGTATAACATATGGTACTAAGTATGGCCACGAAAGTAATGCATCTCCAGAATCGGTTGAATTAACTATTACTTCAGGAGTAAGTACATTCGGCAGAACTAACATTCTTTTGACTAATATCCCGGTATCTGATGATCCTCAGGTAACATCTAGAACTATATATCGGACAGTTAATGGCGGCGTAATACATCTATTTGTAGCTACTATTAACGATAATGAGACTACTACCTATACTGATACTACTTCGGATACGGCTCTTGGTCAAGTCAGTCCTCCTATTGCTGGAGACCTGAATGACGATAACAGTCCTCCCCCACTTGGAGGCATCGTCAAGACATGGAAAAGAACAGTATTCATTTCTGGCGATCCCGCTCAACCTAATTCGATTTATTTCTCAGAGGATAGCGAACCAGAAAGCTTCCCTCTCCTTAATACTATAACATTCGATGATCGTGTTACTGGTATGTATGAAACATACTCTGGTTTTGTTATTGAAACAGAAACAGGTAAATGGCAGGCAACTGGTGAGAATCCTGACTTTGCATTTAATAAGATTCTAAATAAGTTAGGCAATGTTGGTAGACGAGCAGTAGGCGAAACAAAGATTATGGGTTGGTCCGTAGATAGAGACGGTATGCGTTTGTACGATCTAAATACACCACAAAAGATTTCTGAGCAGATTAGAGATAAGTTCGATAGTGAATTTAGTCAAGTTAATCTAGAATTCTTATTTACTTTTCATTCTAAACGCTTCAACTCTATCGGGTTATTTGCTCAGAATAGCGGTGGAGATTACACTCATACTTATGTATACCAATATCCAGTAGATGATATTCTAAATGGTCAATGGTGGCAATTAGATCTACCTGATTCTTTCAACCCTCAATGTGCCGAAGAAGTAGAAGACTCAGATGGAGATAATCATATCTATATTGGAGACGAAAATGGTATGATGTATGAGTTATTCGATCTGGACGTAGATCGGTTTCAACTTGCAGCTAGCGGCACTTATGAGGCTATTACTACTGTATTTACAACTAAGTATTTCCGACTCGGTGATGCTGGGCAGGAAGCTGAAGGAGTTACCGGAAGAGCCGCACCCAGATTTATTGAGATAAGACACGATGGGGATGCTACGACTTGGGACGTATTGATCGAGACCGCTCATGGTCCTAATCAAAGTACTCCTACATCTAGTGCCACGGTAAGTGTTGTTTTCGCCTCTGGAGAAGATTGCCGCAGGTATCCAATACCACATACACTTCAGCCCGGAGATTATGTTAGACTAACCTTTACCAATGACGATGAAGGAGTTAATACCTATATTACCGGAATAAGGTTATATTTCCACGTTCAACCCGGTCAGTCCGTAAGAGAAACAGGACAAGCTGGATAAGATTTGATACACTATTATTAGGACTATATAGAGGAATATTATGCCCTCTCAGAAACGTTATGCTGCCCAATATAAACAATTAAGCGCTTTAGCGGCGCATCAGCCTCGGGAGATTCGGGAGCGTCGAACAGCCGCAGAAGAGGCTTATGGAGCGGTACGGGCTCGTCTAGGTGCGGCTGGTACCTATGATGTTCCCGGTTCGACTGCCGGAGGCGGAGGCGGCGGAGCGGCGCCTACAGAAGAGACTCCCGGTATTATTAAGAGTAAATCTTTAACTACCTCAGAAATAGGCATGGGCATCGACGCTAGATATTCTGGGTGGGGAGAACAAAAAGGTTTCGAGATAACTAAGGTCGATAAAAACGCTTTACTAGGCCAACTTGAAGGATCTGCCGAATTCCGAATTGCCTCTCGCCTTACTGCTGAAGCTGAACAATTAGTAGCCAGAGAGGGTCCTCTTTGGAATGAAATGATTAAGAATACCCAGCTTCCTATTATTGAAGGGCTTGGTGCGGCTTCTAGAGAGAACGCCGAAGCTATCCGTAAAGCAGTTCAGAAAGGCGGATCAGCTAGACGCGAAGCTATGAGTGCTATGGTCAAGATGCAGGAGCAAAGTAAGATCAACTCTATGCGGGTAAAACAGATCTCTGAGAGCCGCGTAGCCCTAGATAAGTGGGCCAGAGAAAACGCCAGAACGCAACTTGAATTCAATGAAAATTGGGCTAGTAACGTTGCTGGTGTTCGTGAATCATATAATAGCGCAATGGATAGGGCTTCTGAGTTAATGCTAAATTCGGCTCTTCCTGTAATGATGGAAGCTACAGCAAATGCTATCCAGTACCGTGAAGCAGCACATGCTAAGCAGCGAGCTAAGGTTAATAATTGGATTCAAGGAGCTATCGGAGTAGCTAGTATAGCGGCCGGTGGACTTGGCATGATGGCTGCAACCGGCGTAGGCATGGGCGCTCTTGGGGCTATGGGTAAGATAGGACAAGTTGCTGCTGGTATTGGTAAGGCAGTTGCTGGACCTGTTGATCAATATGGAAATAGAGATCCATCTACCGCTGGTGGTTTGATTAGTAGAGGTCTTGGAACTCTAGGCATAGGCGGTGGCGGAATGGAGAGAGGCTAATGCCGTTACCCGAAGTTAGAACAGATGTACCTAGTTTAATTACTGATACGATTCGTGACAGGTTCTATAAGAACCAATTCGAGCAGTTTATGCAGAATGATTATGCATCCTATCAGCAAGAGTTAAATAACCTTTCTGGTGCGTTAGCGGATCCGTCTGATCCGGATATGGCTTCAAAGATTCTTAAGTCATATAGTGCGGCTACTAGCAAAATGATCACAAATGCTACCCGATTTAAGAGCAATCCATATATTACTCAGCTAGCACAGGCTCATTTCCAGCACGATATGAAGCAATTCGATAACATTACTCAACTTGCTACAGCTAGTATGGAAGCTCAAGGTGAAGGATCTGCAGACGCCGCTAAGAGAGAAGCAGATGAGGCTCTAGCTGGAAAAAGAGTAGCTGAAACAGAAGAGATTCAAGAACGAACCAGACAACTTCGAGAAAAGCCTGAGATTGCCAAAAATATTTTCCATAATTGGGATATTAGTAATCCTACCATGGCGGTCGGTGCCCTAAACCGAAATGATAGTCCAGAAATTGTTAAGGCTAGAGACCGAGAGAAGCTAGAGATCCAAAGATCAATTGGTGAGCAGCTTATTCGAGAACGGGCCAGAACGAAACAAGTTAATCCCAATACAGGTATGGTATGGGGTTCTGGTGGTGAGGACGAGTTGACTAGTGTAGTAGCTACTGAAGTTAATCCAACTCAGATTAATGAAATATGGGAGATGCAAAAGCTTAAGAGTGATTTCGTTAGACAGACCGGCGCTACTTCGGAGCAGGTTGAATCAATGTTCCCGCAGTATAATTGGCCTAAGCAGGTTGATCCTAATACTATTCCAAAAGGTAATCTAACGCCAGAACTTACTGGTAGACTTATTCTTGGGGATACTGGATTTGCTAACGTTGCAGGCGATCAAGCAGTGTTTAAGAGTGTCAAAGATATTACCGATAAACTACCAAATGATATTAATTCGCTTGGACCTAACGTTGTTACGGCTACATTCAATGCTATCTATTCGGAGAATGGTGGAAATCCTCATACCCACGAACCCTTTCAAAACTATTCAGAGTATAAGAGTTGGCTACAGAGAAGCCTACGAGGTTGGGTTAATGAGCGAATTGGAGGGATAGCCGTATCTGATGCTGAGTTAGATAACGAGACTAGAGGGTCACGTCAAAGAGCTAGAGCGTTTATGGATGCAGTTGTTGAGAAATACGGACCTCATGTGGCTAGAGAGTTACGCATACCAAAGACTCCTGAGGCACCCGGATTCTTTGGTAGATTGGTATCTCCCGAGACTAGAGCCGGTATAGCTAAGACGGTAGGGGGGTTCTTCGGTGAAGAAGTAGTAGGTGCTCCTATTACAGAAACCCAACCCGGCGTTATTGGTCCCAGACAAAAGGCTGTTAGTAAACCAGTTGCCCCGCTAGTAAATACAGCAAAAGTAATGATTCAATCTTTGGATAATGTAAAACAGAATAAATATTTTCGAGTACAGCAAGCATTTATGGGGTCGTCTGGATTCGAGGACTGGGAACCTATTGGTCCCAATAAAGATGGGGATCTAATTATCAAGAACTCAAAGACAGGTAAGATGTCCCTCGCAACATGGGACGGGCAGATAAAGCCAGTAGCTGGGTTAAAGAAACAACCCAAGAAGAAGTAATAAATGGCTGAGCCTGAAGTTTCATTATCTGAGTTACTAGCGAGGAGAGGATTTGATACCGGACCAAAGACTCCCGGTATTATACCTGAAGGTGAAGATCACGTTTCTTCTGTAATAAAAAATATTACTCAAAACTACCAAACCTCTCAAGCTCAAAGCTATAACAGATTAGATTTCCTTCCTCCTATTCAAGAGAGAAAGAACATTTTCGTTGATGTACCGAACATGTTGTTCGGCGATGAGATGAACTCAGTCGGTATATCTCTCGATGAGACTGGGTTTAAATGGGATCTAGAAACAGCTAAAGATGCATGGACTGAGCATCCTGTTAGAACGGGGATTGCTGTAGGACTAACTACACTACCTATTTTAGGAGCAATTCATAAAGGTATTCGAGCTACTAAACTTGCTAATATTCCTGCCTTTGAGTTGAAGCCTTTCGTAGAAGAAGGTATAGACTTTGCTCAATTAACTAATCGAGAACAAGAAACTATCCGAATAAATGCTTGGTCTCATATCCGAAAGCGCGATATGGAGGCTAAGATTTCTTCTGGTCAAGCCTCCCCATGGGATTCTTTTAAATATAGATTCGAACAACGATTCTCGAACCAATACCTTGATCTAATGGATCCTAATAAGCCCATTGCTGCTAGAGCCCAGCATTATAATAAGATGCAAGAAGCGATTAAAGGTGCTGAGATCAATAAGCATATGGCGGATCTTCCTCCTGAAGAGATGGGTCCTTCTATTACTCGTTACTTCAAAGACGAAAATATGCTTTCTAAGATTCCAGAAGCCCATAGACCATGGGCAATCCGAATGAAGAATCAGGGTCGAAAGCTTATGGATAATATGGAATCAGAAGGATTCGTTACTGCTGAAGAAAGAGCTAAGGTTGGCGATGTATGGTTCTCACTAGTACGTCGTGGCACTCCTATGCGTCATGAAGGAGCAGAAGTAGGACTAGTTACGGCGGTTAAAGACAAAGGAGGAGAAGTTCAGCTTATTAATATTCCAAGAACTGAGAGCGTCCACCTACTAAAGAGAAAAACAGAGTTAAAAGATGCCGGGCGAATGATCAACCGAACAGAAGCCCTTGATCTTCTTAAAGCCGGAAAAGATGAGAAAGCATTAGAACTTCTAACCCATTCCGATGATGCTGATATCTCTAGTCTGATTAAACAGGGAGCAAGAGAGCAGGCTAAAGTTGCTCTTATAGAAACGAAGGAAATATTAGACATTTCTTCTTCGGATCTAACAATAAAGAATTTGCTTCAACAGCACTTGCTGTTCGAGAACTTCAGGTATATCCGCGATATTGCTATGAACCCGAAACTAACCAAGAATGCAGATGAATATTATGCTCTAACCCCTGCGGCTAGAGCTGATTACGTCAATCTAGATGCTGTACCAAATGCTCATATCATCCGCAGAATGATAGGTAAAAAGGTAGGTAAAGAGTATAGTGATGAGGGACTTGGATGGATTCGTGGTGAGCTATTCAAAGAGTTAACTAATTCCAAGACCGGACAGCCTGCCATGATTCATGGTGCGGTTAATATGATCGAGTTTCTTACCGTTCTGCATAAGACTGGTAGAACTGCTCTTAACGTCCCTACTCAACTACAAAATGTAGGCGGTAACGTTATTAACATGATGTGGGCAGGAATGAATCCTTTTAGTAAGGAGAACTTCGATCTTCTCAAGACATCTGTAAACGCTTCATGGAAGCGAATGAAGGCAAATAAGAAAAATGTAACTCTAGGTAAAGTTGGGACCATAAAGTCTCATATCCCCGGAGCAAAGGATATCGACATTGCCGAAGAATTCAACTCTGGTAACCTAGCTGAACTTCTTGACGAGTCAACCTTTAATAAAGCAGAAGGACTTGAATCACTACAGAGAATGTTGGATAACACTAGTGATACTCAAATGTTTCTTAAAGGATTACTTGAGTATACTCAAAAGGCCGCTAAAGCTAGAATAGGACCACTTTCGATTGAGAATGCTGCAGATATGTATACAAACGTAGACTCTGCATTCAAATTGGCTTACTATCTTAATCTTCGCCAGAGAGGACTATCGAAAGCTGGTGCTGTTCTTGAAGTTTCTAGACGATTTCCTATCTATCATACGGTAGCCCCAGTAGCTAGAAGCGTAAGAAGACATCTACTACCGTGGATCTCGTTTCCTGTAGAGACTATGCGAATTGTTAAGAATAACATTATTGATCATCCTCTACGAATGGCTCCTTGGTTACATGCTACCCAATTTATGCAGTCTTTAATGTATCCTTTTATGGATGAAAGTGCTGAGGGTACGAAGGATGCTCAACGGAATCTGCCTACATGGGCGCAAAAGCCTAATACAGTAATGACTCCGTTCCGAGATAAGAATGATGATATGAGAGCAATGGTCATTGACTGGCTGCCTCATGCTTCATTCCTCCCTCAGACTATAGCACCAGAAGCTCCTATTATGCAGAAGTTTCCTTTAGGGTTAGGTGAACCTATACCGATTCTACAAGGTATTATGAATGCTTGGACAGGTAAGGATCAATTCGGTAATGATATTCCTTACGATCCTTCTAATCCGGCACAGCTAATGCAAGCACAGACGATGAATCTGATAGCGGCTATAACACCTCCAATAGTAGGAAAATATCTATTCAATGCTACGACCCCAGATCCTACTTATAAATTAAGACAAGAATTCGGAGAAGCGGTCATGCCTACAACCGGGAAGCCGGGAGATCCCATATGGGATTTCTTCATGAATAATATAGGTATGCCGGGTAAGTTCTATCCTGCCTCTGGCGAGCAGTATCTTGCAAATCAATCCCTAACACAGAGAGGCATTGAAGCTTATCGTGGTAGTTTATCCAAGAAATGGGGGGCATACGTTAAGAATGGTGACTGGCAACGGGCTCTAGAAGTTGCAACAGAAGTACAGGAAACCTTTGTACAAGAGTGGAAAGATCCCGGTCCTGCTACTCAGAAGTTCAGGGAATGGTTAGAGCGCAACAAAAAAGGTATAGAAAAACATCCTCAATTACGGGGATACTCGGCAGAGCAATTAAAGCGCATGATGAATCAGGCGGCTAATGATAGCGCCATAAAGCGTAGTAATGCTGCCCGAGCAAGATTAGCAGCTATGAGACACGAATCCGCTGGGCGAGGATTCTCAAGCAATAATGGATCTGTTAACCCTATGTTAGGTGACATGGGCATAAAGATTAAAATACAAGGAAATCAATAATGAAGAAACTAATATTGGTAGCAGTAGCTGTAATGCTGCTAAGTGGGACCGCTTCCGGACAGAACGACACTCCACCTGTAACGTGCGAGTACGCAAGAGAAGTCAAGCAGCTATCAGCATACCAGCTTAATAAGCTGGATATGGCAATCGGAAAAACGGCCCCGTTCTCTGCTCCTAGAGAAGTTCTATCGGCTCAAGCTCTTGGTATTCTACAATTGTTGGATGTCGTTGAGAGTTGGGAAGAGAGGAACTGCCGAAAGCACTAAGGTAGAGGTCGATCAAACGCTATACCGTGCCCACGAACCTCTGGCCTATCGAAGATATGCCAGTCTAAGCCTTCATTTGTAAGATGTTGTCGCAGTGTTTTATGGGGATCCAACCATTTATACCATGCTTGCTTATGTGTCTCTTCGGTGATATCCCACTGTTCCATCTGTAAACAGATATTAACTATATTAGGATAAATATTAGAATATTTATCCATATCTTCTGAAGAACCATAAGCAAACCAGTCCGATAAATCATACTTTAAATTATGTAGAAAGATTGTATTATTTTTCTGTCGTAATGGAGAATGATTAATTTCCCACCCTCTATCTATGCGAGCCCGAATAACTATATCGTATATTTGACCTATTCGCCTCTCATGTACTTTCTTTAATTCATTGCATTTCCAGATCATGTAGAATAAATTCAACATATTCTGGCGACCCCAACTTGTTTTAAACTTTTTCTCCTCTGGATATCCTTTACGAAAGTTCTCCCACCTTGTCTTACGCGGGTATTCGTCCATAAACTTATCCGTAAGTTCTGTTCGTGGGGGATCGCCTACAAGTTTCTGGTATTCGGTATAGTATAGAATTGGGTTATATACGCTTATAGCGCGCTTGTGCTCTGATTCCCAACATGTAGTATAATCATTTTCCCAACAAGCCACAAATACATCAGGCTGAAATTTATCTAAGATTCCAACCTTTGTTGTATTATAGTACTGATCAAGATTATGACTAAGGCCGCTCAGACAAAGCGCAACTCGCATTACTCTTCTTCTTCATCTAGTTGATTTTCTTCAGGTTCATTAGCGTCCTCCTCTGGGGGGACAGGCTCAAAGGTTTCTTCATCTGAAGAAAAGGGGATAGAGGACCGGCAGCTAGTACAGGCCAATCCGTAGGTAGTCCATCGTCCACATCGACATCGCATTAACTGATTCATAGTGTGCCATTCTTATGCCAATCCTCTAGTACCGGGTTAACCGGATAAGATTTAATTCTTGTTTTTAAAATTGGCAATTCGTCTAGTAGGTTTATTTCTGTTTCTTCTCCCCTAAGATAAGTTGGCTTTTTCTTCCGGTCTAATCGACCATGAGTTTTAGCGTCCATAGGTGATCTCAAGGCTCCATGTAAATGCCAGCAGATGGCACCCTTTGGTAGCCACATCTGATTGCCCGGTCTGCCTTCATATATCTGATATTCATTAGGATGAGGGCCACCGAAAATTGCAGTTCTATGATAAAGTCTATGATGAGGTACCCTATCGTGTACCCCATATGCAGTCTTTAGGTTTGCTTGAACCTCTATTCTAGGTACCATTCCGTATAATAGTCCAGTTTCTTCGTAATACTGATAAAGATTATCGGCATATCCTACAATAGTATTAAGGGATTCATTGGTGTAGATCTCGTCCCCATCCACCATAAAGTACCATTCGCTTCGAGCCTCAGCAATCATGGAGTTACGGAAAGCACCCTGTACAACAGGTGGACAATCTGGCATCATTCGGACAAAGAACTCTGAATCTTTTCTTTCGCTCTGAACGAAGTTGTCTATAATCTCTCTTGTTCCGTCCGTACTGCCTACATCATAGATAACATATCTAGAAAAATGATCACGAAGACTTTCAAGAACATAGGGTAACCAATACGCTTCATTCTTGACTAGTATCGTAGGAACTAGTTTATCCGTTTTCATTATAGATATCTCTGCACGAAGTTTAGATTAACCTCATTAACATCATCAACTTTTATGACATTCGCCCCTGTAGCATGTGCGGCTACGATACCATTTTCATTATCCTCTAGAATTAACGTTTCCTCTGGATAAGATCTAATATTGATCATAGCTTTAATATAACCTTCAGGATGAGGCTTATTAAATCTCACGCTATCGTTAGTAATAATAGTAGAGAAAAAATGGCTTGGAGATTCAGATAACGTCAACTTACGAAGCATCTCCATTGCAGTTCCTTTACTGCAATTGGTTACTACCCCCAAGATATACTTTTTCTTTAGTTCCATAACCATTCTAATCTTATCTGAGTTATAGAGATTAGCAGTAATTATTTCATCAAAAGTATATCTCTGCTTAACTTGATAAATCTTATCTAATTGGTTATCTAATACGCGCTTCTGTTTTATTAAGAGCGATAATTTAGTCTTCGTAGGAAGACCATTGAACTTCAAATCGTGCTCTGAGTGGTCTATCTCAAACCCACAAGTCTCTCTAAGAGCACGGTTAAGAGCCCGGTAATGAATCTCCGTAGCATCTACCAACACTCCATCCAAATCAAATAGAATTGCACGTATTGAGGACATTTTACTTCCGTACTGCCATTTCATCATGATAAGATCTAGTAACCTCTACGAACTCAGCTTTTCGCTGTAGCTCTGTAATGTTTCTCGCGCCTCCGTACGTAAATCCGGATCTAATTCCACCACATAAGGTATCAATTAGTTTCTTCGCAGATCCGCTTATAGGAGCCCAAAATGATTCACCTTCAGGAACAGTACCTGACTTTAATTCTCCAAAATAATCTTTTTGAAAGTCCTCACTAGCCTGTCCACGATATTTAGCTTCAAATAAAAGACCATTATCTAAGACAGTCGTCCCTACAATCTGACGTTTTTCTGCTGCAGATTCGGCGGTCAGAGCAAACAGCTTGCCGATCATAACCGTAGAAGCGCCTGCAGCTAACGCTAGGACGATATCTCGGCTATCCCTGATACCACCATCGGCTATGATAGGAATACGTAGCTTCTGGCCCATCCTAGCGCATTCCTGTATAGCTGTGAACTGTGGTACTCCGAAGCCTGTGACTGATCTAGTCGTGCAGGCTGCTCCGGGACCTATACCAACTTTTACCGCATCAGCACCAGCATTGTAAAGATCCATTACTGCTTGTGCTGTGCAAACATTACCTGCAATAACTTGAGAATCAGGGTTCATAATCTTAAACTGACGGATAGCGTATACCATCTTTTCGCAGTGTCCGTGAGCCACATCAAAACAAACATTCACTACTTTGCCAAAAGAGTTAGCTTTTTCTAAATCATCGTATCCTAGTCCAAAGGATAGAAAACATTGAGAATATTCTGTAGCCCAAAACTCTTGCTGTTTAATATCGCAAAACCGATGAAATATAGGTAGAGATCCATAACTAACCATTACGTCTGCAAGTTTATCCCCAATTACAGTATCCATATTGGCAGCTACAATAGGTATACTTATTTTAATCTTTTTAGTTAACCAAGAGTCTAGAGTAGGCTCAGTTCTTGATTCGATGTTGTTATATTGAGGTACTAAGGCTACATCATCGAATGTTAGTGCGCGATTCATTATTCATCACTCTCATACTGTATAGCATCTTGTATGCTGTCTATTATAGCAAATTCCCGTTTAACGAGAACACCTGTTAAACATTCTCTACATGGAGATTCCTCATAGGAAGCATGTTTATAATGTGGGCACATAAGTATATCTTCACCTTTCACAGGAAAAGGATACTTTTTCCGCCATTCTCTATCGAACTCATGTATAACATCTCTAAGGTGTTTGATCTTCATGATACAACCTCTAGTATCTGTTGAACTCTGTGTTTTATTAGATGTTTATTTATAACTTCTTCGTACGCTAGCTTTGCCATAAGTATAGCATCTGTTGGCTTATTTACAACCCATTTCATTGCTTCCTCAAGATCACTATAGTCTACATTATAAGGAACATAATGTTTTTCTGCCTCGAATAATAAATCCATACCAGAGTCTACATCTCTATCGCAAACTAATGGGGCTCCGTTAGCCATACTTTCAAAAATCCGTAAATTAATATCGTGCTTCTGACCTTTATTGAAAAGGTTACGACAGCGGCTCATAGCTATACCAGTCATAGGCCACTTAGGTTTATAAGTTTTAGCTAGTTGACGAACATCGTAAGTCCAGCTATGCTTTTTGCATATCTCTATCATAGGGTGTGCTCTATCCAGACCGAACTTACTACCGAAAAAGCCGAAGTCGAATTCAAATTCGGTAGACATAGCTTTGGACCTATCACTTCCAAACCATTCAAGGTCGGTCGCATTAGGGGACCAGTGGGCAGATTTATGTTTAGCGAATATATCTCTACGACTGTACACTGCAAAGAATACATGGCTATAGTAAGGTGCTAACCTATGGTGAAGACTTGCTTGTCCATGACTGTCAGTAAAAATCACAGCCGTAGGAATAGCCCACTTTGGGCCTTTAGTTACAAAGCAATGTCCAATGAAGGGTAAATTACCATCGGGATTTCGACCATTGTCTATATCAAGTACCAGATCCCATTGATTAAGATTAATAGTATGTAGCTGATCTAGTGATACATCTTGGTTCTCGCCTAGCGTAAGGACATCATGGCCCAGTGCTTTAAACTCTCTAACATAACTATTAGCATAGCAGGGAACCTCTATACCGTTATGCAGATCTTTTCTGTATGAGACTATAAGTTTCATTAATTACATCGAGGTTTTTTAGAGCACTTTTTGTCTTCTAACTCCAACAGTCTTCTATCAAATTCTACTAAAATCTGCTGTAGCATCGCTACACCTTCCGATCTTGTAGCAGTTGGCCATAGATCTATTAACTCTTGAAGCTCTTCTCTAGTCATGGCATCTCCAAAGGAATATATATCTGACCACTAGCATTTACTTTCTTCAATACATTTCTATTTCGCTTTAGTTCTTCCTTGGTGCGAGACTTCTCGAAGTTCCAACGCCCGCCCTCAGTATCCCCCTTCTGGATAAACATATCTCGGGCTTCTTTAATATCTACATATTTAAGAGGATGACCGATTAATCCTGCCCTATTAATTCTATCCGTCCATTGTCCATGAGCGTATCCCATTCCTACGAATTCAGGATGTAACGCGCCCACCTGTCTAATAACTTCGGCGGTTATAAAGGTTAGATCTCCTCTAGGAGAAGAAGCATATACTGGTGTAAGTTTAAGGTTTTCCTGCATCCAAATAGTAAATTCATTATGAGATTCAGTGATCTCTTTGTCTTGAACCCGGCAGAAATGATTAATACCGGAGTGAATAGCTGCTCGTTCATAAGTTTCAAACCATCCTTTAGATGTCGGGAAAAGATCATCTTCAAGAAGACAGATGAAATGACAGTCCTGTAAAAGGTATAGGGCTCTATTCTTATTGGCAGCTACTCCAAGATTAGGACCACGTACATAAGTTATATCGAATTTCCTAGCTACTTCAGCCGTAAAATCAGTGCTACCATCATCACATAGTATAATTTTTGCGTCCTTGGGAGCGGTATCTATAACGGATTGAATAAACTCCCGTAGGTAATTACTACGATTGTAGGTTAGAAGTCCTATTCCTCTAGCTATCACGAAACGTATCCTTAATGCTATTAATATTTTCTACTATTAGTTCAAATATAAAAGATAATAAACAAAATCCGAATGCCATCCCAACTGCCCAAGCCATTATTACTGCAGTTGTCTCTAAGATCCACATAATTCCTCCACAACTCGCTCAAGCGAGTCTATACATTCTGTGGAATCTACGTATCTTTCTGCGGTGCGATAACCTTCGAAACCTAGTCTAACCATCTTAGATGGCTCAATAATAAGACTATCAATCGACGAAAAGATCATATCAGGTCTAGATATAGGTACTAATAAGCAATTCTTTTCATGCTCTGTAAATTCAGTATGAACGTCAGTTAGTACACAAGCAACACAAGCACTCATTGCTTCTAGTGCCATTCTTCCTAAACCTTCAGTATGGCTTACGCCAACCCAGATATCTGTGTTCTTAAATAGATCTGCCATGTGTTGTCTAGATAGGGACTCATGGTATTTAATCCATGGAGGCATAAGTAGTTTATCTTTAGGATATTCTCCTACCCCCTCGATCTTGACCATATCTCCAAACTTTTCCTTAATCTTAGTTAAAGCTTGGATAGCATCACCGCTACCCTTTAATGGGTACTGGTGAATGAGAGTACATATTCTAACTGGTCCGTCTACTCTCCCAGTTCGATAAACTTTCTGTGATGGGATAGTCTGAAATACCTCATGTCCGTAATGAAACCAACCAATCCGAGTAGCATCTGATGGTTTATTGTTCCATGTCGGAAGAGGATTTCGACATACATTAGCTAACCATTCTGTACTAGTAATGATCTTATCCCACTTAATATTTAGACTCTTCTCCTCATACTCCTTAAACCTTTCATTGTGAGAAAGCTTGAGCATGATTTTCTTCTTCGCTTGGGGCAGTTCGGAGAAGTAATCATTAAGTGGGTTATCAGAGTTGACAATTAGAACATCGCACTCGGGTATATCCTTATGCTCTAAGCTAATTGGCAGATCTGTAAATCCTAGTACTTCAGGAGTGACATCAGCGTATACAGATGTAATAGATACATCATGTCCGCGATCTGCCAGACCATTTGCTAAAGTTAAGATAGTAGTAGGGCCACCATGTTTTCTCATATGGGGGGTAACAAATACGATACGGCGCTTAGTCTGGCGAAGGTGAAGATTCTTCTCTAGCGCTTCAATAAAAGTATTTACCGAATTATCTCTATCGTGTTCCTCAAGACTTTCTAAAGCGGATTTTTGTAATTTAGCTCGCTGTTCAGGATTCTGCAATAGAGCTATAACTGAATCAGCAACCTCAATAGGAGGCATACTATTCGGTAGTTTTAACCCATTCTTACCGTGTCTAACATACTCTCCAATACCCTTATTATCCCAACAAATTACTGGGACACCAGAAGCCATAGCCTCAAGACAAGGCATTCCGTATGAGTGAATATAGGAGGGGTCAATAAATACATCGACTTCATTCCTTAGGAGGTTAGCAAGACGGGTCTGAGATATTGGTCCTAAAGCGATAGCTGTACCGCAAACTTCAGGAATAGAGTCAACACCATAAGTCATTATTCTGGTATTAAGCCCTGCTTTGACGCTCTTATTGTACAAGTATTGAATAAGCTGGATAGCTCTGTCATATCCTTTGAAAGGATAAGAAGCGGAAATAGGAACCATAACTGTAACCCGATCATCTCCTGATTCTCTATTCCCGGGATAAAATAGTTTCCTATCTACGCCCGGAGCAACGGTTGATACGACATTAACTCCATCCTCGATTAGCTTCTTAGTAATCCAATGCGAGCTAGATATAACTTGAGGAGCCAGTTTAAAGAATCGTTTAAATTCCTCAGCAGTCGTAGAATCAGCGCCGACTAGATCAGGCTCATAAGACTGTGTGTGTAGGACGTGTTTGAGCTTTTTCTCTACTTCACACAAACTGCTTACAAGAGGAGCTAATTCAGAAGTTGAAGAAATGATTACTCCATTTTTAAACACCTTAGAAGTAAAGGTTTTTAAGAACTCTTCTTCGCTGGCGAAGTTAATAACACCAGTCCGTAGTTCACCAAGTGGTTCTGGTAGCTTAGCTCTGATATCTCTAGCTACAACCGCTACTCTAGCGTCACCGCCACGTTCATTAATCTCGTTAACAATATCTGTAATAAACTTCATTCCACCACAGAAGGCTGCGGATCTAACTACCCAACATACTCTGTAGGGTACCTTTCGACTGGAATTTAGGATAGAAGAAGAAATATCATTCTTTATGTGTCCTAAACTTTTATCAATATGAAATGTTTTTTTCCACTGGGTAAATTGAGGCCATATTCGGTTAAACCGATTAGCAGCGTGCTTTCGGAAACCCATATGTTTTTCTTCTCCAAGGCTGGAGAACGAGCTACCTCTCTCATGAAATACGTAAGTATCATCTGCCATTACCGCTCTGTATCCCTTTACCGTAGGACCACGACGATAGGTAATCGTCTTCATCCAATGGTCACTCTCTTCTCCAAAGTTCGGGTATGACTCATCGAAGGGACCAATTTCGGACAGAAGAGATCGTCTGAACATATAGCAAAATCCGGTAGGCATTATCTCGGGATACTTAACATCACCCCTATTCTGTAGTATCCTATTCATATCTAGATATGAAGCTCCGGGAGACATATTTACGTTAATTACTGCCGTATTATTAGTAACGGGATTAACTATCTGATTCCTAGAATTAGCTTCAAGAGCAAATACCAGTTTTGTTAACCAGTCTTGAGTAACTAATACGTCTGAATTAAGAAGACATACATACTTACCGCGCCCGATAGTAATGCCCCTATTAACAGAGGCAGCAAACCCTTTATTCTTAGCATTCGTAACGAGTATAATCTTATCGGGATGTTTTTCGTATAAGTCTTTTAATACTTCTTTAGTTTTATAGTCTGATGCATCATCTACGATAATTAACTTATAAGGCCATCGGGTCCTAGATAGAACTGTTTTGATAGCTTTATCTGCAATATGAATAGAATTATATACAGGCATAACTATATCAACTGGATATCGTTCTTTAGATGCGACATTTATAGCCGCGTTGTATAGTGTCTCTTTGCTATTTTGAAAGAAATTATCTTTAGGTAATAAGGTAGATATTGCAGAGGCAAGTTGCCCCTGTAATTCTCCGGTCATTGGAACTTCTACTTCATCAGTAGATTTGGGATTGATTAAGTCATCAACCCTTCTAGCTACCTCGTCAGAAGTGGGGGCTACCCATACATAGGTATTATCAGACTGACGATGGAATGACACTGGAATTCTTTCCCAAGATAATAGAATCTATTACCAAGAATACAGAAGGTAATTCTCCTGTTTTAGCTATAATATCGTATTCAAACGAATAGTTATCTAGTGAGCTTTCGCTGCTATGCGTATCCGCAGATACCATATCTGATCTTTTCATCCTAATTATTTTACCACCTAGACTTTCAATAGCTTTTACTTCGTTAGGAAATCTGGTATCACTAATAACTACATTATTACCTTTAGCTATCTCTTCTTTAATGGTTTCAAACCCTATACGAACCCAAAAATCATCCATAAAGTTTGTTCGAAAAAGATCAGTACCTACCACCTGTAGAACTTCTCTAGGGGACATTTCCCATCTAGGATCTACTATTTCTTTCTCAATAGGATCATACATTTGTGCATGTGTAAAACGAAATAGTAGTTTACCTATTATTTCTTTAAGTGGGTATGCCCAAGATACCTCTACGAATCCGTGCTTCTCAACTAAGTAGGTCGCTACACTGGACTTACCAGAGAGCTTCTTACCTGACAATGATATAATCATTATATCTTACCATCAAGAACATTCAATGCCGTATTAGCATCCTTTCGGTGACCCTCATCACATGCATAATCGAAATTACAAACAAAGTTGGAAGCCCATTCTGGAAGAGTCCTTACTGCCTTATAAAGTGTACTAGAGAAGTGGGAGATATCTAATAGTTCTGGGTAGTGCGAATAAGAACTCCCGTCTACAGCGTACCCTGTAGCATCCGCTAGAGGACAGTTAATAGAATCACACTTATACGTTTTTCCACCGTTCCAAATCGTTTTGACCAGATAGGCACGAAACTCAGACTTCTTAATAAATGGTCCCGGTTTTTCTATATTTAACTTTTTCATGGTGTCTCCCATTCTCCTGTTTCGTCATTACGTCTAATTTTATTATCTATAATAAGCAATGCAGTCTTCGCATTCTTTGGAAATACTTTACCACTATAGAAAGCATCTCCAGTTACTGCATCAAATACGGTAACAAACTTTTGAGCCCAGTCCGGAAGTGTTTTAACTATTCCTTTTAAATAAATACTATGATGATTTTCTAGTAGCTCAGAATAATGAGAATATGAGATTCCATCTGTAGCGTAACCTGTAGCTATAGCTAATGGACAGTTTTCAAGTGTACATTTATATGTTTCGTTTGTCTTAATAGCCTTCAATAGAAATTGTCTAAACATATATTTAGAAATAAACTTACCAACTGGTGAAATATCATTCTTAAGTCTTCTCACGATACTGCTCCGTGTTTAAGTGAAATTTTAAGTCTGGGTACTTATACGACAATAACAGTATAGCATATTTTCGCAATTTTTCCGCTTCTTCCTTAGAGTCACACACAGGTAAATAGATTGTAGGACGCCATTTACCTGATTCTTTATGGACGCCAGATTTAGTAGAATTTCTTACATTTTGTATAATAGTACATGCTCGCAAATTATTCAAGTTGTTATTTAACTTATCATGATCAATATGATCTACAACATAACCAGATTTAATTGGTCCATTAAATGCTTCCCATACAACTCTAGATACTTGCTTCCAATAGTATCTACCTGAATTAGATAACCCCACCTGATAATATCCACTATTAGATAGTTTAAACTTAATAGACTGTCCGGGGATAGTCCTTCCTTTATTGTCTTTTCTAGTTAAAGACCGTATTCGTCCAAAAGAACTAGCTTCATATTGCTCTTCGAACCCTAATACCGGACCCCACATTTCAACATCATTTAGTCCACTTACTGCCCGTCCTTTTAATAGTAACCAATCCATTTCGGGTCTTACTTCTAGATTTTTAATCCATGACCCAACACTAGTAGCTGGATATACACCATTATGGACAGAAAAGTCTAAGTAGGCAGATAAGTCTTTCGGAAAACACGACCCAGAAAAACCATATTTACCGTCCGTACCGGGGACTAAAAAGTGCGAACGTCCTATTCTCCCATCATTCAAGATTTCAGCTATAACTCGTTTAGAATTAACTCCAATAGCTTCGCAGATCTGGTGTAGCTCATTAAAGTAAGCTAACTTATTGCAAAAAAAAACATTAGTCCCATATTTAACTAAAGCAGCTTCATCCCATGTCATCCATACTATAGGAACAGCAGGAAATCTAGTATTGAATAAATCTTCTAAAATTCTATGGCTAGAAAAGTTATCGGATGTACCAAGAATTATCCGACTTTGTTGAATAAAATCAAGATCAGCAGTTTTTTCTGTTAGGAACTCCGGCGAATGTATTACTATTAGATTTCTGTGTTTTGCATTCAACTTTCTCGCGCTTCCGGGAGGTATAGTGCTTTTTATGATAACAATCTTTACATCATCCTCCGGCAAGGTACGTGATAAATCACTTAAAGCGCTATCTAAAATAGATAGATCTACTGATCCGTCAGCCTTCATTGGGGTAGGTAAACAAATAAATAGTATATCTTGATTAACTACGTCAGCGTATTTAAACCCCATATCCTTGAATTTGTCATAGATCTTTACATTTGTATAGGTATGGAATGCTTTGCATACGGCGGTCCCTACGAAACCCGCGCCGATTATACCTACTGAGTACATATACTTCTCCATTCCAATGCATCCGATATAGTTGGAAACTCCTCAGTAAAGATATTTTTTATCTCTAAGGCTATTTCTCTATGTTCTTTTTGGGTGTGGGGGTCAGTACGAAGCTCTATATAATGAATCCAAGATCTTAAACTACCTTTCATGTATATCGTAGTTTGAGTAGTTAATGGCAGTACCATTCTTGCTGTCTCTTTGGATACACCATTAGCGATTAGCTGGTCATAGGTATATCGGGCAAGAGATACCGTAATAGCAATCATTTTATTTAGAGTATCATCTTTAAGTACAGCCTCGGAAGACTGTCTATTATTTTTAGCCTGTCTACGAAGCTCTACTGGTTCAAAATTCGTAGGAGAACTATAGCGTTGTGAGAACTCTTGGAATGAAAAGCTTCTATGACGTAGAATCTGGGCTGCTATAGCTCTACTAGTTTGGATCTCTACGGTCATATCGACCATTTCAAACGGCGACCAATGCTTATTTTTGATCAAGTATTTTAATAGTTTAGGTGCCGTTTCAGTATTCATCTGATTATCTGGATTGCTTACCCGAGCAATATAAGCCACCAGATCCTCAGTCCGTGAAAGAAAAGATTTAGTGGTGGATATGATTCTGACGTTCACTTCTTATCCGCCTCTAAATGTGCTCTAAGAAACCATGCCATCTTCTCATGTTTAGCTGCCCACTCTAGAAGAATATTAGCGGTTACAGAATCCTGAGTGTTTACAGCAGCAGAAGTTCTCCTAATATCCTTAATTAAATCTTCATGATCCATCACTAAATGATTTATCATATCAGTATAGTTAAATGGTACAGTAGTATCTTCATATAGCGTACCTGTAGATATAAATTGCTGCATAGACCCGAACGGTTGACCTTTAAGCTGTCTAATTCTCTCAGCTATGGTATCGGTTAGAGAGTTCAATTGATTGTACTGATCACCGAATAGTTCATGCAGTGGACCAAAGAATGGTCCTGTTACGTTCCAATGGAACCCACGGGTCTTTACTAATACTTTGTACTCATCTGCTAATAGTATATTTAGTGCTCTATTTATATCCATAATTTATCCTATATTAATATGTTTGAATCTACTTCACAATGATAGTTTTATTATGCATAGCTACAAAAATAAATAAAGCTATAGCCACAATAAATGATAGTATAAGAAGAGGTCTATCTAACACAAGAATATCCCGCCCAATTACATAGAATTGATGACCAATTAGGTCTAGGACGTAAAGCATTAATAGCGAGTATTGTTTTTTTCAGATTACGCCAATTAATCTTTGCCCCACAGAATGGGCAAAAATTATACTTTGTTGCCATACCAGAACGACCATCGAGAAGCGATCTCATATCTTTATGAGATCTAGTATCCCCTATTAGCTCCTCGATGCACCATGACTTTCCGTCACCCTCTAATACAGTATGGTCACAGTCAGAATTGGTAGCGGGGGCGGGACTCGAACCCGCGTTCTGAAGCTTATGAGACTTCCGACTTACCACTTGTCCACCCCGCTAGGATCCACACACGCCACCTTTACAGGACTCGTCATTTTCCTCGTATATGACGTCTTTATGTTTTTTCGCTGTTTCATAGTTTATAGGTACTATAGGCTGGCCCGGTCTTGCTCCATCCGGATACACCGTGATACCTCGTAGCTTCGGAAGATATTGTAGCAAAGTTTCAGCAAATTTCTTGGCATTGTTGTTACCGGGTTCGCCCCATTCCGGCAAGTTAATAGTAGAAGAGATCGCTTGATCTACGAAACCCTGAACAAAAGCCTGCATTGCTATTCGCTTCTCAACATCTAAGGATAAGGTCTTCGAGTCTTCAATATCCTCTGGTTTTATTCCTTCCTGAATTAGACGCTCTGCTGTTGGGTCTATAACATAACTAAACTTCCACTTTCCATCCTTATCAAGAAAGCGTCTCTTATAAGATACACAAAAAATGGGTTCAATCCCTGTAGTAGTCTCGCCAATGATACCTATCGTCCCTGTAGGAGCTATAGCTCTAACCGCAACAGGACGAATGTCTTTGCTAGCAGTGGCGTACGTATTGGCCTCGGTATCTGAAGCATACATCCATGCTGATAACCATTTTTCAAGCTTATTACTGGGGGCGTAAGGATGATTATTCTTTAAGCACCACTCATGCAGTCCCATTAACCCCAATCCTATACGGCGGTTATTAGAACGCACCCTAGAGAAAGCAGGATCAGGAGCCCAACTACAATAGGTTCCATTATATAGGAACTGGACACCTAACTCTGTAACCTTAACCAATTCATCTATATCTTTAATGTTAGCAAGGTTAACACTACCAAGATTACAAGAATCACTGTCAGTATTGGATACAACCTCACAGCAAGGATTTCTAAGATCCTCTTTCCATTTAGACCCTACATTAACAGAAAATCCCGGCTCACCTGTCTTGCACATGCTCTTACAAATTCTATAGTAAAGGTCCCAAACATGTTTTTCAGTATTAACTGTGGCAAAGAAAGCATCATCTAACCCTACTGAAATATTTGTCATATCCAGATCAGCCGGGAAATTGAAGTCTGCCTCTTTTGCTGCTTTAACAGCAGTGGCCCAATTCTTAACTAATAAGAATTCTTCTATATCGGAATGCATCCAATTTAGACCCGCCCACAGGGCAGAACGTCTTTTGCCTCCAGCCATTACCTGACGGGCCACTTCATTGACCATTTTCATCAGGGAGATAGGACCACTGGCGACACCTCCAAATCTTTTAATCGGAGTGCCTCGTCCACGGATTAGGCTATACTCAGTACCTACCCCGCCGCCAGTGGATAATGCCATTATATGTTTCCCTACTAGGTCTTTCCAACCCTCTCTTGAGTCTTCGGCTCTAAGTAGAAAACAATTATAGTATTGAGGTATATCTCTACCGGCGGAATAAAGATACCGTCCACCGGGTATGAACTTCCTGTCTCTAATGATCTCAAAAAATGCCTGTTCTTGTTCAGGATTTCTAGCAATAGTCTTAGCTACTCTAGCAGCGCATCCTTCCCAATCTTCAGACTCGTTTATCGCATATGTGCGTTTAAATATTGTATTAGCGAATGGACCAAGCATCATGTAACTTTCTTTATTCTATTTTACCTTAGTCACGGAAAAACTCTGGTTCTATATCCATAGCTTTTGCCCAAGAACCATGCTTAACTGCTACTATTACTCGCTTTAACCTTATTCCCCTACTCCACCAATGGGTTGAAATTTCCTTATGTCCACCCTCAATATTTCGGGAATTAGATATAGCATCTAAAGAACGGCCATCCATGAGATGTCTACAAATACCGTCTCTGCCTTCCATTTTATTATCAAATTCAGAAACAACTTCTAAACCTAATCGCGCAGCCGCCTCTCTCATACGATCAGCCTGTGCTGTTAGCTCATTAAACTTTTCTTCGATGTGATACTCTCTCAAAGGATATCGACCGGCACCCTTAGGAGTATACCAAATATTCGGTCGAGATTCAAGATGTTTTACCATCCAATTAATCGCCTTATCAAGATCAGAGAAACAATCGTTAACAGATCGCCGCTGATAATCAATCTCGTGATGGAAACCATGAAGTTCGGCGATCATTCTACCGGCCTTAACTTCTTCCTTGACGTACTCAATACACTGAGGAAACTGTTGAATCTCCTCCGTGAGAATAGCTGGAACATGTACGAAGTGCTCCGGCACTTCTGCGATCCAACGGTGTATCTGTCTAAATCGTTTAAACGGATCAGGCCATTCTCTAGAAGGAACTAGAATATCATCGTCTCTAACTCTTATCATTATCTACTGCCTTCTCAACACAACTTATATGAGCATAAGTACATAATTCCATTATAATCATATACATCTGCATCGTATCAATAGCTTCCCTACAAAAACAACACTTATGATCCTCAGGAAGCATACCTGAACCGCCGTATATCGGATCAAAAGGATTGAAGCCGTAATAGGCAGCAAACTCTATGTACTCAGAATTAATCATTAGTATAGATAACGTTAGGTTCTGAGTACGGGACAAAAATAAATAATGCTGCTATCCAGACTAATACCAATGCTAGATTAATATATCTCATGGCATAACTTCGCACTTAATAGTACCGTCCTTATTCAATCGTAAAACGGACCAACCAGTTCTTTGTATACTCATTACACCTTTTCTAGCATAATTAGAGTATCTTAGAGAACTGCCGCCGCGTACAAACCATTGAATTCTTAGGTGCTCTCCATGACCATCGAAAGATAACGAATCAACTGGCTTAGTGTATAGTTGGTGGTTATGACCTAAGAAGAATACATCTGCTTGAGAATATACTTCTTTTAACTTATATAATTCTAGATCTCCATTCTTAGCTGAAGATACACCATGACCAGAGGCTAAAAGCATATTATTCTTTTTATGCTTGTTCTTATTAGCTACGATATTAGCATAGCAGGGACCGTCAACAAAAGGTACATCTAGCGTTCTAGCTAATATCTTAATAACATCAAAGTCACAAAGTCTAGCTGAACGGTCAGAGTCATGATTTCCGCCCCGCATGAATAAGCATTTATCTGCGATAGGTAGTAGTAATTCCGCTGCTTCAATAAACTGATCATCAGGGTAATTATACTGTTCTCTTTGAGTAATCCCCTTGTATGCGGGAGGTATAAACTCTAATAGATCTCCATTACCGAACCAGTAAGCATTAGGGGTATTTTTAACTGTTTCGATCTTTGCAGCGAACATAGATCTATCGTGTTCATTGGCCCCAACGTGATCGTCTGTGAACCCATGGATCTCAAAAGAATCATGAGGTAAACTTATCTTCAACCCGTTAGATGGAGTTACCATAGTAAATTTATTCTTTATCATTTGTTTTCTCTTTCCATAGTGCAAGGAACTCTTGAAAGTTCATTGTTATCATAGTACAGTCTGTGCCTTTACCGTGAGGCTGCCATACTACAGCAGGCGTAGTATCTTTTTTTGCGTTTGCTTTAGCTTGCTTATACTCTGCATGACCCGGATGTTTTCTAGTATGCTTACATTCAACAGAAAATGGAAACTTACGTTTAGCGGCCGGTGATAGCATGATATCTACACCACCAGAACCCATAGGTCTACTCTCTACGTCTCCCTCTTCAAGCTCAAAAATACGACCTAACTCACTAGCAACAAATTTCTGAGTAGAACGACCTTTAGCTTTTGCACTAGCGGTTTTCATCTGTAGCCCACCTATATGCTCCTACTAAGTCTATAGCTATAAAGAGCAATCCCCAAACAACGATAGAAGATAGACCCAAAACGAACCCTAGTCCTACCCAACCTAATTCTCCGATTACTCTTAACCACCATCCTACTCTCAATCCGAAAGCAATACATATCATACCGGCTAACAGGAAAGCATAGAAGATATGACCGTATACATCAATCATACACGCTTAGAAGATTTCTTAGACTTCTTCTTTGCCTGTACAGCGCGATCAAGTCTAATATGAGCTTGATCTGCTACTGCAGCGATATCGTCTAGTTTAACATTAATACCGCTAACTTCAGAATCAAGACCTAGGATATGGGTATCGAGTACTTTTAGATCAGCAAGTATGTTTACACGAAATTTTTCTAAATAAACAGACTCTGCATCTACTTGAGCTATTAACTCATTTACGGTGCTATAAAAGAACAAAATAGCAATAACAAATACAATTAGAATCATAACAAGTGTCATCATATCCTCCTTAGTATATCATCTGCCAAGCCTTCTGCCACAATCGCTTCACCACCAAGAACCCAATATTCTGCTTTCTTATCGGTAATCTTTCTCCAGTAGGAAGCATCCTTATCCCCCTTGCGTTTAGAGGTACACTTACCTAACAGGACTATAAATCTTTCCCCTATCCAGTCTTCCCACTTTCGTCGATCCTTAGCTTCTGAATGACGAAGGGCTACTTCCCCGGAGAAAGTTGATTCGTGATTCATCATAGTACAGTTTTCAGTAACATATACTTTATGCCCGCAAGCTAGCATAAGAACACCCGCTGAAGCTACTCCACCTGTACCTATAATAGTTATCGGGGCTGGAGAATTGATAACCAAATCATAGAACATAAAGGCTGCCTCAACATCACCGCCCGGTGTACTAAGCCAAATAGTTATAGGTTCATGGCTTTGGTTAAGTAGATGTCTAAAGGTCGCCAAGAACTGATTGGCGAAGTCTCCATCTATTTCTCCTACGATATAGATCTCTCTCTTATCGAGGTCTACCCAAAACTCATGGATCCAATAGAGAGCAGGAGCATTAATCGGAGGATTATTAGCTCCTATATAAACATTACCTCCTGTGGTGTTGTTATTTGATCGTGGTGATACCATTATTCTTCTCCACATGTATATTCGTCGGAATTAATGTTTTTAGAGATTCTTCGTTAGAAATGAGCAAAATAGTCTCTCGTCTGCTCGATATTCCTGTCAGGTAGTTTATCAAATTTTCAGCATTCCGTTGGTCTAAAGATACGAAAGGTTCATCAAGAATAAGGATTTTACTTATACCCACAGCTTGACTCTCAGCCAAATCTGCAAGGGCTAGACCTACAGCAAATGAGACTATCTGTTGCTCTCCGCCGCTGAGAGAATCGTAACCCTTGCCTCCACTATTAGAACTTACTTCACAAGTAAATTCATCCCTATCTTCTCCTGACTTAAGTTGTTTGGTAGTACTGAATGTAACCTTTAATTGAGAGTTACCAAGCCCTTCCAAATGTTTATTAACTCTTTCCGTTAAGAAAGGACAAACTCTATCTAGCATGAATATCTTTAAATCCTTACCAAATGCCCCTTGCCAGAACACTAGTTTATCCCGCTCCTGAATAAGAAGGGATAGAGAAGTTTGCTTAGCCTTTAATTTGTCTTCCTCCAATGATAATTCCTGCTCTAGTTGTCGGACAGAAGACACGAAAGGATTTAGATCAGCATTAAGACGATCTAGTTCTGCCTTCCATACGGGTCGAGAATCTTCTCCTAATTGCTCTTTGGTCTTGAGAATGCTAGATTGTATATTTGCCCGTTTCGTAATTATGTTATGTTTATGGACTGAATTTTCAAGTAGTTTATTGTATTCGGCAAAAGCTGTAATGTGTTTATTGTTCCAATACTCTTTAGCAGTTTCAGCTTTATTAAGGTTTACTTTTGCTGTATCTAATTTATCCTTAGATCTACAAAGGTTAACTTCATAGGAAGTATAGACAGCATCAGGAAACTTTTGACCACAAAGGTTACAGGTATTAGGAGGTTGTTCCATTATGACACGATTATGTAGTCTTATCTCTTCATTCCACTGATTATGTGAAGTTACAGCTTTATCATAATTAGCTTTATATTCCTTTACCCTCGCTATAACAGACTCTATATCTACATCATCATAACTAGGTATAACTAATTCTTTTAAACTAACTTCAAGATTATCAATAGTATCTAAAATACTCTTATGGCATTGTTCGTAATTTAGAATGTTTCTTTTAATGCTGCTAATCTTTAATTGGTTTTCTGCTTCCCACGTAGATATCTTCCTAGTTTGTACCTCGTAGTTTGTCTTAATCCTATTGATGCCTCCCTCAAGGAACGATATAGACTTCTCTTCAGCTTGAATATTCAGGTTAATCGTAGCCTTAAATGTGGCGGATAACACTTCCCATTTGCTTACTTGAGAAATTGGCAATATTCGTTCTAGTATTGCCTTCTGATCCTTAGGATTGAGGGATAGGAAATTATCGTCTCTGCCTTGTCCAAAGAAATCCGAATAAACAAATGTCTCATAATTTCGACCTAATGCCCGATTGATTAGCTCTTGAGTCTCTTTCTCATTACGCTGTGTTAATCTTTCCGTACCGCAATGAAGTTCTAAAGAGGACGGTTTTCTACTGCGTTTAACAATATAATCTTTTCCATCAGAACCTTGAAATGTAATCTCTACAAAGCAAGGTGGAGCGGTATGGCGATTAACTACTTCATCTGCCCTAAGTCCTCCTGCGGTCTGACCAAATAAACACCACAGTATAGCTTTATTAGCGAGCGAACTTTTCCCTGCTCCGTTAGCCCCACCTTCATCGGCAGAATACCCGGTAACAAGAACAAGTCCTCTATTATGCAAAGGTACCTGTACCTCTCCCAGAGAGAAAACATTGCTTGCGCTGAGATTTAAAATTCTCAAATGTCTTTACCTTCGTAGCTATATGTACCTTCCATTATTTGTTCGCCTACTTTACGAGTGCCCATATCAAGACGTTTAATATCCATATAAGCACCCACGATACTAGACAGAGAATCGAAACTGCCAGAGTTAGCTGTAGAAAGCTCTCCGCTTCGCTCAACTGAGCTACGAACCATTTCACAGCTTCTCGCACCATAACTCATTACCTTCTCTTTGATGTTAGTTATATCCATATTATCCGAAATCTCGATCTTAATAAAGTTACCTTCGCAATTATCTAAGGTAATATCTTTCTCTGTTAGACTAACAAATCTTGGAGACGAGATATTAATTGGGACTACTTCGAGGGGCTTATCTGAATGCCATATTACATCCAGTAATCCCCTATCCTCTCCTGAATCTGTCCATGTTAATTGCAATGGAGAACCGGGACTCCATATTTTTTTGTTATGAACTTGAAACCTAGAGTGATAATGCCCGACGAATGCTCCTGCGACATGATCCGGTACCATAGAAGGATGTAGAATTTCGTTAATCGTAAACCCTTTGGAGTTTACCGGCATACCGTTAAGCCCCTGATGCATTAATACAATAGAGTTTACTGGAGACTCGTCCAAAAACTTCATGAGTTTTTTCTGATCTTCGGTGTAGCTCATGGCCCAAAAAAGATCCCCATATCGACCGGGCTTGTCTACTACATCTCCGAATTCTTTCAGAAAATCAATAGAGTGAAGGTCACCTTCTTTGTCTGAGTAGTCATGATTTCCTATAATAAAGGTTGATTTGATCCCTTCACGTTTAAGCGCACTCAAGAAGTTATGGGCAGCCCATAAAACTTCTGAGCGAATAGATGAATGGGTATGGAAAAAGTCTCCGGTAAAAACTATATCCTTAATGTCATGTTGGACCGCATGCATCAGTACGGCCCCAAGAACCTGCACCTGATCTAGTAGTCTACTGTTCCGTCTATTGACGGTAGAAGCACCATAGCTCCACAGGTGCAAGTGAAGATCACTAAATACTATTATTCGTTTCCCTGTCGTCATTCCCAAGTCTTATATAATGTTAGGCTAAGTTGAAATAGAATAAACTGCAGGAATAAACCAATACAAGGTATACCGGGACCTTCGTTTACCTCAGGGTATCCAAACCATAATTTCCAATTTCTAGGATGAAAAACTAAGGCAAACGATAATTCGATCATTCCTCTTCTTCTTCCTGAATCGAAATTACTGTATCAGTATCCGATCCATAAGGAGTAATCTTTCCAACCTTTTCTGCTTCTTGTAGAAAGAAATCGTACACCTTAGAAGGACCGCCCATTCCATCAACGAGCGCTTTCCATTCTTTCTTCATGAATGTAGTCCCGGTGGGAACATAATGCCAAGACTGCTGGTTGACTGACTCTATTAGTCCTATCGCAATCAATCCATCCATTATGCCCTCATAAATATCGAATCCGGTAACCCCGTTCTTTACATCGAACTCAGGGCTATCAGTTGAGTTAATCTTATTCTTTCGAATAGCGATTTTAATGCTTTGACCTTTATAGTGTCTATCATCCTTTTGACCATCAACAAGTTGGCTAAGGAATGTAAAATCTATCCGCAAAGAAGCGAAAAACTTCAAGGCATGTCCACCTGCGGAAGTCTTAGGATTACCAAATCCGATATTTGCAATAGCATGGTTAATGAATATCGCACAAGTTTTTCTAGTCGAAATCCGACTAGTAAGTCTACGCATAGCTTTTCGAATGATTCTAGCATCCTGTCCTACTCGTGCTTCCTCGCGTATTTCTTTAACGCTGCTACCTTCAGACTCCACACCAGTAATAGAATCTACTACGATCATACTTGGGAATCGCCAGTCTTCTTTCTCAAGTTTATCTAAGAAAGCGTCAATAGTATCAAATACCTTCTCAATACTATCGGCCTCTGCTAAAAGCAAGTTATCTACATCTACCCCAATCTTCTTGGCTCTAGGTCTAGTTAGATCGAACGTATATTCTGTATCAATATAGATTACTTGACCTCCTAGACGTTGACATTCAGCAATAGCATGAAGGGCGGCAGTAGTCTTACCGGAAGATTCAAATCCAAAAAACTCTAAAACTCTACCGGCAGGATAACCGGGCTTACCAATTGAAAGCTCAAGTAACGGCAATCCTGAAGGGATGGCAAAGGGAACATGAGATGCGATATTAAGATCGCCTCCTGTAGTGATATTAATTCCACCTACTTTAGTAAGTCCCTTATTTTTCCCTAGCTCTTTGTTCATCTCTTTAATAAATTCTTTTGTAATATCATTAGGCACTTAATACCTCTTTAACTTACTGTCGCCATATCATTAGTCCACGTATAGACAGACAAAAGTAGATTATATTGTTCAAGAATGACATAGGAGAACCTATCAAGCATGAGAATATTGTCCAGAATGCCCCACCGATAAGTGCCCAATACCACCCTCTATGGTCCATATTCCCAAGCTTCCACTTAGCTACCACACCACAAAGTATGGCAATAGCACCTACAGATTCCCGAGCTAGGGTATAGTAGTCCATACAAATGTTGCTAGCCGATTACTCGGCTAGCGTATGGGTGGTTAGAACGATACTACGCGCTGCGGTGAAACCACTTCGTCAGTAGTAACGGAACCATCTGTAGGGAATAGAGTGTTGCTTACTACGGCCTTTTCGCTAGTGCGAGGTCGGCCACGAGGGCGTACTACTACTCCTGTACTTGCGATCAAACGTCGAACCGTCTGAGAATTAGCACCAAACTTAACTCCAATACTCTTTAGCGATTCCCCTGCCTCATATAGAGATACCATTTCATTTACTTGCCCATCAAACTTCGACTGTCGCATGATTATACTCCTTAGTTATTGTTAATTTACCAATTCTTCGTTCTGTTTCTATTACTTCAAACTCAAAACCTTTTGAATTCTTACTTGTCAATCTGCCCCAAAATTTACGGGGACCTTTCTCATTCAGATCATGAAATATCACACAATCCCCCGGTATCAAAAAAGTCTTAATCGCATTCCAATCATTGATGACCGATTCCCTCTTATGATCACCGTCGATAAAGAATATAGCATTTTTTCGAGAGATTGCAAATTTTTCGAGTTGAGCTATAACTCCCACATTAAACGGCTGTATATGTATATTAATTTTATCAGGAAGAGGAGACATATCTATATGCTCCCAAATCTTGGGGCGACAAACAATATCAAAGGTATAAACTTCTGCTCCTGCTGCGGACAAAATACAACCACTAAAACCATGAGCCGTCCCGCTCTCGAAAGCTAGGGAGAACCCCCTAGCGTTCGAGAACAGAACATCAGCTTCCTTATCTGTAATAAACCGAGCTACTTTAAACTTATCCAAAGGAAGCTTAAGCCTACTTAATTTAACCTTATTAAGCACTAGGTGGCTCTGGAATCTCAGGAGCCGGAACAATTGAGATCCCTGATACCTGAATAGGAGCAGCTACAGTAACAGGAGTAACTGCAGGAGTAGCTACATGAGCAACTTGGTCTGTTACGCCAACACCTACTGCTACGGCAGGGAAACCAAATACTCGGGCCTTACCTTCGATAGCTGCTAGCATCTCCTCAACAGGCCGAGGAGCAGGAATTGCATCCTTAAGGTTAAACTGGGTGAAGTTAGAAGGATCAACATTCTGAGCCTTTAGTACCTCAACGAGGTTTGTGCGGTCACGGAAAGGCTTTACGCTATACCGTGTATCTTTAACCCCATCACCCGTTCGTTCTACCGCAAGCATGAATCCTTCGGTAATACTAGTAATATTACCATAACCCTCAGAGAAAGCACATTCCAATTCTAGGAATCCTTTCTTAACGGTTATACCAGACTTTAATACCTTTACACCTTCCTTAGCTGTAGTACCGGCACTATCAGATAGAACAATAACATTGAATAGATACGCTCTCTTAGGCTGGAAATCCTTGAACGAAGACTCTCCTGCCTCAGATAGCTGTTCGCCTTTATCACAGATAACACAATTCCCACCGAAGGGTCTTGCACATGTGAAGTTAGCAGTTTTACCTCCAAGCTGTAGTCTATGCTCATGGTACTCTTTAAACCATACACCCTCAGCGTCGAATGGCGGAAGAACTCTAATAATAGTCTTACCCTTCTTGAGGTAGTAAAATGGTACCTTTGCCGTCTCATCCTTGATCGCCTGTTTGCGATCTTTATTATACTCATTCTCCATTACTTTCGTATTAGTTTGATGCTGCACAAATGACATTATTTTGCTCCTTTAGTGATTAATTTAACTGTCTTTAAAAATTCATTCTTACGCTTATTGTAGTTCTTTATAAAATCCTTATCTCCATGAAATGTCAGAGTCTCATTAACACTCTTACCTGTTGGCGTCTCGTAATAGTATAAATGAGCGTTGATTAACTTTCTCTGTTCAGGATCAGGATGTGATAGGTTGCTGTGTATCTGAAATGATACGCTAAGTTCGCCTGTTGGCTTTATAACAGATTTAGACATTAATTTATTCCTTTATTTTTCCAGTTTAATCATTTTGGTTTCACGATAACTCATACTTAATAGGCAGTCCGCTTTCTTCTGTAAAGCGACCATGACCCACCGCATTATATTAGCATTTTTTGTGGACTCGTGCAACGACGCTATCGCTGCTGAATAATCAGGGCTAGAAATGATCATATTCTTTACCCTGTTTTCGGTCATCTTGTCTCCTGAACTCTTGGCTCCCATTCTAATCTCTGAATCTTTATCTGCCTCTAACTTCTCAAGCGCAGCTTCCTTGCGTGCGACCTCAATCCGAAGCTCAGCTTCAATGGTTCCACACTCTACAAGATGGTTACCAATAATACACATAGCCCGATCTAGGTCAGCAGGATCTATGCTAAAAAGTTTATCGTCTAATAGAACCTTTTGTCTTCCGTTTGGTTTCTCTATGAATACTTCCATTTACTTTATCTCCAGTATTTCTCTTGCTGTTTGTTTAATCTGATTAATTATTTTCCACCCTGCTTCATCTACTCCTTTATCACCCCACGAATGCCATCTTTTATCCGCGTCTGTATGCCAAACATTCCACTCTTGAGCATCGTAGTTAAATGAGATGCTAATACCTAGATCAAATAATCTCTTTAGTTCTTCATGCAATTCTGGGTTCATACCTTATTGTTCCTTATCCAGTATGCAATATCTGTTAATAGTTTTAACTGATCTATACCCTTAAACTCTTCTTCCCATTCGCCGTAAAATGCGTAGGCTAATCTGTCATGTTCTATTCTTAGAAGAGTATCACCTATACCTTCAGGAACACCACTAGTACCATAGGTGAACATAGGTTTATCACACTTACAACTCATTAAAATTTCCTCCCATGCTTATAGGGTCTACTCTTATTATACTCTATTTTGGCAAGAATTGCACCGGCCACATCGAGATTAAAGGCGGCTGAATAATCTAGGATCCGGATAACGGTATCCGCCAATTCGACCTCTTCTGCAGTGTACTCTGGTACTTTAGGATCAGGGTTATTGCCGTCTCGAATAGCTTCAAGAACCTCGCTAAGTTCACTATGCATCAGGGCAATACATTCTCCTTTATTCTTTTTATCTCCTTCCTCCCAAAATCCTCTAGATTTATTGCCCTCGTGTACCCAATAGGCTAGGTTATCCCATTGTAGCGCGAAATCACTCATAGATTTACTGTGTAGCATTTCTTACTCCTTTAGCTGATTACCAACTCAATATTATCAAAGGGTATAAGCCCTGTACCTGAATAATGACCATAATGTAATTCAACCTTAGTACGATTTTTTATATTTTTCCATGTATAATTAAGCTCAGGAAATCTCTTATAGTTTATATCATCCATAATTAATAACCCAGAAAAGGACGACTCACAAATTCTGTCATAAATTTGTCTCTCATCTGCCCCATTGTGGCTGATATCTAACATAATAATATCGTAGTTATCGTAGAATGAAGTAGCTAACTCTACTGCATCATCTATATTGAATGTTATATTACTAGGGAATTTAAAGTATAATTCTCCCCATACATCTACATGCTTATTATTTTTATCTACATCTAAAGATAATACTTTATTAGTAGGATTAGCAGCTAAACAAAAAGCACTAGCCCCATGAGAAGTACCTAAATCTAGAAAAGAAGCATTATTAAACTGTCTTGTTAAACTAATCAATAGTCTATAATGCTCTCTTGCCCTAGGTTCAAACCTATTTAAATAATCAAAATGAACATTAGACAATAAGTCAGAAATATCCATTGATCTGACAGATGATTTAGTTAATTCTAGACGGATCATATCTTATTCCTATAGTTTTTTAGCCATTACTCTAATAGATTTATCTTCATCGGAAAGTTCTATTATTTTCGGATCGAACCCTAATCTATGTAGATAAAATCTAATAATCTTTGGACTGTATAAACAATGCCGATTCCGATTCTTTAGAGGACCGGGAGAATCACTAAATGCTTCCGCATTTCGACATGTAAAAGCTAATATACCATTTACTTTAAGTAGTCTGTACCAACAAGTGAATAGTTTAAACGGATCTGAAAATGTGTCTATGTAATTAGATATTATATAATCCATAGACTCATAAGATTCATCAGTTATTTCATCTCCAGAATAATGTTTATCTGCCGCTATCTTAGCTTCATTGGAATCTACCCCAATCGAATCCTCTCCTATAATAAAATCTCCGCAACATATATCCATTCCTGATCCTATGGCAAACTGTTCAAGCCATAAACGATCTTCCTCTCCTCCAGTCCATTTCTGCTCAAGGACGAGTCTTTTTAATTTCTCATAACGATGAAGAAGTTTAGTTACTCGTCTATCTATTCTACTATAGGCAGATTGTATTTTTTCTTCTTCAGTCATTACCCCTCCGCATGAGCCCAACTGATATCGCTCCATGCTGTTTCTACTTTAAACTGGTATCCACCGAACTCAGGGACAGGACGTTGTGCAACTGTTTTGAATACCATATCAAACCATTCAACGTGATCTTTTCGTACTCCGTAGGCTAGCGAATCGTGGACACTCGATAAGAAGCGAACTCTATCAGGACCCACCTTCTTGTCCATAAGTATAGCATCTATTGCGTTCGCTGTCCTAGTGGTTAAATCTCCCGCTGGTCCTTGGATTATACAGTTAACTGCTTCTCGTTCCGCCGCCTGTCTAGTCCCCATATCCGGATCATTAAGACCGGGGAACCGACGCTCTCTCCCAAATACACTACGAAGAACACAGCCTTGGGATCTGGCTATATCAGGGGTTTCATCTAGGAATTGAGCTACTCTTGGGAATCGTTCTCGATAAGAATTAACCATGTCTTTCGCTCTCTCATATCCGATGACTAATTCTTTACCCGTAATAGGATCTTCATAGGTTACCTTGGCTAAGGCATGTCCTTGAGATCCGTAGATGATACCGAAATTCATCTTCTTACCTACGTTAGTTCTATTCTTTTTGGATACCTTATCTGGAGTTATGTTTAGCATTGCCGCTGCAATCTCTCTATGCAAGTCGGCCCCGGGAGTATTTAAGATCTTAAGAATAGATTGCTCTTGAGTTAGTAGTCCGAATATATGAAGTTCGATCTGGCTGTAGTCGCCGAAATAATATACATATCCATCGTCTTCTGTAAAGATATCACGAAGCTCAATATCGGTATAATCTGTTTCATCCCAGTCCGAATCCTTATTAGGAATCTGGTGTAATAATCGTGCGGATAAACGACCATTAACCGTTCCTGAGAGATTGAAGGAATATCTGATCCTTCCATCGTCATCAATATCCTCCATGATTCGCTGGACGTAGGTGGTATGCACCTTTCTTGTTTTACGGTACTCCAATATATGAGGTATAACGGGATGTTTATCTTGTATGGGTACTAGTATATCTTTACTGGTAGAGTAACCCTTAGAGGCATCTTTCTTTAGTATTTCATTCCCTAATCCTAAACTCTGTAGAAGAGAAGCGACTTGATCTGTACTACCCGGGTTGAAGTCTGGAGTAGTATACTGACGGCAGTCTAATTTTATTTGATCTAGTCTATCTTCACACGTCTTATTTAGACTATTAAGTTTAGTTGGATTAATCTTATTTCCATTCCATTCCGCCTTTGCAAAGGTTATTATAGCACGCTCTACCTGCTCATTGTATAATTTAGTCAAGTGAGGTTTTTGCACCATACGAGAATGATATATTTCTTTCAAAGAGAAAGTAACCTCGGCATCTGTAGCCGCGTATTGATGAAATACATCGTCAGGTATATGATCATAAGATTTAACTTTATTCTTACCGTGACCTACAACATCATTGACTTCAGTAGACCAGTCTCCAGTAGCAAGCTCTATATCTCCAAGTATTTCTAGTCCATGAGGAGGAATAGAATCTAATAAATGCTTTATAAGTACGGTATCCCATAGTTTTCCTTGCATCTCAATACCAAGATGGTATCGAAGCACATTGAAATCGTACTTAAGGTTATGAGCAATTTTGGCAATCCGGGGATTCTCGAATAGTCGTTTCAATAAACCAGCAACATGAAGTCGTTCTCCATTTACCCATTGCGGTCTAAGTTTCCAGTCTAATCCATTAGGATCATGACGATAAAAGGGAACCACCCAAGTCCGATTTTTACCTAAGGATATCTGTACCATTATCATCGGACTCTTTCGGAAACCTAAACCAGTAGACTCTGTGTCGAATGCAAACTCGTCTGCTTGTTCGACTTCTTTTACCATGTCTTCTACCATTTTAGGAGTTTCGCATAGAGTATACTTAGCCCTATAAAATGGCTTAGCTAATGCCCCATGTTCAAGAACGTTCCTAGCAAAGACATAATCATCTTGTACTCTATCCTGTAATCGAGGATTATCCTTATGAAGGAACATAGCAGGATTATAGGTTACTATAACCTTAAATGTAGGGCCATCTTCCCAACTAGGCAACTTTTTATCATATAGTACACCGCGCATGGCTCCGACGCCACCGAACTTGTTTAGGTTGAAAACTTCTAAGGGTCCATTACCTAAAAGAACTATTACTTCTGGCTGAATATTCTTGATCTCTTCTTCAAGGTAAGAAAAGCATTGTTTCTTTTCTTCTCCAGAAGGTCGTCTAGTCTTAGGAGGACGGCATTTAACCATATAAGTTATATACACTTCATCAAGGTTGAAACCGACTTTGTTCAGATACGGAATCAGAACATCAGACCCGGCTCTGCCATAGAAGGGCATCGAAGCTCTATCGTCCTCTGCACCGGGGGATTCTCCGATAAACATTATTCTATACTTTCTTGGCAGACCCTGCACCCTCCGTTGAGCAGCTACCTCAATACCACAAGCCCCTTCTACTTGAACATTAGTAACATACGGGATTTCTTTATCCTGTCCACCGATCTTTCTAGTATAGGTTATTGAAGGAAGTCGGCACTTCGGCGATCCGCCACAATCTGTTCTGCAACTCATTCGTTACTCCATAGTACTTCTATTAAATACTCGCTAACATAAGATATTTTAGTTGGATTCTTTATACCTAATCTTTTAGCTATCATTTTCCATTCTCTTCCATGAGGCTTTCTATTCTTATCTTGAAAATGATTAATAGCATGAGCTACTTCATGGTTGAATACTAATTGTAAATCTTCTTTTGTCCCAAATACAAGAATCATACCATTAATCCATATATGATTGGGATGAGCATGAAAAAATAAACCTAAAAATTTAGGACTAAACCCTACACCAACATGAAGTTTCATGACTCGTTTATCTAGATCTTTTGGTAATGTTAATTTATGTTTTTTAGCAAAGCTTCTAACTGTCATATGGTTTCCAAAATACCTTCAGAGTTAAATCGAAATGCCCATTGGCCGCTACTACCTTTTAGGATGTCATGGATTTCGTGGGTAGCTCGGGCTAAAACTCCTAGAGAATAATCGTCAGGCTGCTTTAAGTAAAGAGATAATACACCGGCCCTTATCCCCAGTCCTCTTAGCTTCTGAACTCCCTTTGTAGCCTTATCCTGAGCGTCTGAGTCAAATACTACTAGTACGGTATCAGCATTACTTCTACCTATAAGACTACATTGGTGGGAAGAAAGATTAGACCCAAAAGCAGAACACCAACCGTATTGTTTTCCGCTTATTTCTTTAGAAACAGCATCTAGAGCTATAGCTACAAAAGTATTTTCTACTAGGCTAAGGCGAGTAGCGTACTTATTAATGTCCCAATTAAATAAATAGTTAGTTACCGGAGCCCCGGTGGCATATTGATACTTCTTTTCTTCATGTGCAAACCACCATGCGGCTCTACCAACCCATTGAACCATCTGACCTTCGTAGTATATTGGGATATATACCCTTAAGCCATCAAAATGAAAATTGTATCTGAACATTTTCTCAACGGTAATCATACGCTGTTGAATCTCTGAAACGACTCTAGGATAACAAGTGAATAATTGCCCATTGCTGCGGGTAATTAAAGGATATGCTTCCTTGGGCATATTTACTGGGAGTGGAATGGCTGAAACGGAAGTTATGGGGATAGAAAAATTGACTGATTCGTCTGGAGCAAAGCCACATATATTAGTTAGCTTTTTAATTGTAACAGGTTCACTATGGAATCTACATCCTGCATAGTGACAAGTACCTATTTTTTTGATAACATTAAAGTAAAGTTTATCTTTACTACAGGCAGGACAGGAGATTAATGCCTCGTCTCCCCTAAAGGCTATAAGCCTGAAATACGTTTGGAGCCAGTTTAGGATTGGGTTCATATAGTTATTAAAAGGTTTAAGGAGAAGACATTAATAACTATAACCACAAAGAACAATAAAACAAGTAAGGAACCCTTGAGTTTTCTTCTCAGGACACTAACCTCGGCAGGTTTTGAACTCAGAATAAACAAATATTTAGGGACCGTATTCACAATGAATCTCCCCTGTGCTTTCTGACTTTATTCAACTGCTAACCCTCCTTCTTTACGGGTCCGATATGTTGACCACGAAGGATTGACTTTTGCTTTTTCAATTTTACGAACGGTTTGTTTTACTTGTTTTATTATTCTTAATAGTTTTAGTTTTTAATGTCTTACTTTTTTTACGTCGGGTCTATCACTGCAGACCTAGACTTCCCTGTTCAGGGCACTCATGCGAAGGACAGTTAGTGACGTAGCGACCCTTTTATTCTGTATGTGGGTTTCATTTGGATTTTTTTTGAGAGGTACCATCAGCACTCATCCTCTTAATCGTATTATAGTAAAATTCCCCAAAATTGCAAATCTGTTCCCATTCCTTTTCTTCGAATTTTTATGTGGAAATTGTAAGGATTAAATAATTCTTCTATGTTCAACACATTTCGTATATCTGTTTCAGTAAGATTACGATAATAATCTCCCCACACGGCCGAAGATAAACTCGCCTCAGGCGAGGCATTAACTGTACCATGTTCTAGAGTACCGGGACCAGAACAAGAGAAAACGAATAATCCCCCCTTTCGTAATATTCTCAGAACTATATTCCTAATACTTCTAGCCCATTCTTTATCATGCTCGAATGTATTAGTAGAAATTACTACATCGAAGAATTGGTCAGGACGGAAGTCCCCGGTTTTACATACTATATTAACATTAGGACCGGGAGCTAGGTCAAGCCCTAGGTAATCGCAACCTCCAAATAGATAACTATTATTTCCATTTATATCACAGCTACCTATATCAAGAACTCTAGATTCCTCAAAATACTCTGGAAACTTCTCCTTAACAGACTCTAGGAACTCTTTACTTTCCTTGTGCATTATTTACCCTTGCTATCATATACTATTTCTTCAACTTTAGCACGTAAAACAGTACATCCGTTATTGTTTAATGCGTCTCTCATTCGAAACATATCATTAGTAATTGATGACGTATCATCACCGCTTTTAGTTAAGTACATAAGGATGTCTGGCCCCATTACTTCATCCCCTTTGAGAAAGGAGATATGAAACCCAAAAAATTTAGCTGGAGCCTCAACTTTCTCTCTAAATTTAGGATCTAAAGTAATGTGACATTCAACTTTTTTGGTAGCCATCTTTAGCCCAACCTTTCCCCTTCAATACGAAGGATGTTCTAGTAATCAATCTTTCTACCTTGGCCATACATAATGAAGTGTATTCAGATGGATTATATTCTTCTTCCATTAGACAGGCTGTAAGAGGAGAATCAGTAATCTTTTCAACTATTTCGAACTCATGACCTTTTGTGCATTTATAGGTATATGTAGGCATAATTTGGCCTTGTTACCAAGGAATCGTAAACCCATCTTTACATATTATTACTTTTTGTAAGCATCCAAACCCGCACCCTATAGTTGTTACTCTCAAGGCTCCTCCGTGTTGAGTACACGAAGCCTCTACTCTAGGGTCATTAGGAGAATTACACCCTATTGTAATTAGAAGTATTACAAGTAAAGGTATTATAAAAAAGTATCTCTTAATGATGGTCCTATATATAAACATATCTATTCGGTGCTGTATCTTAATATGTCTTTCTACGTTTCGAATGAGAGACAAAGGAAAAGGGGGAGGAGCGTAACCCATTAGTTTTCCTCTGGAAGTCCTAACTTCTTATTATACTCCATATGCCCTACCCACCCTTCGGTCTTGGTCATAAACCCCCAATCCCTTTTCCGTTTGAAGTGAATGAATAATGTCCAGCAAGGACCTCGTTCGGGGTCTACTTGAACCCAATGGAACTCTTGAGCTGTTCTATACTTAGGTTGAAAGGGTTTACGATCTATGACCGTACCATCTGGTAGATGTTCTAAATACCCTGCCTTAATAGGCATAGCGATAAACCCCCAAGGATGGTCATGGGGTACATCATAATCCGATACATGAAATCTATGAACGTAGATAGATATCCAATTACTTGTAAAAATGTAATATCGGGATAGATACAACTCCCCCGGCTTACGATAGATCTCCCGCTTGAACTCCCCGTTTCTCCCCTTAAAGAACTGCACTATCATCCTCCCTTTATGTGCTTACCTCGATTATCGACGTACTCTTCTCTTGGAATCTCTTTTTCTTCGTCGTCGTCTTTCTTCTTAGTCTTATACTGCGGTCTTTTCTTTTCATTATCGGTTATTATCATTTTCCCTACATCAACTTCGTAGTATACTTCTCTTTCAAACTTCTTAGCATGTCTAGCCTTGAAGCATTGGAATCCCATTATCTTACCTTCTCCATCCGGTGTGCTCATTATTCGCACCGCAATAACCGCAGCCGCCTCCTGTGCGTGCTGAATAGATCCTTGTGCTGTTGTCAAGTCTATCATATTTGCTGTATTTTGTCCAGAACGATTCAATTGTGCTGCCGTCCACACAACTACATTATGTGCTTTAGATACTCTACATAAATCTTTAGCAATTAATCCATACCATGACCAACTCTGATCACGGCGTCCACCTGTAACTGTGGGTTTCATTCTCTCCATATAATCAATTATGATAACATCAGGCTTCCAACCGTATAGTCCTCGAAGTTTAGATAAGTGTGATTCTATTTCGTCTGTACTGATCTCACGTCTTACTTCCCACAAGCGTAGTCGCTCATGCAGCTTATACTCCCAATGTTTACTTAGCTGTGTAATTTGCGGGTTAACATCGGAGGGTTCATCGTCTTCGGACGTTACGGTCATATCCTCCAATTTAGTAGAAGTAAGTGAAGAGATAAATCTTTCGGTTGTCTCCTCCATTGACAACTCATTTGTTACGAATAGGACGTTTTTACCTTCAATTGTTGCGATCTTTTTAGCCATAAGAGTTAAACAAAAACTCTTACCCCCGCCTGTCGGAGCAAGGATTATCCCAAGATTCTTGGGCCTAAGACCTCCACCTAACATTCGATCAATTACTTTAATCCCGCATGGGATATTCATATCCCGACTCTGCCATCCTTTCTGGATCTGAAGGTATTTCACGGCCTCCTGAATATTCATCTCGATTTCTTCGCCTGTGTCGGAGAACTGTCGAATCCATGAATTGATCAATTGCATCTGGTCATGCCCACGATCCTGTTGACCTAGGTTATTAAATACAGGAGATTGAATTAGCTCCCGTAATGACCATGAAATAGCTACTTCCTTAGCCTTGTCTAGCGCCATCACCATGTCAGCTAGCTCAGGTTTTGGAGTGATATTCTCAATACGATCAATAACCTTACTGTATCTGCTCTGATATATCGCAGGGTCTTTTTCTTCTATAGAACTGCGAAGGGCGGTGATACTCGGAGGCATCCCGTACTTTTTATTGAAGTTGTAAACCTCCTCCAATATCGGTTTAAACTCAGAACTCTTCAACCATGCGGGGTTAAAAAGATTAGTGAATACTTTACAATCCTCGGCTCTGTTCATCAACGACCAAATAAATACTTCTTCTGAAAAACTCATAATACCTTAAATCGTTTTGTTCTACCAGAGCGAGGTACCAACGACTTACCTGACTCAACTTGTTGTCTGACATATTCTACCGCTTCTAGCATACACTTACGACATACCGGACCTATAGCGTCGAATAAAGTTAATTTGATAGTCCCTTTCTCCGATTCATTACCTTGATTATCTGCCCATACGATATCTGATTTTACGATACGGTATGTTTTGGCTTTACGTTTACAGTTGACACAATGCGTTGTTTCTGTTTCTTCACTCATACTACGTTCACAGTAAACCCTTGATTTTCCCAAAGATTTTTTCTCTCTCTGGAGTGAGAGGATAGCCATCGGGTACCGCGATCATAGAAGTCTACTATTTCCACTTCATTTTTCCCGTTGGTCTTCCTAAGCCCTCGTCCTAGTCTTTGTAGGTTTTTGATTGGGCTCTTGCCACCACCGGCTAGAATAACTGTTCTGATCTCAGGAATGTCAATCCCTTCATCGAATATTGTGGTAGCGATTATTGCTTCTACTTTGTTTTGTTTCAATAAGGTTACTGCTTCTCGTCGAATATCGGTTGAACTCTTTCCGTTCAAAAACTTGACGTTCAACCCCTGATTCGTAGCCATCTTTTCCAGTAACTCTCCATGACCTATTTTCTGAACAAGCACAAGCATAGGCTTCTGCAGTCCTTGTATAGAGTCTATCACTTTCTGGTTACGCGCGCCATTCACGACTATTCCGTCGTCATAGCACTTCGGCCAACTATTAGATATGCCCTGTTGAGCCGGCATATCGAACATTGTGACCTTACCTTCAGCGAGATATCCTCTGTTTATTAGCTCGCGGTTATTAACCTCATATACTACTCGACCTGTGGTTCCTTCAAGGAGCCTATCGGAGTATTTGTCCTTCATAAACGGAGTCCCGGAAAGCCCCCATCTAAACACAGCCGGTATACGAGCAGCAATCTTTACGAACTGATTCCCCCTTTCTAAATCAGCAGCGCACAGGTGAGCTTCATCAATGAACAATTGTTTAAATTTCGAAAAGTCCGCTACTGCGAGATTCACTTGAAGGGTTTGGATGGTTGCGACTGTCACCTTCCTAACATCTCTTAGTCCGTCTCCGACACATCCCGCATCAATCCCGAACCCGCGAAATACTTCTACGGTCTGATACATCAAATCTTTTCTATGAACAATAAAAATTGTAGGTACATCAAGCATCTGAATCATTGCCGCCGCGACGCGAGTTTTTCCGCCGCCGGTCGCCATACTAATGACGCCGCGCGGCCACCACGTCTGTTGTCCGCTTTGTGCGGGCCACATATTAGAAAATGCGGATTTAATAGCAGCGGACTGATAGTCGCGTAACGGAATGTTTGTTGGCTTAAGTTTGTGGTTAATTAATTTACGATTATCATGGATAGAATTAACTACTAGACCATAAGTGGAGAAGTCATCTACTAGTGACGGCACTAGTCCAGTTAATACATCTTTTCCATAAATGGCTACTTTTCCGTCCCACTTCCTCAACTTGAATAACTTTGTATACCGGTAACCGGGGGCAAATACTTGGGTCTTTTTAACTGCACTAGCAAACACTTTCTCTTCGTAAGGGTCCAATACTACTCGGCTATACACATTTCCTAGAATAAGTTTCATATTATATCCATTCTAATAACGTTACTATTACGTATAAACTTTCCGGTAATGGGTCTCTACATATCAGACATATAACCCCGTTTTTATCTCCCCCTGCTCCTACTTGATTAATATTGTTTCCACAGTGATGTTTTAAAAATGTAGCATTCTTAAAATAATAGTTTTTATTAAGGTTCACGACTTCATCTTTATGGTAATAATATAATTCCCATAAATCGTGTACAATCTTTCGATCTTCGTTAGGAGTAAATAATATCCTTACCTTATCCATGATGTCCATGCCCATTCTAACAATACTACTATTGCTAATAATTCTTTTGGTAATTCAACGCCACATCCTATACATATAATTGATGGATTTGTTCCTCCTAGATATACACAACCAATATAACCTTTACTGGGGGGTGCAATAATGGCGTATAACGCTGTTACTATCGAAAAGTTCATTAGCTCTAATACTGTTAATTTCGTTTTGGTGGTAGGGATACACAACCCATAGACCATTTTTGATTTTTCTCTCTTCTTCAGGATAGAATAATTTCTTATCACTAGAAGATACTATTGGGTTCATGCTATCCATTTTTTGATATTATCCGAACAAATCCCACCGGCCTTGTTCAAATCTAAATCCAAAGGCAAAAGCTCTGGATGCACCAGTATACCATCTTCTATAAAGTTACGAGGATAGCACCATATATAACCTTTATTAGTCAAAGTAAATGGATCTCTCTCATGAAAGAAACAATGTACTTGTGGTATTGTTATTAAGGTGCGTAAACTTTCTACATCTTTACAGTGTACCCATATCCCCCATCCTTGAAGAAAAGCTATATTACATGGATACTTAGGTTCATCGTGTCCTAAGTAAAGCTTACCGTTATGAGTCCTAACATCGCACTCTACATGATACCCACTAGATAGGGCGTTCAATAGATACTCTGGATGGTTTTCATCCTTCGGATTAACTCCATCTATATTACCTCTATGCGCTATATATATCATTCTTTAACTCCATCTATGCTTTATATATATCATATGTATTCTTTCCCCCACTAATAACATTTGCGGCTGCTGCAACATCCTTTGGGGTAGTTTCATTGCAATCTATACACTCACTTGCTTTTATCTCTTTTAACGTACCACATTTATTATGCCAAAGATAGTAGTAATAATACTTATTGTATGGTACATTTTTGGCCCTTACAACCCACCAATCATCCATTTGTACTAATATTTCAAAGTTCTTGTCACTAAGGAGTAGATCACGCATTGCCTCTACCAGTCTACGAGTCCTTACAGGACTACTCTTTCTTACACGATTCGACATAATTCTCTATATCTTTCATGAAGTTTGGGATAAATCCAAATAATCTAATTAATTCTTTTTCCCATAACTTATTACTTTTATCTAATAGCTTACCACTTTGAGTTAATAACTTACAACCATCAGCCCGGACCCTATCGCCTTCAGTGCAGATATTATAACCTTTATCCCATAGTTTATTATATTTAGCTGCGAGCTTACCTACATTTTCATTACGGAGTTTATCACTCTCAACTCGAAGCAGATAGCCTTTATTCCAAATTTTACCGCCTTCAGTCCAGAGCTTATCGCCTTCGTCCCTAAGATTACAGCTTTTAATGTAAAGTTCTATGGCTTCCTCAAGGTTCGACATAATCTTCTATGTTCTTCATAAAATCAGGAATAAACCCAAACAATCTAATTAACTCTTCGTTCCACAGTTTATTCCCTTTAACCCTAAGTTTATTGCCTTCATCCCATAGTTTTAGACTGAAAGTATCGCCTTCAGCCCAACGTTTTCTGCTTTCAGCATAGATCTTTATGGCTTCTTCCCGCTTACTGATTACCTGTTTATCCATTTTTGTACGTCTTCTGGAGTGCCAAGACTTACCATCTCATCTACTTCAAGGGCAAGAACCGTGCCATTCTTGAATCCATATTGAATAACTTCGTTATACACAGGAGCCACATAGTATTCATTATTAACCATTCTTTTATTAAAAATCATATTATCGGCACACTCAAAAAATGCATCTGTTCTAGACCAATAATATATCCCACAAGTAGCCCAAGGAGATATTGGATTTTTCTCAACTACTTCCCGTACTTGATTGTATTCATCTATACTTACATAACTCCACTTACTCTCTGTAGCACGAAATACAGGTATGACCCCACTCACCTCATTAGCATATCTACTAAGTTGAAGCTGATTAGCTATAGTATTAAAGTTAAGTAAGCTAAACTTAACAATCTGATCACCATTAATAATGATTAACGGCTTATCTAGTTCGACCACGCTCGATGTACTACTCAGCAATACCGAACAAGCAGCACCTTTAGTGGTACCTTCTGTTGATATTATTTGATAGTTAATCCCCATAATTTTACAGAGATTAGTAAGGCGCTTAAAGTATTCTTTTTTGGCTATAAAGGTAAAAACCCCTGCTTCTAGCCATGGCCTAGGTAATGATTCTAGTACCGTTTCGATCATGGACTTTCCATTGATATCCACAAAGGGTTTCTCAGGATAACCTGCGTCAGTAAACCGCTTACCTTCACCTGCTAATGGGACTATAATGTTCATAAGTTCTTCCTTTTATAGCTTGTAATGTGTGTCATAACTATGTAAGAATCGACTATTGCCCGAAATCTCAATGAATCCATAGGCTTAGAAATATAAAAAGTCTTGTATATTCTCCGTTTATTCTTGACTATCCCAAATCCCCTAACAAATCCAGATACTTATACAGGATGAATAACTGTCATAAACAGGTAATATATTTTGCTACCTATAGCTTCTTCAAGATTAGACATATTTGTTTATGTCTCTCATAAAATCAGGAATAAACCCGAACAATTTAATTAGCTCTTCATCCCACAGTCTGTACCACTCAGCCCAAAGCTTATCGCTTTCAGTATAAAGCTGAGAAATTTTAGCACGGAGCTTTTCATCCTCAGGATAGTTTTTATAGGTCCGGAGCTTATGACCTTCTATACATAACTTATTGCCCTTAGCGTAGAGTTCTAAAGCTTTTTGTAAGCTCATACAAAGTCTTCTATACTCTTTATATAATCAGGAATAAATCCGAATAATTTGATTATCTCTGTCTTCCAAATCTCTCTACTCTCATTGCACAGAATATGACCTTTATACCAAAGTACATTACTTTTGTCACGAATAGACCAAAGTTCATCTTCACCCGAGTCAATTTTATTTATTCTTTCATCCCAAAGATCACGACTTTGATCGCAGAGTTTAATCCCTTCAATATAAAGGTCTAAAGCTTTTTGTAAGCTCATACAAAGTCCTCTATACTCTTCATACAATCAGGAATAAATCCAAACAATCTAATTAGCTCTTTTAACCATATTATCTTTCCTTCAGTCTGGAGCTTATTGCCATTATTAGAGAGCTTTCTGCTTTCATCCCATATCTCTTGTTTCTCAGGCCCCTTCGGTAGATTCCAGCCCACTTCGTAGAGCCTGTAGCTCTCAATACAAAGTTCATTCCCTTTAATGTAAAGCTTTATAGCTTCTTCAAGGTTCGACATACTTACGAATATCGCTCATAAAATCAGGAATAAACCCAAACAATCTAATTAGCTCTTCATCCCACAATCTGTACCCCTCAGCCCAGAGCTTATCGCTTTCAGTATAAAGCTGGGCAATTTCAGAACAGGATTTTATCCTATCAGGATAACCCCTACAAACCCAGAGTTTATCGCCCTCAGCACCTAGCTTTTTACCCTTAATACAGAGCTTTATAGCTTCTTCGAGCTTAGACATATCTACTTATGTCTTTCAAGGTTCGACATAACCCATGAGTTTAGAATCATTTCGTAATTTACGAAGAGTATCTTTCTCGATTTGTCTAACTCTCTCTCGGCTAGCGCCTACCATCACCCCTACTTCTTCTAGAGTTTTTATCTCCTCACCCTCTAAACCATATCGGTGAATTAGAATAAGCTGCTCAGTCCCGTTGAGATGACTGATAGCTTCCTGCATATCTTCTAACATATTATGTCGCAATAGCGTTTGATATGGATCTTCTTCTTCTGTAACAATAAGATCTTTTAAGGTTTTAACCCTAGCGTCCCCATCCGCTACTTTAGCGTTAATGCTAAGTTCTAGACTAATAGGCTCACTAGTCATATCAATTACCTTCTCAATTCTTTGAGTGCTATAACCAGTAACTCTAGATATCTCTCCAATAGTAGGTTCTCTTTGTAAAGAGAAATTCAATGCATCTTGAGCCTGCTTAACTCTCATAGCGATATCATAAACGTGGGACGGCAAGCGAATCGTCTTACTAGTATTGCGAATTGCACGAACAAAACCCTGCCGTATCCACCATGCAGCATAGGTAGAAAACTTAAGGTTTCTACTATAATCAAACTTCTCGATACCTCGGATTAATGCTATATTGCCCTCTTGAATAAGATCAATAATACTAACTCCAAATCCTTGAAACTTCTTTGCAAAAGCAACAACGAGACGAAGATTGGCTGTAATAAGTTTATTGCGTAGTATAATGATTTCTTCTCTCATAGATACAAGAGAAGATATGAATGGATCAGAAGGATTAATCTTTTCCAAATCTTTAAGTACCTCAAAATATAGATGTTGTGATAGATTACACTTAACAAGGATATCTTTCATACCTGCATAGTCTTGATTGGCTACATATTTTTCTAGTTCTAAAAGATACTCTTCCATTCTAGTATTTAATTCTTTAGCTGGGATAGAACCGTAATAATCACTTAACTTACTAATGGAACGATTTTCATTCTTAAGAGTCTGCCATTTGGATAGTATAAACTCTGCAGTATACGGTATATCTAATATACTTGCAGTAAACTGCTTCATTAATAGATCAAGATGGTAAGCAATTTCTGCCTCTTTATCCTTAGAGAGAAGTCCATAGCTCCTCATATCGTTTATATATCTGGATAACTGTTCATTGAACTCGTTCATATAACCCTTTATTCTTTGATTATCTTGTATTGTTTAGTCTCAAAAACATACATGAGATCATCCCTGATATAACTCTTGAATGACTTAAGGAACTCATCTGTGACTAGTCTTGTTTCTTTACTATCAATGCTGTTAACATCAGGTACATCTGCTCGGATAACCGCATCGGCATTGATACCCCCCATAGCGTCAATAGAATCAGCTATTGTATTCCGATCTTCAACAAATTGAGGAGCCCTAAAGGTTCTAGTTTCTGCCCTAGGAGCGTATTGCATAGTGCAGACAAACTCTTCAAAAGCTGTATTAAGTTTCCTTTTGAGAATGCTTCTCAATTCACAACAATCTCGGCTCTTGTTATCCCATTCTACGATCTTTTCCTTGTCAGGAGATACCTTAGCGTGTTCTTCACGTTTCTTGTTCTCAAAGAATGCGAGTTTATGGACCTCCACAATGAGGCGATCAATAAGATCAGCGATAGTGTCAACATTAGGAACTCTTTCAATAGGTCTAGGCGATGGAGTTTGACGACCTTTACATCGACAACATACAGGTATTAAATTCTCTCGGCTGATTTCCCCTCCGAATTTAAGTGGACGATAAAACATTAACACCAATCCATCAGACCCGCGTTTATGAGAACGTAAAGGATACCCACAGAACGCACAGGCTCCATTATACTTAGCATAAACAGCCTTAGCATCATTCTTATCTAAGTATACTTTCTTACCTTTCTTAGTAAACTTAGCACATTCAAGATTAATATCAGCTAGCGCGGATCTAAAGGCAGGACTAGCTGCGCCTCTACCTATTGCTCCTCCGGTATATTGCTTAGGCATAATTCATACTCTCCCTCGTAGTAGATTCCACACCGCAAATACAAATTCTGATGTGTGTTCCTCACATTTACCACAAACTAACGCTGTACATTCATCATTAACCCGACAATATCCTGATTTTCTGTTACTACATTTATGCTGTGTGAATGGAGATATTAATGAGATAACCCAATTATCTATCTCTATACTATTATTACCGTCATTACTCAGCATAATTATTCTTCTTCCTATTTATCCATCCTTCACGGCTCATAGGATAAGCCTTACCGTTCCAATCCCCGTTAAACATTGGAACAGTAGCCAGTATTGTTTCTTTAGTCCGAAGATCCCATGAAGGATATCTCCGATGCTTGTCTCCCATTTTAGCATATTTCAACTTGAAATGCGTCGGTCCTCTAAAACCATAATGCGCCAACAATGGAGTTTTTGTGTCTCGGTGATCTGGGTCAACAACTCCCTTAAAGTATCTAGAAAAACCTGACGGCCATGGTCTCCATGTGTGGGTATAATAAAGGTCAGGCATAGGACGAAAGGTATAGACCATACGTTCCATCCGGTGAGCTAGTGGCATAAGATCCTTAACCGGCATACCCCAGTTTGGATATAAGTCAACTTCTTCCCATGTTCCAACAGGACGAACAGCATTAAGGGCCTGCCATGTCACGGCTATATCTCCTACTGCTCTATCCCGAATAGCTTCTCTTACATCAGTATCCAGAATCATTATATCGGATTCTATAACCTGAACCCAAGTATCCAGCGGATTATGCCGTTCTTTAATCTTATTTAATAAAGATGATCTTTGACCGGGATCTCTTATACAGGGATCACGTTGTATAATGATTTTGGAATCTAAACTTGCCGCTCTTTGAATAATCTCCCAACTATTGTCTGTGCTTCCGTCATCTGCTACGTATAAAAGATCCACATGCTTTATGGCTTCGGAAATAATCTCTTCTAGAATATCTCCTTCATTCTTATTCCACATCATCCCAACTACATTAACGCTCATTTATACCTTTCTCTGCTTTTGCTATTGCCTCCATTAATGTATGTCCATAATACCTAACATCTCTATCGTCGGGATGACTCCAACGATGTATACAATATTCGGTATCTATCATTACAGTTTTATCTAATACCTTATCGTATCTAGCAATCACACCAGATAAACTCCACCCTTCATCTATTAACTTTTCTAATATCTCTAATGGAGTTTTGATATCTCTCATGGTTTAACAGTAGTTTCTTCCGTATAGACTACCAGCAGTCATAGTAGAATATATTGCTTTCACATAATCAGGAGCTTCAACTCCACACCTACATTTAAACATTTTTATACTTAATACATGCTTACATGTTATATGATGTAGGTATATATAAATATACGGACTAGTTATTTTGCCTTTTATTATGATCCAATCATCTAAGTCTGTAACTATAGGTGTAAAAGATTCTAATAATTCCTCAGGGTCAAAGATACTTCTACGATGGATCGGATAGGTCATCTTTCTCCATTCATTATGCGTCTAAACGCTTCGGCATTGCCAAGTGCATCATGAACCGGGTTATGGTCATGAGGAGTAACTCGTAGCTTCTTCCATTTAGAAGCGTTCCTAAAGTCTCCTACTAATCCAGCATAGAAGTCTCCTATTCTTCGGGCTGACCATCCAAACGGGTTAGTATTAAAGTATTTCTTCATGTAGAAATGAATAGGAGGCCAATCATAAGCAACATTATCAGTTATAAATATCTTTCGTCCGGGACCGAAACTAGTAAGCCAAGTATTAAAGGCTTCGAAGGTTTCTCTGGAACTATCCTTACCGTGAAAGGTAGTCATTGTATCGTAATGGACTGCTCCGAACTCTCGTAGAGTCCAACCATCTTTAGTAGGGTTAGCATCCTCTGTATCTACGAATATAAGATGACTCATTTATTTTGTGCCCCTCACAAGAATTATAGGTTCTTGCTTGTAATGAGAACTAATCATTTCAGTTGGTTGAACGACGTTATTAAACCCTATTGACCGAACTAAATTAATTAGTTTTTCTGGATAAAACCCCCAACGGTGAGCATCTCCCTCCCATCTACCTTTCCCGAATATAGATAAAGTCATACACCGAATAACCTCATCAGCTACAGCTTTATCTATTTTATTATCTTTACGTTCTTTATATACATGCAACAATTGTTCGCAGTTTGCAATAAGATTTGGTACTTCTACCAGTATTATTCCTCCCGGCTGGCATACTCTATAAAGCTCAGTAAGAAAAGGTATATGATCTTTATACTCAACGTGTTCGAGGACATGGATACAATGTATCTCATCGAACATATCATTTGGGTACTTTAAACCCGCAAGTGGATCTCCAATCTCGAAATTCTTGGTATCGAATGGGGCCTTATCAATGTTTACCCATAAATCTTTATTACGATACTGTCCTGTAGTTGTAGAAGATCCTACGTTAAGTTTCATAATTAGTCCTGTACCCCTATTATAAGATTAAATACCGCTCTTGCTCCTTCCGGTGGAGACTTTTGACATTTGCAACATAAAATACTAGAATCAAAATGCCAAACTACCTCATAGTTTATTTTACCATGTCGGTGCATCAGCCATAATCCGTACTCGTAAGATAATGGGTTATAACTATTATGTATAAACCACTTACGGCCAAATTTAATCATCTTATTTTTATTCATGGGAGAATAATCCCAAAATGCTTAGCTTCATGTAGCCCATATACAGTATAGGGGCGAGATAGTCTAGCGGCAATTTTGGTCATTACCGTCATATCACGAGATCTATTAACGTCATCAAATATAATAGGCACATCTGCTCTAAACAGTTCAAAGTATTTGATAAATCCACTTCTATTCTTCGGTGGCCCATCGACTAGTAATAGATCATAAGATTTAGGAAGCTTTCCACGCAATACATCAGGGTCATACCATTCTACTACTTCATCCCCGAATCCGCCTACCGGCTTATGTTCTTTCAATGGGGCATGGATATAGTTAGTTTTATACTTTCCTAACCATTCGGGGTCATGTTCAACTGAATAGACGGTAAAAAACTCCGATAACTCAACAGTACCTTCCCCGCTACCTAACTCAAGGATTGTGCCCTTGACAGGAATAAGATCCTTTATAACTTCAACTAAAGTGGCGCTAACAGCCCAGTCTGCACCAGCGATAGCATCAACTAGTGGAGGGCTATCCATATAGTAATGTTTACCCTTCATTTCTTTTACATCTTTAAGAGCTTCGACTAGATTTTCAAGATGCTCCCGCTTGAAAGGACCGAACAGTCTAATCTCATTCCTCGTTCCACTAGTCAGACTCATGTAATATGTTTGAGGATCTACGTCATAGTATACCCTTACTGCGCAGACATTTGTTTCATATTCAGCGACCAATTTAGCATTTTTCATGGCGTATAATACTCTATCTTAATGTTTTTTTCGTCCATCATCGCATCTACTTGTTTCTCAAGATTCTTAAAACCTTGTAATCTAGCAGCAGTTTCCGCCCTAAGCCACCCTTGAAACTTATCAGACTTATACATTCGACGGAAAGCTATCTTTTTATTTTGAGACTGATATCTTTCCTCTCGACACTCTCCTACTGCCCCTGACTCACGATGAATTACACGACAGGCAGAGCTTGTCTTATTCTGCTTTTGTCCTCCCTTACCTCCGGCTCGGAAGAATTGAATCTCTAAATCATCTCTAGTTACAGAGAATAATAAGTCTTTCATATTTTTCGTCCAACGCTTTCTAACCACCCTAACAGTTGACATACTACTAAAAGATCGGAAGGAATCTTTTCTTTACAACCAATACATACGATATTTTGTAAAGTATAACTCCATCTAGCTCCTTTTTGTATTTCTGAACATCTATGCCCTAATAATGATCTACCATCCAGACCATAATAATCTACTTCATCTATATGATAGTAGTATAAACACCATAGTCCTGATTCTATTTTTCGCTTATCATCTAAAATATGCCCCATTTAATTATGTCCTAATCTTGAGGCTGTAGCCCATTCCTTATACTCATCCCAAGACCAGCTATTCAAAAAATTAATGGTACTTATATACCCATTATGATACAGTCGTTCTTTCTCAATGGCAGTAAGATCGAAATTAATAGGTGACAAACCACCAGTTGGAATGGCTATAGTACGGTGCTCATAGTCTTGGGGGCGTACAAATCTCTTGTCGTGGGCCTCCAACATCGTCTGAATAAGAGCTTTAAAGTATGAGAAGGGTCCATCAATTTCGTGAGCATTACCTGCGCCATCTTCTTTTAATAGAAAACCAAAGGTAGGCCAATCAGGTGTCGCATCTCCATCCCATATCCAGATAGGGAAATTCGATAGCATCCCACCATCAGCAATATAGCAATCACCAAACTTTACCGGCTCAAAGAATAGCGGAATTGACATTGACATACGAACCGCTAAAGCAACTTCCATATCGTCAGGGTTTAACCCGTATAGTGTAGCATCATTAGGAAACGTAACCATTCTGCCATTTGTTAGGTCAGCGGCAATAACCTTAAGACGCCAGCGATACTTTAAATTGCTATGATCTACCGGATCTTTGGATAGAAGATCCTTAAAAGTATAGACTCCTTTATCGGCTAGAATCTTCTTCATAAAGTTATAGAATTCTTCACCCCGATAAAGACCGTAATGGTTTATAACTCTCCAGTATTTAGTCCACTTATTACCATCAAGGAATTTAGTATAGTTGATACCCATTACTAGCCGACGTAACTCAGCAGGGGTATAGCCTGCGACTGCGCCAGCCGCTACTATACTCCCACCACTTGTACCCGCCGCGTGAGAAAGAGTAAAACCTCGTGCAGTTAAAGCCGCATAAGCTCCAACGTGGCCTATTAATTTCGTCCCTCCACCCTCCAAAGCTAAGTCACATTTCATTGGTTTCTCTTATCTTCCCATTTGATATCTTTAGGTATCGAATCTAAAGATGCTAGATAATGTTGCCCTCTTTCGGCTATTCTATATTCTCCCTCAGGGTGTCCGGGGTGATAGTCGGCCATCCAAAATATGGCATAATGATATTCACCGCCACGATTTGGACCAGCGTATACTTCAACTCGATGGATTGGACTACTCATTGTTTTCCGAATATTGGGTGTACTACCTTAAACAGTTTCTGTAGCTTACTTCTTTCAGCTCCGTCATAGTAACCTATAAAGTATCCTACATTATTATCTGCATATTCTGTCATATTACGATACCCTTCCATGAAGCCTTGTGCGAATTCTTTAGCTTCTTTAGAGGGGAGAGATAAAGCCTTAGAAAAGGATTCAGAGAAAGAACTAAACTCCTCTCCCTTCCATTTAAATACGTAATTCTTTTCTTTTGTTGCCATGATTATTCCTTATGTTTTCTGAGTTCTATTTTCATAGTATAAGCTAAAAGTGAGAAAGTAAAAGACGAAGTAAAGTGTCCAAAACTTAACACGGATACTAGCCCATCTACTATTTGAGCGGCTCCTACTGCCACTATACCTAGTTTACTAGGCTTATTACCTGTTCTGGATATGTGTTTCATGTTAGTCGATAACCAATTTGAAGAAGAAAGTAAGTAATACTAAAGCAATTAGCCAACATAAAGCAGAAAAGGTCAAAATAGTTTTCATTGTAGGCCATGTTTAATAGCTGTAGCTAAAACTCTAACTAAGAGATATAACCCTGATAGTTTAATAGCCGTATTGATTACAGTAAACAGTATCAAATTAATGAAACCATTTCCGGGAGTAAATCTAAAAGTAAATATAGTCCATTCAAATAAAGCACTAATCATTTTTTGTCCTTTCTGTTACATAACACATTAAGGATATCACTCCGTATCCTTTCCTTCAAATTGTTTATCTACTAATTTTTCTTTATACCATTCCGGTAGCCCACCAGTTACACCACGAAGCACATGACCGATAGCCCATTTGAATAGTACATCCTTCATATCTTCAGTACATTCTTCTTTTATATCATCTCGCACTTCATTGATTAGTTTGCCTATATCTTGTGGGCTATCGGTAAGCAATCCCTTTTCTCTCAAGTGCTGAATACCTTTTTCCCATCTAGCAGGGGTCTTGTACATTTCAACTAACCTGTCTAGGATATCGCCCGGCCCCGGATTAGATTGCTTCCATGCCGCTCTATGTACTTCTTTAAACGCCTCCGAAACGTGCTTACCCATTAAGACTTTACCGTCTGGGCCAAACTGGTAATAGTTTTTGATTACAATTCCCTCAATCTTTTGCCCACCTAGGCAGGATATAGTATCCATAAGACTGCGAAAGTGTTCAACATTTGTTACTTCACCCTCGAACATGCGAGGTACTACCTCAAGTCCTAATCTATTTGCTTCAGCAGTTTTGTCTTCATAAGACATGAAGCTCTGGTCTGCCGTCTCTATATCAAATAGAATAATATGATAGTTAGGTATTCTATCATAAGCTAAAGCATTATGCTTTGATTTCTGCAAATACTCACCCCGATAAACCCAATCAGGTTTTAGCCCATAAAGCAAGTCAATAGCTTTTATAGCCTCAATAGCTCGTGAGAACATCTTATCAGGCGAATCAAGACGTTGATCTTGTCCTTTAGATTTAGCCTTTAGCCCTTCGCTAGTTTTACAAAAGCTAAACTGAGAACCATCTATTTTTTCCTCAACAATTACTGGGTTATTAAATAGATTCTCAGTAAATCTTCCACCGATATTATGAATCTTTGGATACGACCATATACTCATGTTATTCTCCGTTCTAATCTCTTAATAGTGATTTAAGAATATCAAATAAATTAGGCAGTTCCATACAATTAACACAATAATTTTCTAAAGAACGAGGGAAATTTCTCATATGAAATAATCTATTTCTATATACTTTAATTCCTAAAGTTGTATCAACTACTTTATCATTAAAGAATTCTTTCCTTACCCATATACGCACTACAAGGATTACCTTTAGAGGTATTACTTAAACAAGGTAGGAAACCCAAAGCCAAATCAACCACTTGTGCATATGTCATTATAGCATTTTTCCATTAAACGTACATACCATGCACCACAGGCTCAGTTGCCACACCCGTAGCAGGAGAAGTAGTTGCTTTTTTATTCAACGCATCGTCCGATAGCTGCATCAAGAAAGGCATAGTAGGGGATGCAGGTGGGGCTATAAATAAAGCCCAAATAAGTATAAACATTCCAACGAATAACGCAGTTGAAATTACTGCTAATTGTAAAGCGATTAAAAATAGAACTAACTCCACTATTTACTCCTACCTTAAAGGTTATATAACTCTCTTTAAAGCCGCTTGACTTAGTATCTTAATGAACCCTCCCCAACCGACATTACGGAGAGCATCCATAGTCCTAGTGCCATAGCTGGCTAGAATAACATCATAAGAATTAGCATTAGGATTATATACCCCTATGGCTATAATCTGGAAGTCAATACCTTCGATATATTCTTGCCAAGGACCCTCTACCTTAGCGCCATATAGGAACATTACCTCATTCGGGGCACCTAGAATTTTATCCGAAATAAGTTTTAATACCTTTTTCTCTTCTTCATTTTCAGCTACAGCTACTACGATTTCAGACTTTTCTGCAACAATATTGCCTGTTTGTAGATAGATTATTAGCCTATCCCCACCGTCCTCAATAACAGGAGGCGCAGCTATTGTGCCTTTAATAGTCTCATACTCCTCAGTATAGTCCTTAAGAGTAGTAGAACATCCTAGAATCGCTAGAATACAAACTAAACTAGTTAGTCGCATAGGCATTTCTCCCGATTTTTGCACGGGCTTTACCCCATTTTCGATCAATTATATCTTTTATATGTGCGAATAATTCAACTTCCACAGAGTACGGATCAATTCGATTATTTGTTCTACGCTTATTTATATGACGCACTTCGTCCAGAACAGAATCTTGCATTGTATCGAATACATATATTACATTATACTTTATAGCCCTACCAGTAGCAATTTCTCTACCAATTCTACGACAAAATTGGTCATTGGGGTGGCAAAATGCTATTCCATATTTATAAAAAGGTACATATATATCTGAATGAGTTATTACTTCATCTTTGATTACAACTATAGTAAATAAATTCTTATGGTGAAATATAAGCTGGTCCATATTACTCCTTAATTACTCCTTAATTACTCCTTAATTACTCCTTAATTACAACCATATTAGCCATTAGAGTAGCAGATACTTTAACATCTTTAGGAATAGATTCTCCACATTGACATCGGTCATCATACCCATAGCTATCATGATATATTATATCATTAAGTGTATAATCTTTTTCCATAGGGATTGACCCCTTATGGAACACCTTATAAAACTCATGTCTTTTAGCTATAACCCAATTATCTATGGTTATTTTCCTATTACTTGTTGCGACTATTTTAGTGGCCGGAATAGTTATAGTATTACCTTCTCCAAAAGGCACATAAGTTTTATTACCGTATGATGTAAAGAATGTTCTTCTATGGGTATCTGTTACTGGTAATTTGTTCCTGCATAAATTTAACGATAACATATGTTCTATCTGAGCTTAAAGACCTAGTAGTATATGGACCTAATCTCCATCTATAATTATACCCATTTATTGCATCGTTATACGTTCTAATTATCATAGTCACTTTTGCATCCAATCCAATTCTATTTCAATCAAGTGACCCCACGGGTTAGGGGCATGATTACCCTCATAACAGCACCAAATTACCGGATACCCCGGTGGAACAGCAGGATATGGACCGTAAAGATCAGTAAACATTACCAATACATCTGGCTTATCGTTGCCTACAGTCTCGAATACACAATTAAAATCAGTACCTCCACGTTGTACCGGAATGTTTCTTAGAGCGTCAGGCGTAACCTCACCGTCATAGTATATCTCAGCATCGCCTAAAAGCAAGCGACCCTTACCTCCATTAAGTTTAATAATAGCACTAATCTCGGACAAAGCTCGCTGTAGTTCAGTATCACTTACGGAACCCGATGTATCCATATACAGTACAGCTTGGGGAGGCATAGGATCACGGCCCGGAGTACGGACTACACCAGAGGTACGCCTAGATATACGTCTCCAAGTCCAGTTGCCTCTAAGATAGGTACTAAGGTATCGGCTAAGTTCTTTACGCCAATTCTTCTTAGGTTTAAGGATATCACCACAAAAAGTACCCAATACTCCCGGTAGTTTACCTCTAGTCTTTGCTGCAACCGCAGCCGAAGTTACACGATCTTTCCACTCAGCATTCATTTCTTCTTGAGTCTTGTCTGACTTACTTCCATCCTTATTAATCCTCTCGGCTGAATCATCCCACCATGCACCCTTATAGTTACTAGGAGCATGAGAATCCCCGCAGGTAGGACAAGGGTTAGTACCCTTTTCCCCACCTTTTCCACCTTTTCCGCCTTTTCCGCCCTTTTTACTATTTTTATGGGCTTCCTTTATCATATCGAAATAAATTTGCTCAGTAGAGAGATTATCATACTTAGCAAGTTCAGGAAAATGATTCTTATGCAAAGGAGTAATTAAATCAGTAGACGGTAGATTAATCCCAGAATCAACTATCAATTGATTGATTGCGATATCAGAAGCCTGATTCCACAAACTATGATCTACTACGGGAGGCGCACGTCTTGACGTATCAGTAGCAAGATGCATAATTTCATGCGCCAAACAAAAGAAAGCATCTTTAGGTACTTTTAGTGCTTTAGCAAAGAATTCTTCATTGATATAAAGATTACCTCTTATATCTACCCCCAAAGTAGGTATATCATCAATTGCCCAAGGCTTGAGATACATAGAAAGCTGAGCGAAAAAGGGGTGATTTGTATTCATCGCAATTCGTAACTTAACGAATTCCTTCATTAACTTATCATTTAACGGTCGCATAATTTCCCTCTTATAGCGAATAAGGAATAGTAAGGTATTCGTGATTCTTCTGGAAGATATCTCTGATAGACTGATCTGAGAGAATATTCAGGATTCCCTTATCCTTCCCTCCAATCTCTGACACAATTACTCGGCAAATCTGAGTCGTATGCTCCTTATGCACAAGGCGATTTGCATACACTATCGCGGCTTTAGCGTGTTCAACTTTCTTGGTACGGTTAACTTCGTAAACCAATGCTGCTATTGTAGCAAATGTAATGTCGATTTGCTCCTTAGCAGGGATTCTAGCAGTTAAAGGGTTATCAAGGATTTCCTTCGGTGGAATCAACATAGCATGGTTTTTCAAATAACCCTTGAATGCAACAGCCCAACCTTCCCCGCAAGCTCCACGCAGAGCAATGAAAAGGTTAGGATCTTCGAGGCCCATAATCTCTTGAATTCTTGAAGCAATAGTTACTGAACGTGGAGTAGCAAATGAAGTCTCGGTACCAGTCTTTGCACGCTCGAATTGATCAAGTTGATCGGGGTTAGTAGAGATAAAGCCATAAATCTCCGATGTTACCCCGTTCTGCAATGCCCAAGCTAGCCATTCGTCGGTCTTAACTGCATCAATATCGAAACGAATACAACGGTTAGCCAAAGCAAGAGGTAGTTCTTTAGCTGCTGACTTATCCGTAGCGTTATTGCCTGTTGCAATAATAAGTACGTTATTTCGTAGCTTGAATACCCCTACTTCACGCTGCTGGAACAAACGAAACAATGCAGCGAATACTTGATCGTTAGCGGCAGGCATATCATCAAAGCACACTACTGCCGGCCAAGTGTTACCACTCTCTACCGTAAGAGAATAAAGATCCTCAGGCGGCAAGAACCTAGTAACGTTACCTACAGGTTGAGGACACCCAACTACATCCGTAGGGTCCATTGTAGCAGTCATGAATACTTTATATTCTGCCCCAAGATCCTTAGCAATTTCCTCAGTAGTAAGAGTCTTACCTCTACCCGGAGGACCCATGATTAGGATAGAAGGTGGAGCCTTCTTACCGAAGTCTTTACTTACGATTTTTTTAATCGCACTTTTAATCTGATCAAGAGATGCCATTACTTTAATTCTCCTTTGTGTAAATAGGTACAAAATCTTCTATGTTTACTATAAAGTTCTCTATCTCTCGCATAAAATCAGGTACAAAACCAAAAAGCCTAATTAATTCCATGCTCCATAACCTATTACTTTGCTCATAAAGTTTCCACGATTTAATCCGAAATTCATCACTTTTAGCTATAAATTCATTATATTGAGCTACGGAATTAGAATGGGCTATAGTATAACATCTATTAGCTTCACTCGAATATTTTTGAGCTTGAATATAAAGCTGTATAGCTTCTTCGAGCTCAGACATATTTACTTATGTCTCTCATAAAATAAGGAACAAACCCAAATAATCTAATTAATTCTTTGTTCCATAGTTTATACGCTTCAATACAGAGCTTATTGCTTTCACCCTTATGGCCCTCAAACCATAGTTTATTGGCCTTAGCGTAAAGCTTCATAGCTTCTTCGAGATTAGACATATTTATCTATGTATTAAGCAATCCCTGCCAATTTCAAACCAATAGCAAAGCTATCAATCTTCTCTACTGCTAGTTGGAAACTCTTTGCCTTGAGCTTAGCGCCATCTCCCGTAAGACGAGACTCAACACGCATGGATACCTCATCGTATCCAAATTTATTAGTTCTAACAGTCTTATAGTAGTCAGCATAAATCTGAATGGCGATTACCAATCCAAACAGAGTTTCTTTGCAAGACGCAAGAGTAGAAGTAGGACCGCTATTGAATATGTCAGTAATTTTTTCCTTAACATTCACTACACGAGTAGAATCACCGGGCATAAGATCCTCAAGTAGCAAAGTCCTGCGCTCGCTATCACATTCAGTATTAGCCAACCGATGGAACATATCAGCATATTTCTTCCAAAAGTCCTTAACTTTCGTCAAAGTAACCTTAGCCTGCCGCATACGCTCCTCGACATTAACCGTATGTCTAATCTCAACTACACTATTGGAGAATGGCGTAAAGATTGTCTGACTTCCCCCGTGGACAGGAGTACAACTAACAGTCATCGACAATGATCTATTATGTGACGTAGATACTGAAAAGAAACAGGAAATTGTATCATTACCGGGGAGATTAATAGTTTCATCTGTAGTACAAAGTAGATGAAGTCTAGCTCCACCAAAAGTCAATGACGCAAGAGGTACTATAACCTCTTTATTTTCCATCATATCCTTAAGAAACCCTACTGCATCCTTATACTGAACAAGTCCATAATCAGCACTAGCAGCACCGATAATAACATTATTCTCTTTATGAATAATGTTGGACATGAAAGGATTTGCCTTAAGTTCAGTTTTACCAGTGATAGGATCTACTTTAACATCGTAGGCAGTAGTCTTTATCGCAGTAAAGTCTGCTTTAATATCAGACAAAACCTTATCCAAATTGGTAGGATCAGTAGTCCTAGTAAACATACCAGATACCGGCTTCTTAAGCATTGAAATGTCCTCTGTGTGTTGTTAATGTATTGTGGTCCACCCGGACCATCATTGCAATTTTCGTGCCCGAAAAATTCGGGTCAATTTGGGTTCGGCGACCGGCAAAAGGCCGCAAAATGCGGTCGAGTGCCGAAAATCGTCACATCGTGAATGGAGATTTACGCTTCCTAGCCTTACGAACACCTTCATTAGAGGCTTCAATAATTTGATTATCTCTAGTACGAAGACATGAATATGTATCATCTCTCGTACCTATTACTTCCATAAGACAAGCAAGGTCGCTAAACCCAGAGGCAAGATCATTATTACTCCATTTTTTGTACTTAGCATCTTCTATAGTATTTTCTCTTAACCACATAAAAGATTTAGCATTATTTGATCCACGGCCTAACGTTCTAAAGTAACCATTAGCAATGTTCATTACATAATCTGACGTAGTTATTAAGCATATATCAACCGGATAAAGAGTTTGTCCGTATAATGTAAGTTGATCTTTAGTATTATTATGAATATAAGTTACTGAATGTTCTAGGTTATCTTGTTCGTATGAAATTAGTTTACTTTCACCTCCGTTATTACCGTATAGGGCTTTAACGTCACAAGGACGACACCAAACATACCTTTCTATAGAGATATCTACAGTAGCAGACATAGATGCTAATTCTATTGAATCTCCCGGAAAACGGATGTAATCTGTAAAATACTTACGAACATCCTCGTCTATTACTTCAGCGTCAAATCTACCATAACTTTGAATCTTAAATTTCATAAACGCCATACCCTTCTTCGGTAGAATAATATGCTTTAGATATACCCATGCTACCCAATATACGAGTGCAAATAAGACAAGGCTTAGCTAGTCCGTAAGAACTATCTTTTCTAATTCTTACCACATAAATATCTGACCCTTCAAGGTCATCTCTTTCTATGCCTATACAGGCGTCAACTTCAGCATGAATACCCGGAGTCCACAGTTTCCCATAGTTATACTCCCGCATTATAGGATGCGTGCGGCGCATATCGTTCCAACCCCACGATATAACACGGTTTCGCTTAGCTAGAACAGCACCCAACCTAAATTTAGAACTAGATCTAAGAGCAGTTTTAGCTGCCAATTCAAAATGTCTAATATTCATAATCTTGTATATCTTTTATAAAATCAGGAATAAACCCGAACAATCTAATTAATTCTTTTTTCCAAAGCTTATTACCCTTAACATGTAAGTTATAGCCCTCAGTATAAAGTTTATAGCCCTCAGCCCGAAGCTTACTACCATTAACCCGTAGCTTATAGCCCTCAGCCCAA